AGGGTCTGTGTCTTTCGCTAAAGTGCCTTGGTGTTTTTCGTGTAGAGACGTGTTCCGGGCAAGGTACCGGCGGACATTAGGGTCTGTGTCTTTCGCTAAAGTGCCTTGGTGATGCTCAGGGAGATCTTTGCGGCCGGCGGCGATTTGCCTTACTTCTTTTGATTTGTGCCCTACGGCCTGGCTAAACGCCGAATAATCTACATGCGCTTTCTTGGAAAAAAGCTTCATGAAGGGATGCGCTTTAAACACTCTTTCTTGGTGCTCGTCTGAGAGATCGTCGAGATGAAAATTGTTTTCCGACAAGTAACCACCGCCCACAGGCGCTGCCCCGGTGTGTTCAAGGAGCTTTACAATTTCTTCGTGGTACCGCTCGTGCGGTTTTAGATTGCCGCGGCCTTTCATCTCACCAAATGTGTGGGAGTTGTGATTGTAGACGAAAGTCAGGTGCGGCTCTCGATACTTTTTACCGCCAACTGTGTGCTCGGTAGACAAGCTGTAAAGCTCATCCCCTTCTTTTTTCGATGGCTCGTTCCCGCAATGCCCCATGGCCTGGCCTTCACGAGTGCAGCGGCCGACACCTAGAGCGTGCCAGGCAGTTCCGTTGCCAAAGTCAATGATTTTCTTTTCCCCTGCCCGTGGTTTAACGAGGCCAAGGTCGGACTTCGCGCGGTCGTTGTACCGGTCCTCGGCGGCTTTGAGCATACCAAGGCCGAGGTGCAGATCATGCTCTTTGCCGAACCTAACCTCGGAAACCTCTTTTAGGTGCTGACTGCCTGCGTAGTGTTCGAGCGTTTGTCGAACCTCAGGCGTGAAGTCCTCAGGCTTGTCGCGGTGGTGTCGGACAGCCCAGGTCTTCCAGTTCTGGTTGGGTAGTTTTTTGTGTACCCACTGGACAAAGTCCTTGGCTTCACCTCGTTTTTCCTCGGGGTACATCTGGAGCAGCTGATCTTTGAAAGATTTTTCAAGGTCTTCCATGTGATCAATATCGGCAGGATATTCGGATTTCTCAAGACCGAGGGGTCGGATGATCCCGGACTGTATGAAAGCCTTGGCGTCCGGAAGAATCTGCGGGACGCCCTTTTCGCCCCGATGAACAACAGGCGCGGTCTCGGAAGATTTGGACGTAAGATCCGCGACCATTTTCTTCGATTGGAAATCGTAAATTTTGGCCTTTTCAAGAAGAGCCTCTCTGGCCTGGAGAAGAGCCTTTTTCATCGTGGTCAGATCTTTCGTAGGCTCCGTCGGCAAGTCAGCCACCAACTGCTTCGACTTGAGATCGTAGATCTTAGCCTTCACTAGGTCTACCGCATCCTCCATTTTCTTCAGCTCAGAGAGAGAGCGCAGGGGCAGATCCTTGTGGGCTTGATAGGCGCGCAAGTCCTCGGCATCGATCGCGACCACCTCATGGTGCTCAGGGCGGGAAATTAAGGCGCTGCCCATCAACCCATTGGCGTCCTGAGTCACACCGCGGTGATGTCGCCAACCCTGCTCCAAATGACGCACCAGATCGGCCCCAGAACGAAAACGCATAGCCTTCGCAGGATCATGTGTGTAGCCGACATTATGGCCGCCATAGTAAACAGGCTGACGATCGGTCAGCCGTCGGTCGTGCTTGCCTGGATGCCCGTAGTGGCCGGCAGCGACGCGGGCTAAGTAGACCGTGCCCTCACTGGGCTCCTTGTAGGGCAGCGGCGGCGGCGCCACTGGCGTCTTCAGGTGACTGCTCTGTTTGTCTAAGCCTCTCCAAAATCCCGAACTCTCGTGAAGATTGGGCGCCGCAGTGGACAGCTCACCATACCAATCCGTACGAGTATCCTCGCTCTTGATGAATGGGATTTCTACCCCCTGTTTGCGGATGAGAGCCGCAACTCGATCTAGGTGTTCACGGAACTCTTCACGCACCTTGCGGGCCTGATCTGGACGACCAAGCATATCCGACACGTAGAAAGCGTGCCGATTCGCTTCCTTAATCGCCAGCTGGAGCATGTCGCGCGCCATGGGCGCTGTGTGCTTGGAGTAGGCCCAGCGGGTGGCCTTGGTGAGCGCATTAATGGCAGCGTGATAGTGCGTAGAATTGTAGATTTCGTCCTGGTCAGCCATGTCTGCCATTATACGCGCTCAGTGCTAACTAACTAGCTTGACTGTCAAGCGAAAAAGACGTAACATGTCAACTTCTTCCTCGACTGACTAGTGGTCAGTTACCCGTAAAACTCTTGGTCACTCAGTAGTTTCCGCAGCCTTCTTACGCCCGAGCTTACCCAAACACTGGCCTATGACACTTTCCTCCGCTAAAAGCCCCATGAGAGACAGCGACAGAGCCTGCTCGGAGCGGCAGTTGCGGTCCAAGATCTCGATGGCCACATCCCGAACGAGCGGATTAAGTAGGGTCCCCGTCCAGTGACGACTCGTACTTACCGTCCCAGCGATCTGGCGCCGTCATCGGGTTCTTGACCTGATCCGCGTAAGGGATAAAGACCCGTTTCTTTGAGGCAGGTGGCACAATCTGCGCGTGAACCCACATATTCCCCTTAGCGCTCTTACACCAGCGCGGATCTTCCAGATACACGCCGAGCTTCTTGCATAGGGCAAGGTTGGCCTTGAACCACTCCCACACGTGATTGTCTGGATCGATGATGTCTGCAGCAAATCCAAGCGTGTGTTTGCTGGCCTTGGCCGCCCCTGCAGTTGCGGCGTTCACCGCCTCAGGTCGCCACCCGGATGAAAAGGAGAACTTCTTACCCGTATCCTTCGTATAGGCCGACTCTACCAGCGACAGAACGGCCGCAGTCTTGTCCAGATTGTCCGACACCTGCTTGGTGTAGGACGAGGCATACTCGACCGACCGATCCTTCCCGGTGGAAGGATCTCTGAGCAGTTGGGCTTTGGTCACTGCGGCTCCTCTGACGCCTGGGCAGAAATAGCCTGCTTAACCAGCGCCTTGCGAATGGCCGAGCCCTCTGTGAGGGTAAGGGCTAGGTTAGACGACGCCACGTTGGCAGACTCCGTGGCCGAGATGGTGAATTGCCAGATCGAAGCATCCAAATTGAACGGTTGGGTGCAGCTCTTGGTCAAAGAGTAATTCTGGCTTGTGCGGATGTTCCCGCTACCCTGAAAATACTCTACGAAGCGCAAGACCTGCGCCTGCAGGGTGGCGCCGCTGGCAGGCATGTAGCGCTGGTTCGTTTCCTCGTCCACAAGCTGAAACATAACGGTAACCGTCTCGCCTTTCATAAGGCTGACTTGGTCCACGTACTTCAGACTGTTCACGGTCGACGAGGCGGCAAGAATCTTAGCATTGAGTCGCATCTAGCCATTATACGCCCTAGCCCGCAGCCCAGGAATCCCTTGACTGAGACAAGGCCAGTTGGTAAGCAGTCACTCGCAGCCGAGGGGCGTGTGAGTCGACGGGCTCGTGATTATTATCAGAAAGGATAAATATATGGAACACTTAGACACATACGGCTCCCAGCTCCTAGCAGTCCGGGGCATCTTAAACCGGACCAGGGAGTGCAGAGCCGGGATGGGAGAAGTCTGGAATGGTCGATATGTTACTTGCCAGACTTGAGGAGCGCCTGGCGGGGCGCAGAGGAGCTGCTTCAATACCTGGGGTGCGATGAGAAACGACAGCTCAAAACACCGACACGATGAGGTTGGTGCCGAAGCGGGCCCTGAGTTTGAACTCTGCCTCTTGGATGCGCATCTCGATCTCCTGCATTTTCTGAGCTAGGAATGCTGGGCCCGGGGTCGCGACAGACTGAGACATTCCGTCGATGCCGATGCCATAACTCTGGTGCGGAAAGAGCACCGGTCCAAGTTGGCTCATGATGGCGCGGGCAGCATACAGACCAACCAGGGTATTCACGGCTATGGGAATGCGATCGAAGTCGAATCCGGCCATGTACTGAACTGTCCATACGTGCGGGTAAGTCTTCATCCAGGTGAGGAACAGGGCGCGGAAAGGAGTGAAGTTGATGTTATCTGGCGCCTGGTTCAGGATGAGGTCTCCACCTGCTACCGGCAGAATGTTGAATGCCGGGCTCGCCGTTTCGTAGCCCAAGCGCACCCACGAGGTAGGGAAGTCTACCTCGCCGGCCTCATTCACGAGGGCGGCATTGGGCGGCATGCGCCCGGGGAAAGTCGCGTATAGGCGCTCCACCTTGAGGACGGGCCACGTAGAGAAGCTGCGAAGTCCCAGGCCCCAGTCGTCGGCGCGCTCAAATGGGAAGGAATCTGTCTTGCGCACTGGCTGAATGGGGATGTTCAGAGAAATCTCGGCCTCTCCCACTGCCTGCTCGATGAAGCTCTTGATGGTGTCATCGGGCATGGTCTCGTTGGTGAGGGATGACGTCAGCGGGATACCAAAGAGGAACTCAGCCTTGATGCGCTGGGGCGTAATCAGCGGCTGAGTACGACTAAAGTGGGGCTCGCTTATGCCATTGCCGACCGAGGACTTAAGTGCTGCGCCGTTTACGGGATTGTCGTTTGCCGCCATCCTTAGATGGTACCACCGCGGCGGCAAAGGCTCGTTTAGCGGTCAAGAAATCTTTTTTTGTCATGTAGATAGACCCATCTACCCAGTCGAGCATCACGCCCAGCCACCGAGAGGTATCGCCAGCGCCGATCCTAACGTAACTTCGACCGCCGTCCACTGACACTGGGTCCTTCTCACACAGGCACGAGTTGTCATGATGCCTCATAGCAGAAACGATGACGGTCTTACATCTCAAGCACAGGATGGCCTCCTGTTTGCGCCACCTGCCCATCTGGCGAGTCGTCATGCCAGACACCAAGATACCGCGGGTGCGAAGGCCGGAAGTGCTTAGGGAATCTAAAGACAGCAATACGTATGGTTTGTGTCCTTTGCTGACATCTGGGTTCTTAGAAAAGTAGACAGCAAAAGGCCAGTAACCGCCGACACCTATACAGAAAGTGCCCACATATCGGTCGACATTGAACCGAGCAAAGACTGCTTCATGCGCGAATCCGTAATAGTGCTCGCGATCCCCGTCTAAATTCTTGACCTTGAACGGCAGTGCGGCACGAGTGATTCTAAGCAGCTTGCGCTTCATGTCGCGACTATGGGCGTCAGAGATTGCTCTTCGCGGTCCATCCGAGGTAGTTCCTTGGGCAGAGCCGCTCGAATAGCGGCGATCGTATCGATCACATCTTCCATAGCGTCGTGCTTCACTTCGCCCAGGCCCAGGTGCTTGTTGATCTCGGCAGAAGAAGGAACGTAACCGAACTTGGGCATGTACAAAGAGCTGACCTCCAAGCACTGATGGCTCAGGCGCTGGGTGGGAAAGTTGTGGATTTCCAGGATCGCCTTATCGAACTGACCCACGTTGTAGCCAGCCACGGTCAAGCGGTCCTTCGTCAGGCGAAGCTGGCCGCCAACACGCGCATAGCATCGTTCCACAAACTCGCCGAACTGAGCGCGAACGTCAGTGAATGGTTTTCCTTGTTCTATGCACTTCTTCAGCAGGCCCGACATCAAGTGCATCTTGAACGCTCCATCCTCGAAGGGGGGAGAATCCACATTGAACGCACCATCCTCGAAGGGGGAATAATTCACAGAGAAGGTGAGGTACTCGTTGAACGTCTCTATGATGTACTTCTCCTCATCCAGATCAACCAAGGCAGCGGCCACCTGCAAGATGCCCGCCCGATTGACGTCCAGCCCGGTTGTTTCTAAGTCCAGAACTAGAAATGGTTTGAAGCTCATAACCTCAGGTTACAGGAACCTGGGTTCGGTATCAATACTCGCCGTTATTGTCCCAGTAGCCGAAGACCTGGTTGCTGCTGGAGCGCACCCAGTCGTTATCGCCGGAGTTGATTACGAACAAAGAGCCCGCCGGGATCGGGAAGCCATCAGACGCAGAGGACGGAGCGCTCATGCCTTGAGCCCCGAAGGCAACGTACTGAGTAGCTCCAGACGCGTTGTATAGCTGGATGGGCTTATTGGTGCCACAGAAGAGGGCGGTAGACAATTCTCCCTTGGGGTCCCAAACCATGCCCGATTCGGCCGTACGTATGACACGCGCGCGATCCGAATAGATTCGCTGGATGACCGACAAAACATTGGTAATCTTGTGACTTACTTTCATTGCTTCTCCTCGGACGCCCCCACGGTGGCTCCGCTCCTAGTGGTCAGATTCAGGTTGCGCCGCGAGAAGTATAGACCCGCGGTCACCATGAACGGCTCAAGAAACTCATTTGTCTCCACCAGCTTGAAGGCCACAAGCCAGCCGTTGATCACCATCATGACGAAAGTCACCATACCCATGGTGACAGTGACAGACTGACCACCCGTGTTCGGGTCGTTAAAATACCGGGCCTTAGACCACAGTTTGGAAACTAGCTGGAGCGGGCTGGCCATGCCTAGATCATACCACCCGGCCGGCAAGCTGCTGCTCAGCGCGCCCTGCGGCGGTCCAGGCGCTCCTCTATCGCTCTCACGCGCTCCGTGGTGTTCAAGAGAGTATCCGACAAGCTGCTGATGTCGCTCTTTATATAGTTGTGTCGCTCCAAAGAATCAGACTGAAACTTCTGTAAAATTACATTGTTATCTTGAATCACCTTGTCTAGGTTGGCCCGGTCGATGCGATAAAGAATTGTCGCATTCTGAAGCTCCAGCTTCAGCTCTTGGTTCTGTTCTCGCAGTCCCTCGTTTGTGTACCACAAGTGAAGAGACAGCCCGAATGCCAAGAACCCAAAGCCCCATGAGGTGTAGGCGACCACCACCCGAGAGGCTCTCAAAAAGCGACGCACCGAAGGATGGGAGAGCGCGCTCGGGGCGGAGGCCAAAACGGTCCAAAGCTTCATTCTTGCCCCTCCCACACATAGAACCGCGTCGCATCCTCAGACTCAAATGTAACCTCTCGGTCTGGCGCTAACGCCCTGACCCAGCATCGCATGGCGAGGCTGTTATCGTAGAAGGAGCCGGAAGAGGTTCTGTAGAACTGCATAGCCCGATCGTAGGCGCCCGCCAGCCGAGGCTGCAACTCTGGCTCTTTGATCTTTAAAATACGGACACTTGCATCAACGCGTGATGCGCCCCCCTCCACCATTATCGACCAATCCTTGAAATCCTGAGTTGTGAACCTCACAGCTTCACCCAGCCAGCGGGCCCGAGTCGGTAGATTGGGTCCAGGCCCTTGCGTATCTCCAAGGCGCCGACCTGCACCAGCGGACGATCGCCGGCCGCGGCCAGGTCCTCATAAGTAATGGTGACGTGAGGCTTAAAAGCGGGGTAGCCGCCGGGCAGCTTCTGGATCTCTGGGTCTTCCACTAGCGCGCGCCATGGCTCTGGCGCAGTGAGACTGAGGATGTGATAGAAGTTACCGAGCTTAGACACCAGTGACGATGGTCGCGCATTCCAGTCGTGCTGAGCATGTGAGGGCAAATCGAACTTACCAACCAGCTCTACCACCGCTTCTGGCGTCATGTCCTGGAACACCCTAAGCGTCACGTGGCTGTCGATTCCACAGAAGCGCAGCGTTTTGCCATTAACTGTCACTGGCGCGATGAGTGCTACTCCTTCTACTGCGCGCTGAAGGTAGTCTTTGGCTGTCTTGAGCAGACCCTGCGCTCGCATGGCTTCGGCCAAAACCGGCAACTGCCCGGAGTCTCTAACCTTAAAAGCCTCAACCGCGGCCAAGAAGCGCTGTTTCTTATCCTCGATCTGCATGAGGTCTTCTGCCATCTTGTCCGGGATTGGCTGCTGTGCAGAGGTGAGGATCTGACTGACCTCCACGATCTCCATGTAGAGAGTGGGGTCTACCTCGGCTACGAACTCAAGCTCGTCTTCTCCCAGAAGGGAGAGAAGCCGTATCAGCCCCTCTTGCACCTGCGGGTCCATGGCCCAGATCTTACCATGGAGACGACGCTAGCCGCCACGACATTACGACCCAAGACGTTTGGTCTTGGGTCGTAACATTCTGAATACACTACTCTTTAGTGCCAGATAAGATCTCGACCGTATCCTCGGTGCGTCCCTGCAATAGGCCGAGGTCGGCCAGAATGGCGTCCACCGCCTGGTCCAACTGATGCGCCACCGACTCTTTCGTGCCAGAAGCGTCCACTCGGAACAGTAGGTTCGCATAGTTGGTGGGGTCCTCGATGTACTGCTCGAAGGACGACTTCACTCGTCCCTGAAACTCATCGCCCTTGGCCTCGATCTTGTCCGCCGGCAGGCCGCGATCCGCACGGCGCGCCAGGGTCACCTCGCGAGGCGCCTCCAAGTAGATAACGTAGTTCGGGACGTAGGTGAGGCTCTTGATGTAAAACCCATAAAACTGCTCCGAGAACTCCTTCGACACGTTATGATCCGTGTACGCCAAATGCGACAACCAGCCCCGATCCACCAAGGCCGAGGCTTGCTTATCGCTGCGCAGTTGTTCACAACGCTCGGCGTAGCCTTTCAGGTAGGCCTTGTTCTCGACCCGCATGGCCGAGAAAAGCATCTCCATCGCCGTGTTGGACAAGTTCGACTCGGGGTCGAGAACTATCTGACGGAGCTTCAGGCACTCTGGTACCAGCTCATTGCCGTTCTCGCGAAAAGTGGTCAAGAGAAACTTCTCCGCCAACTTCTCCTTGATGTATTTGAATGCCGTGGTTTTGCCGACTCCGTCGACGCCCTCCACTTCGATCACTAAGGGTAGATTCTCGGTGCGAGGGTCCTTGCCCACGCCTTTTTTAACGATCATGTCATCTCCTTTGGTTTCTACTCTAAACGGAAAATACTCTAAACGGAAAATACAGACTACTTAGTAGTCTTGGCAGATGCAATAGGCTCCACCTTGTACTCCTCGCCTTTCTTGCGGGCGACAAAGGCAGCCTTGTTTGGATAAATCCTCCGGTCGTCCGTGTAGGTGGTAAGTGTGTACTCGCTATCGTCTTTGATCTCGTATGCTACCGATTGGGCCGCCGCTTGATGATCGTCCGCCACCCTCTGGAATGTTCGATCCAAGAACGGCACGTAGACAAGAAAGGATGCCATCAACCCTCCAGAAGCGCCACGGCGGCGCGGTACGCGTCCTGCGCGGAAGCCTTACCCACAATAGCATCCTCCATCTTGGGGATAAAAGCCGAGAACGCGAGGGCCAATGCGAGCAGCTTCTTATTTGTCTCAGGGTCTTCACCGGCCACGTCTTGGTACTCCAGTAACTTGGCCAGCAACATATTCCTCGGCGACTGCGTCGCACTTGTTGATTCATCAATGAACAATTTTCTCTCCTTGTACAATCTTCCAGCCTCTAAGGTTGGTAACTTTCAAGCAGTCCTTACAATTGACCGTCCGAACCCGTCGGTCAATTAGCCCGTCACGCCTGCCACACGTCAGCAAATAATGACCGGATCGCCAACTCCAATGGTGGAGCTTCTTCATGAACGCACCATTAGCCCCTCTGCTACACACATCCAACCAGAAGGCAACCACACCGGCCTCGCCGCTAAACCAATCCTCGCACCAGAAGCTGATTATCCCTGGTGATGACCCCGCCTTTCTTCAAGCTGGACAAAGCCTCCGACACTCGCCGCGAGTATAGCCTGTGTATCGAGCGGCCCCGCGGTAAGTGCGGAACTTTCCCCCAGCCATAGACAGCATCACTACGGCTGCTCTATAGGCCGAAGAGCTGTTCTTGATGTTGTGGTCCAGCCTTCGGATCTCTTGATACACCCTCACTAAGTGCTTGTTCATGACTCCTCCGACAGGGTAGAGATTCCACTCTTCATTGTCGCCACCCAGCGAGTAGGAATCGCAGACTTCAGCTCAGAGGTATGGTCTACCAGTAAGACCAAGCGATCCGCGGCGATCTTCTCCAAAACCGGCAAGATGCTAAGCTTGCCCTGCGCATCGACCCCATCCAGGCCCTCGTCTAAGATCATGGGCGCCCCCTGCTCGCTCACCGAGCACACAGCGAGGTCATAACTCAGAGTAAGCCGGCGACGAAACCCGCCGGACAGAAGGTCTGGATCTATCTTCTCTCCAGAGCGCGTCACAACCGGACGCAGCACAAGTTTTGTGGCCCCGGCGGCGGTCTGACCCACCTGCTCTAGGTAAGTGCCATAAGCGCCCTCTGTGAATTCCTTCATGAAGGAGTCCGCAAGCTCTGACAGCCGCGCGACCAATCCGTCGTATATAACAGAGCGATAGCCAGCAGGACCAAAGAACTCCACCATGTCCTCCGCCAGATCCAACTTATGCGCCAGCTCGCCAGATACCGTATCCCTCAGGGCGACTAGGCTCAACTCCACGACTTCAAGCTCCTTGCGTCTGACTTCGACCTCATCTGCCGCTGCGGAAAGCGCAAGAGCGGACGCCTCAGCATCACGCTCAGCCTTGCGCAAAAGGTCCTTGGCCAGCTCTCTCCGGCGATGAAACTGAGCCTTGATTTCGGATACCTTAGTCGCACTCTCAGAGCGCCGGTTGCGGTCTACAGACTCCAAAGACTGGCGCGCAGCTTCAAGCTGACGCACGCATGATCCAGCATCTGACTCAGCGCTCAATGCTTCGCTTTCTGCCAATCGCAGGGCGCTGCTGGCCTTGACCTCGCACTCAAGGATCTCCCGGCTAAGACTCGCGATATCAGCCTCAACCTTAGCGAGGTCCGCGGCTACCTCTGACTCAGAAGGAAGGCCCTTCAATTGCTGCTCTGACGCCTCAAGCTTGGAGGCCCTCTCTTCGATTCGCTCTGCTAAGGATGCCTGGCGGGCCTCCAGTTGGTCGTTGACATACTGGCACTTAGGACACCGGCCGGAAGCGATGGCGTCCATTTCACGAGACATCGCTTCGATGGCAGCGCGGTCGATCGCGACGCTGTTGCGCAGCGCCCTGGCAGCCTCTATGGCCTTAAGCCCCTTGTCTTTGCGCGCCCTGAGAGCGGTCAACCTACCGGACCACTCCTCAGGTGCCTTCTGCTGGCCAGTGGCGCGCGCAAGGGACAGGGCGGCCTTGGCCTCGTGCAACCTCTTGCTGGAAACCCCTAACTTGGCCTCCGCCGCAGCCAGTTCCGACTCAGACTTCTGCTGCAATGCGCCATACCGCTGGTGCAGGCTCTCTAATGCCGCATCCAGAGCGGCCTTCTCTTCCACTTCTAAGGTCCGGGTCGCTTCGGCGGCGCCCGCGCGCGCATCTTCCAGGTAACGCTCTGCCTGCTCGAATGCCTTGGTCTTATCAGCTAAAGCGGCCTCGGCCTTAGTGAGGTAAGAGGCTAAAGATGCGGCTAACTGCTCCTGGGCCGACACTCTGCTATTCGCCTCGTCTATGGCTCTCTTGACTTCCAGACGCTCCTGCTTGGCCTTCTCCAGAGCAGCATCCATGGCCTCAACTCCAGCAAAGGACGACAACACTTGAGTACGCTCAGCATCAGAGATAGACAGGAAAGAGCGACCTCGATCTTGAGCCACATAAGAAGAGAGCAGCGCTCGCTCTGCTGGGCCAAACATCTGCTCTATCTGCTTCTGTAAATCATCCGACTTGCCATGCAGAGGCTTGCCGTCTACCCACACTGCAAGCTTGCTGGGTCTACTGCGAGAAATCTTGACATGCTTGCCGGCCCACTCCCGCTCCACAACCACCTGACAAGAAGACTGCCCGATCCGCACCACGCTATCTACTGAACCGCCGCGCAGACTGCCCCAAGCTGGAAGATACCCATAGATGGCCCAGAACTCGGCATCCAGGAATGCAGTCTTCCCGCTCCCGTTACTGCCACCCCCTGAGTCCAGATTTATTCCTTCGACCAGGATGAGGCCTCGATTGGGAAACTTTCGCTCCAGACTCTCGTAAGAACGAAAGTTCTCTGCTTTTACGCTGATAGTCCTCATCTGCCGCTAGACCCGAAACCGCCGCCGGCTCTGGCTGTGTCAGACAGCGTATCAGCCCACTGAGGCTTGAGCAAGGACACTGGCATTACGACCAGCTGCGCGATTCTGGCGCCAGCTGAGTAAATCTGGGGAAAATCTTTAAGAATGCGGAAGGTGGCACTGAGGGGCTCGCGGCAGCCAGAGTCTATCACTCCGACACAATTAGTCATGGCCAAGTCCATATACTTGATGGAGCTTCTCGGGAAGATTAAACCCACATAGCCGGCGGGGATCTCAACCGCCAAGCCGAAGTCATACGTGACTTTATCCTCATCTATGCTGACCGACACCGCAGTCAGATCGAGGCCCGCATCGCCCGGGTACGCACGAGAAGGAAGCACCGCCACTGGGTCCATCTTTTTGAACTTAATCTCCGTGGGGCCGGCAGAGGGTTCGCGGAAATGAAGCACCAAGACGTTGAAAAAGAGCAGTGTCAAAAGAAAAAGCAACACCTCCATCATTTGCCCCCATCCCTAACGAAGATCTCAAACAGAGATCGGCGCTCTCTGATCCATCTGAGGCCCTGTTTCTTGAGAAATTGAGCCAAGATAGTCTTGACCTTGCTCACAGCCTTAGCCGTGAGGCCCTCGATCTCTATGAAGGTGCGATCCTCCTTATCGTCCGGCAGCCAATAAAGGCTCAGCGTGTTGTGCTTGCTGCCCGAATAGTACGCAACGTAATACTGCTTCCAGAGCACCTTGGCAGAAGAGCCGCACAGATCCGACAGCATGGACGCCATCTGCCCCACCTGAGAGCTAGATAGCTCCAGGTCCTTCTCTACGCGATTGAAGTTCGACCCACGATCCTTGTACTTGATGGTGAACTGAGCGCGACCTCTGCCCATCTGTCTGATGCGACAAAAATCAGCCCTAGCGCCTTTCGGGGGGTGAAAGTAATTATCACATGCAAAGCCCACAGTTCGGCCGAAGCTGCAGGGAAGGAGCTTCTTCATGCTCTCGAACATCTTAATGCGCTCACGCCGAGTCAGCTTCGCATAGGAGCCATCCGCAGAGGTCACAACCATCTTGATCTCGATCTCTCTATTCCTGAGTCCCACCCTCATCTCCTTCGCTTTCGCTTTTCCCCACTCCGATCTGAACTGGCAAATCTTCCTTCTTTAGGCCGCCGCGGTCAACTATCCTTTGGCGCTGGACCAACAATGCTCCGTGTTCGTCCACCTCGTCAGCCATATGGGTGATGGCGCGAGAGTAGTCGCTCTCACAGCACACGGTGATACCCTTGACCCCACCGCGGGCCTTACACAGATGGAAGTAGACCTCATCGCGCTGCTCTGCCTGTTCAGAACGGTTCAGAGTGATGATGTTGCTGCTCTTTCTAACCACAGAGTAAGAGTCAGACACGTCCTCTGGCTTTAACCACACGCCGCCAGCGCGGTTCTTCTTTGCTGCCTCACGATTCGATTGTGCTCCACCCACGCCTGCGATGTTTAGCTCATTGCAAAGCTGCTTCAGCTCCCAGTAGACGATCTCTTGGATTTTATAGGAATTCTCAATGCTCTTCACTCGGTTAGAATACAAACACTGACCATAGTCGCACACGTAAAGATCGATACCGCGTGCCGCATGATGGCGACGAACGAACTCCTTCACATTTTCAATCGTGTTCTCCTCGCCCGACATGAAGCGCAACTCCACATGCTTGGACAACACCTGGTCAGCATGCATGATGGCATCGCGCTCCTGCTTGGTCCAAAACTGAGCGCCCATCAGATACTTCCGGGTTGGGACACCGCTAAAGCGAGAGATAAACCTGGCTTTGGTTTCCTCTTCATCTTCGTGGATAGTTACCAAGGTCTTCTTGCCGGCCATGGCCGCAAAGTAGGCAAAGTTGCTGGACAGCATACTGTTATGGGTTAGTAGCCCATTGGCCACAAACAAATGATCTCCATCGACCGAAAGATCATAGGTCGGGCCCTCTCCAGATGGCTCTATCGAGACGATCTTTACTGGCCAATATCGATCGTCGTAGGGGATACGCAGGCGGTCTAGGGTGGAAGACAGCACGGTCTGCGCCTTTGATCCACTAAAATATCCAATCCCATGAGACAATAGGGCCCTGCGGATCTCCTCAGTCACCACCACTTGACGCCCTCCCCTGGGGGCGGAAGCGTATAGCCGTCCATCTTTCCACTTATCCTGAAGGCCCAACTCTTGTCGGGCTTTCAAGCTGGATGCCGCAGAAAAAAATAAGCTCCACACTTGATAGTTATTGATGGTCTTGTTCTTTAAGGCGACCTTCTTCTTGTAGGCGCGAAGATTGGAAAAATAACCCATACGGAAAAATACCTGCTGAAGCTGCTTGAGCACTTGATAATTATTAAGAGTTAGGACGATCTGCCCGCGCTTACTAACGGTGCCATCAGCATCTAAGAGGCCAGCAATGTATGCCTTGGCCGCTGAGCGATCCCAACTCATGATGTTCAAAATAAACTTGTCTTGCTTGGTGCCCGCCCTCAAACCATAAGCTTCCAACTGATCGGCTATGGCAGAGGTTCCCCATACCGCCTTGGTCCGGCCGCGGGTATGCTCTCGCGGCTTAGCCAGCCCGAGCGCGCTCAGTGTAGTCCGCAATTTATCGTAAACTGGACTGCCAATCTCTGCCGTCCAGTTTAAATTACGAAGTCCTCGGGGGCACCTGGAATAAGACCCGTCGCCCAGCGTAAAGCCCAGCAACCAAGCAATGTTTTCAGGCACTGGCTTATCGCCCAACCACGTACCGGCAGGTAAAACTCCAAACATGCCAGGCTTCAGATCCGCAGTTTTGATCTCTTCAAGGCCTTTAGATGTGGCGATGCCATGAATATGATCCAAGCTGGAATCGATCGATAATCCGCATTCAAAAGTAATTCGATATAGCGGCTTAGTACCATTTTCATAAAAGGCCAGGATCTGCTTTTTGCCGTCAATACCAACGACCCTGCTGGGTTTAAGCGAACGAACATCTGAAATCGGAATCAGTCCCAACTCTGTATGAATTAAAGTGTCAGCCGATAGACATTTTCCGGCGTTAGATGCCCCAATGAAAGTCGTCCAGGTCTGGGGTTTCATACCTCCGCCGAGTGCCACATCTATAGGCCAAATCCCTGTCGGGACGGCCTGAGCCGCCTGGGCCGCCATACGGTCGGCAAACGCCTCGGCGTCGCCGAACTTAGTGGTCCCGCTGTCTCCGAAAACGACCTCATTGGCCCGCTTCAGAGCTTCTAGTGCTGCCCTGACGCCCTCGTCAATGCGGTTGTTGTTGTGGTGCGCCCGGATGTCCAGGGCCACCTCTCGCAGGTAAGACGCCTTCACAAAGGAAGACACCTTATCTACGATCATCTCCTTCACCGGATCGGCCTTGAGGATGGACTCAAGCTCAGCCGTGTAGGCCGGCAGCTCTTTACCCTGGACCGTCCCCAGGACCACCTGCATACTACTTGCGGTCAGCCGGCGGCCGTACGACACGTACAAGTCTTGCATCTGCGAGAAAAACCAATCGCGAGGAGCCGAAAAGCACTGAGGCCTAAGGTAGGTTACACACTTAGAGAAGAAGGCTTCATCTCGCAGCATCAGAGACAGGACTCCGCGCTGGAACTCCTGTCCGAAAAGGTAGACATTTTCTGGCACGGGCAAGATCGTACATGAGCAGCCCGTCCATTATCAAGTGGATCGTAGGTTCGCGAATTGGTATGATGCCTGAGCATGCTCATAGACATGAATGAGTTCAGGTACTGGTTCTCAACGCGCCTCACTGGCGTGATGGGCCGCGGATTCTTCGAGGAAGACCGAACCTCGATCTGCGAGAAGGTTCTAGTGCAAAACGACACGTCGCCATTGGACCCAACCCGCTGGGCCAAGTGATGGTCCATGCATTGACGCCTCACTGGTCGCAGCCTCTTGCTCTTATAGAGAGCAATCCTATAGCTAGAATCCCCTACTACGACGACATCCGCAATAGCATCTTCTTAGGCGACAGCAACAGCTACACCTCAGAATCGGCCCTATTATTCGTAGCCATACACGAAGTGGCGCATGCCACCGGCAGTCCTCGCCGACTCGCAAGGCCTTGGACGTCTAGAGCGCTAGCCACTTATCTGAATCTACGAGAAGAATGCGTGGCCATCTTCGCAGCCGACCATGCAATCATAAATACCCACTGGGGCCAAGGCCACGAAAAAGAGCTTTCCCAGCTGCTGCACCTCACCATAGAGCAGGTCTCTTTGAATCTGCCCAAGCACGTTTCCTTGGATCAAGAAGTGCCAAACATCGTGAAAGACGCGGGTAAGGCACTTGCGATGCTAAATCTGACCATACTGGAGGAGTACCGATGAAACGCTACGTATACCTGTGTGGACCCATCACTGGCTTGACGTTGCAGGGCGCCAGCTCATGGCGAGAAAAAGTGAAAGCAGCCCTGGACTCAGACAAGGTGGAAACCTTGGACCCCTTGCGCGGCAAGGACTACCTGCTGGGCGTAGGGGCAATCCACTCGGGCGAATACCCGAACCCGCTTTCCACAGCAAAAGGCATTACACGCCGCGACATGTACGATACCCTCCGTTCGGACATCGTATTCTCGAACTTGCTGGGCACAGAGCGCGTGTCGATAGGCTCAGTGGCGGAACTTGCTTGGGCATACCAAGCCCAAAAGATCGTGGGTCTCATCATGGAAGACAAGAACATCCACGACCACTCCTTTGTGCGCGAAATGGCCACCTTCGTAGTATCGACAATCGAAGAGGGTGTGGAGCTAGTCAAGCGCGTTCTCAACGAGAAACAAAAGCCCGCGGTAAGCCGCACAGAACACGAGCAGGAGAGCTAAGATGTTCAAGAACAGGCTATACAAATCCGGCACCGGCTGGTGTTTCTGGCGGTGGACCTTCGTTGACTCCGAGTACATCACCCGCCTGCACCTATTCAAAACCCCCTGGTGCGCGCTCTGTGTGCACTGGCTCAACAAGCCGGACCCAGAGCCGTACCTGCACGATCACCCAGTCAGTTTCCTGTCCATCATTCTGTTCGGCGGATACTGGGAAAAGCGCTTCGTCGGCGACGAAAATCGCTCTGGCTACCGCGGCATCTTCAACTATGTCCGCGCATCAGACAAGGACCGACACAGTATCGTGAGGATGAAGCCCGGGACCGTCACCTTGGCCTTCATGGGTCCCAAAACGCGAGAGTGGGGATACCACACGCCCGATGGTTGGGTCCACTGGAAGGCGTATCATCATGCGCAGCGCCTGCAAAGTAAGGAATCCAAGGAGTCGAAAAATGATGAGACACAACATATCCAGGGCCCTTGAGCTGGAGAACATAAAAGATATCAAGAAAATCCGCAAACTTCTCTTAAAAGAAATCCCTGACATGAGCTTCGGCCTTCGTCAGGTAGAGGCGATCTGGAGGGCATTCTCTAACTCCCTGTATGCGCGTTGGTTGATCCCGGACAAAGAGATCCTTAAACTCTTCAAAGCATGGATTCAAAGATGAGAACACTACAAGAATGGGCAACCAAGCTGCCTATCGTGCAACAGTCTGTCTTGATATCTGCGGTGCGCGGCGCAGACGGAGTCAGAAAGGACCATCCGCCCAGGCTCATTCTGCGGTGGCTGCGTCGCTCCTTCCTAGTATCAGCCATGGACGGCAAAGTTTACAATGACCCATTCACCCTAGGCGGCGGGCAATTTACCAGCCCTTTAACGCCGGAGCAGGTGGGCGAGCTATTGCGCTCCATGGATGAGCTGCCTCTGCACTTCTTTACTCACATGATGCATGCGGCCCAGGTCATTGGCTATTCACACCCAAACATCTACGTACGGGAGTATTGGTTGAGCTTCTACAAAAGGGCAGCAAAGGCATTGCACCTTCAGCCGGAAACTGAGAAGAGCATGCGCCACAGGCTGGGGGACCAAGAGAGCCAGTGGAAGAGCCACGAGGCTCGCTAGCTCAAAGGAGAACCAGTGTCAGAAACGCCCAAGAAGCCCCTCAAAGACAGTGATTTCTACGAGACTCCCCCAGAGTTCTTCCGGTGCGTCAAAGACGCGTTTGGTGAGATCCTCCTGGACACCTGTGCCGAGGCCTCTACGGCCAAATGCCCCAGGTTCATCACGCAGGAGCAAGATGCGCTCAAGACGGACTGGTATCTCGCGGCCGGCAAGCCTGGCTACGCATGGTGTAACCCGCCGTACAGCAAAGAGGGGAAGAAGGACGACTTCATCAAGAAGATGGCCCAAGAGGCCGAGCGAAACGTCTGGACCATCGCACTACTCCCGGTCAAGACCGACACCAAAGTCTGGCACCAGTACGTAGAGAAGTATCCATACGTCTTCATCGAGGGTCGACTTAGCTTCTGGCTCAATGGTAAACCATCCGCAGGCGCGGGGCGCTTCGCCAACGTACTCGTGTGCTTCTGCCCACCTGAGTTCTACAACCAGGAGAAGGCCAAACTCGTCAAAGTCATAGAATACTGGAAGCACCAACGTACGATTTCCCGCATCGCCGCCAGAATCTCGCGAGCAGCAGAGAAGCTCAAAGGAAAATCTGACTACTCCGGTTGGTGACCCATCAAAATTCCTTGACGCAAGCCGACAAACTGGTCAAACTGCACATAGGAAGGAAACTCATGATCAACCACGCCAAGTGCAATACTCAGCGACTTCGCCATATGCTCCGCGTTAACCCGCTCCAATGGGTGGAAGGTTCGGCCAAGATGGGTCTCAACGAACAGTACCGCGTCGCCCAGAATAGCTTGAAAAACGCCCGAACCTCTCAGGACATCGGCTTCTGGTCGTCCGTGGTGGGCTTCGTTCGCAAAAAACTTGGCCAAGAAGCTCGGCTCTTGGACGACGCAGCCGTCGCTCGGCGGGAACAGCGCGAACTAAATCGGAGTGAAGAATGAGGGTCGCAAAAAAATCAAAGTGCATCACGGGCTTCAAAGCCTTTACTAAGGAATTGAAGTGTCGAGATTTCCAATTCAAAGTTGGAAAAACGTATGCCGTCAAAGGCGCACTGGAGCTGTGCAAAAACGGATTTCATTTCTGCCTCAGCGCCGCCGACGTCTTTAACTACTATCAGTTTGCGCCGGAGACTCGGGTTTGCGAGATCGAGGCTTTGGGGGAAGTCCAATCCACCGACGACAAAAGCGTCACGTCTAAGATCAAAATCCTTCGAGAAATCAGTCGCGACGAGTTACTCAGATTGGTCAATCAAGGAACCGCCAATGCGGGGCTGAAGAACGGCGGCGACGGGAACAGCGGCGACCGGAACAGCGGCCACTGGAACAGCGGCCACGGGAACAGCGGCGACCGGAACAGCGGCGACGGGAACAGCGGCCGCTGGAACAGCGGCGACCGGAACAGCGGCCACTGGAACAGCGGCTACCGGAACAGCGGCCACTGGAACAGCGGCCACGGGAACAGCGGCCGCTGGAACGGCGGCGACCGGAACAGCGGCGACCGGAACAGCGGCCACTGGAACAGCGGCGACGGGAACAGCGGCCACGGGAACAGCGGCCACGGGAACAGCGGCCACGGGAACAGCGGCGACCGGAACAGCGGCTACTGGAACAGCGGCGACCGAAACAGCGGCATCTTTAACACCGATAAGCCTTCCGTCAGACTATTCAACAAAGAGACCAAGCTGCGGTGGGAAGATCCTCGGATTCAAGCTGCGCTGGCGCATCATATCGTCCTCACGGAGTGGGTTGCTTCCTGCGACATGAGTGACGCCGAGAAGGCAGCGAATCCGAAACACGAAGTGACGGGCGGCTACCTCAAGTCGCTTCCTTACAAGGAAGCGTGGCTAAATTTTTGGGTCAATGCGAGCGACACGGCTCGAAAGGCATTCACCGACCTTCCGCACTTCGATGCCAAGATCTTTTTCGAGATCACGGGCATTGATGTGAAGAAGAAATACGGAAATTCAAAATCATGACTCAGCCCAATATTTTATTGCTGCGTCTCCAAGAGACATTCTCAAAGAACTCGGACGAAAACCTGAAAATGAGGCTCTTGGTGCGCGACTCGGAACATGCGGAACTCATCGTAACGAACCCCGAGACCGAGGCGGAAAGCTCCACGGCGCTCATCTGGGTAGACCAGGACGACCTCAACGTGTCCTTCGCGTACTTCTGCACGCCAGAATCAGTCATCTACTTCGGAGAGCTAATCTCCGAGGTCAAGGAGGAGTTCTCGGTTCATGCCTCCTACTACTCGACAGATGATGGCGAAGTTCACCACGGGCTTGAAGGGCTGGTGCGATTTCAGCAGGCCACCCAAGGCTCGTACGAATCAGCGACCAAAGACCTCCTGCGACAGATTGCAGTCCAGGCCATGATGAGCGGCAAGATTCCACCAGATCTTCTGGCGCAAGCCAAGAGCCTGCTCGACTTACAGCAGGAGAAGGATGAGTCTGCCCCCCGGGGCAAGGGCCAGGCGGAGCGCTACGAGCTTGAGCTGGCGGACGGCAAATACACCATCGTGCTGGCAAGCGGCAAGGAAGACTTTCGATTCGAGGCGCTGCGCTACGGCAACGAATGGCGCAATCTGGCCGGCGACAACCTGGTCTTGGCCCTAGTGCACAAGGTTCAAGAACTGCAAGAGGCAGTGCGGGCGGCGGCAAACCAGCTGGAGGGTGTGTCACTGGCGGTCCAGCAGCATGGGAAGAACATCGACGCCGCCTTCTTCATCAAGGCCTACAAAGAATTCGCGGATGAAGCACGCAAAGCACTACCGAAAGAAGAAAGAAAGCAACCATGAAGTTTCGCAGCCTCAAAAAGATCAAGGATAAGATGGCGGCCCTGAAATTCATCTCCGAGCAGGGGTTTCTGCCGTCGCGAGAGAGCCAGGATGCCGCCGAAGTTCGATTGGCAAAGCTTGTGTCCTACTGGACCGACAAACAGCACGATCGATACGACGTCTGGTTTGTGCGCGACATGAAAGAAGCCTTGGCCCAAGCCAATGAGCGAGCAGGGGCGGCATGACCCCAACGACTCCCTGGGTTAGGCTCGCCTGTTCTTGTACTTCGGCTTGGTCTTGCCGTACTTCCCCTTGCGAGAAATCCGAGCGTTCTCGCCGCCGTGAGGCGGGCAGGTACTGCACCGACCGGTCTCCTTGGCCACTTCTTGCCAATAGATCTTCTTGTGAGCCTGAGGATTATTTTCTCTCTTTGACTTCATCTACGGGTGCAGCTAGCGGCGGTAAACAATACTGCGGCGGCCACCAGGCCAACCAGCACGAAAGACACGGAACCTACGAACACGCGGTCCATCCGAGGCGTCCACGCAAAGGCAGTCAGGCCTAGGATGGTCCCAAGCAAAATTAACATACCAAAATGCCAGTCTGTGACTTTGAACTTCACCAGTCGAACCCTTCGACAGAAGCCAGTAGCCCAGCCAGGCGCTCGCACACAGCCTTGGGTGTGTAGTATTCGTTGTCTTTGCAGTTATTCTGAAGAACAAGCTCGCGCGTCACAAATGCGCGATACTTGCGCCGATCTTCCAGCAGCTGGTCTTTCTGATTCCTGAGGAATGTGTTGTCTTGGTTAATTTGCTTGAGGCCCAGCTTCAAGGCTCGAAGTCTATTCGCAGAGATCACCACGAACTGCGCGTGTCGTTTTTTCTTAGGCTTCTTGGGCATGCAATCTCCAAAATGGTAGCCTACAGAAGCAGTGGCGGCTACCTGACATCAGGTGCATTCACGTCATGCGCCCACGAGGAGCTAAACTCGTGAACCAGCCGCATTGGTTCTCTCTAGCTCTGGAGGCCCTACCGTCATCCGTAGGCTACCACGCGTCATAATACACAAGCGGCATTGACATATTGTGTCAAAAATGAGAGGATTTTACCCATGAGAACGAGTGCCATCCTATATGCCACCGCAGTGTGGTCCATCGCGGCCTTCCTGGGGGCCTGTCAAGTCACTCATACCGGGCGCACATGGGCTGAAGCGCCTCTGCAGGAGGCCCTGAGGGCCTTCAGAGAGGACGCATACGAGAATGGGCTGGTGGAGGCCATGCTTAGCCCCACGAGTTTTCACATGGCCGCAGACTCCGCATTCAAAGAAAGAGCAGTGGGACTCTGTGTACAATCTGGACGCTCTCGTGTCGTATACATCAAGAGGTCTTACTGGGAGGGCCTGGGTGAAGGACAAGACGCAGATGTAATGCGCCTGGCGCTGTTCTACCACGAAGCTGGGCATTGCATGCTGAACCGTGGCCACGTCGAACAAAAGGAGCGGCTCAGCTCGCTGATGGAGCCTATAATGCACACAGCCGACGAATACAACGAGGACGAGTGGCCGCGGTTGGTGAAAGAGTTGTTCAACCCTGACCCAAGCCTAAGGGAAATTCCATGAATCTAATTGCATACTTAATGCCATGACCATCGCGTGGGGTCTCATCGTGGTGCGTCGATCTTGTCCAGGCCGGGATGGTGGGGAGTACACCTAGTCGCGGGCTTGGCCTTTATGTACTACCAATACCATCTGTTTCGGTCGTGTGAAAAACAAAACCCCGCACCGGCGCTAACCGGGCGGGGTCCTGTAAAAAAGAAGAGCAACTAAGCTCAGTCGCTCAGGTCGGTCTTGATGACCCGGTACTTCAACCGGATTTTCACCGAACCATCACCAGCCGTAACGTCAGACGACGCGCACAGAACGATAGCCGCATTCGCAACCGGCGCGCAAGAAGCCGCAACTGCGCGATACGAAGCATTCGTGGCTGACTCGACCGTCGCATTCGGGATATCCGCAGACGCCTTAGCGCCCGAACCGTCCGTGTAGCGAACTTCAAGCACGCCCGAGCCAAGCTCGAACGGCGTGACACCCACCACCACCTGAACTTCAACCGACTCGACCAGGATCGCCTTGCCGGCTCCCGGAGCGGCCAAAATGACCTTGGGCGTCGCGTTAAGCGTGTCCATCTCCGCGGCGGTAACCGTGATTGTGGTGCTGGGCTTCAGAATGCTGTCGAGGTAATCGAGCAGCTCCTGCATGTAGCGCTTACCCATAAGTGCGAAACCGAGATTCGTCTTGAAACGACTAGAGAGGGCCATACATTCAACTCCTTAAGTTTGCGGCGCAAAGGCCACTTGCAACAGGAGAAGATGCTATCACTGTCTGGTCAGAGCTTATCTTCTGTGGTCCACGCCGACAGGAATAGCCCAGAGAGGTATCCGCCGAAATGTGCCCAATAGGCTATGTTGGTGGGGCGAAAGCTGAGTATGGACGATGCCAGGGTTGTTACTTCCATGTAGATAAGCATGCAAACCATGAAGGACGCGAGGAACGGCCTGTGGGCCCTTAGGCACATCAGGGCAGCCACTTGAACCCCAGAGATGGCGCCAGACGCGCCGATTAGGGAGAGGCCTGGGTCATTAATAGCGAAAGTGAGAGCGGCCACTAAGCCGCTGACTAGATAGATCGCCAAGGTCTTCATCTTGCCGACGGCGCACTCAAGGTAGAGGCTGAAGGCAAACATCGAGACCACATTGCCGGCCATATGATCCAAGTTGATATGAGCGAACTGATGAGAAATCAACGATACCCACCACTTGGCTGAATCAACCCGCGGTTCTGGGTAAAACAAGAACCAATCATATGGGACCACATAGCCCAGCAGATGAACGACCAGGAACACGATAATCAAGGACGCGGTTACCACACTCCGATCTTACCCTCGAACCGTCAGTCGGCGTCCGAGAGGCTTCCAAGGAGGTGGTCCTGAGAAATGAAATAAATCGGACCAGTAATCGCATCAATCCACCAACCATCCCTCTTGGCGTGAGTCTTCAGAAAGCGCTCCTGCCATTTGATAGCCTCTTCGGTCGTATCAAAGGTCAGGTACCTGGGGAAGGAGTTATAGGTGTACCACACCGCCGCCCCGCCTGCTGTTTTTTGTTCCACCAAATAGCCGCCAGTTGGATCAAACAAGCGACCGCCGACATCGCAGCGCGCGTTCTCCACGATGCGGAAGACATTACACATCGGAAGCCACTCGTTCTTATCGTGATGTACGATACGCAAGAGGCCACCCTCGGTGCAGAGATTGGTAACCTCGTCGTAAGTCCATGGATGCGGGCTATCCTTCATGTAGACGGTAATATTGAGCTTCCTCACCCTTGCTCCTTTGTATCGGCCAAAAGAGTACTACTCAGTTGTGTTGGCTTTTCGACCCACTTTAAGACACGTGAGGTCTCAGGGTTACGAAATGCATGTGCCACAAAGTTGCGCACCTCGCCATAGTTGTGGTGGTTCAACTGAAGATGCTATTCGTATCCTTGATAAGTAAAGAAAGTGGCCCCGTGCGCCCATTCTTCACGCCAGTACAGAATCTCCTCGGGGTCCAGTCCCAAATCCTCAGGCGCCTCAGTCAATGGGGCATCCTTGGCTGGAACTGAAAACTGATAATGAAGCTCAGAAGACGTAAATGCGATTTTCTTCTCCTGCAACTCAATCGGAATGGGGCGCAGCAGTGCACCTCCGATCTTGGGTTTAAGCTGCTCCACGAACTTCTCAGGCCCGTCGCCCAGCTCATCAAGCAACTGGCGCACACCGCTAGAAAGGATCATCCCCCATCATCCTTCTGCTGGATTGTCGCCACGAATTTGCGAGCGGCGTCACACAGGCTCTGGCAAACCTGTTCGAGGGCTAGGCCGCAGCCACAATTGACTTCTTCCTCCACCGCCTCGCCACAGCAGCAGCCGTCGTAACTATACTTCCTACAGCACACTATCTCGGTCGTCCTTTTTGACCCCGAGCACTGAGAGCACTGCTTCCCCATCAATACGTCACGAGCAACGACAATCGGCACGCCCTTTGCGTCGTACCGGCCGTGATTTCCCTCATACTTGCTCATCTTTCCCCCTTGCGCAGTCGCTCAAGCCTCTCTGGGCTGACCCACCAAGTAGTAGAGCTGAGCCCTCCGTTCAAGGCCACCGAACGCTCAAAGCTCAGTAATACGTTGTCACGCTCATCTTGTTCAAGAACCTGGGCCTTGCCGTGTGGGGTATTGTAGGTCTTACCCTTGCTGGAGCGGCGAGGCCTCACGCGCGGGAACAGCTGATAACGCACAATGATGCCCCAGCTCGCGATCTCGATCGCGTAGTTGACAAATAAGACCAGATCGAAGCCGTAGGTGAAAAGCAGATAGGCGTACATGAACACGCCACCCATGAACACTAGCCACGCGGTAGACCTCGGCACCGATGTGCTGCCCATCTTGATGGCATTCAATGCGGGTGGAACGCCGCAGAAAGCGAAACAGAAACCGCCCAGTAAGCCCAAGATCTTAACCATAGAAGCATTTTATCGGGTTCTACGGAAAGATAGCAAGGGATTTTCTTTGTCACGATGGCGCACCAGTTCCTCAGCAAGCTGCAGCGGAGTAAGTTTCCGGCCGGGAAGCGAAGCCCTAAACCCAGCGATCGCAAGACGCACAGGCTCTCCGGTCTCTGGGATGGTGGCGCATACGGTCTCCATCGGGTAATGAGGCTCGTTCTTATGGCGCTCATACTCTACTCATAGACGATGTCACGAGCCGTGACAAAAGGCGCAGCGGAAAGGGCGACGGCCCTGCGGCAGAAGCCGGCCCCCACATTTAGGACAATCTGATACTGATGAACCAAAGAAAAAGCTAGGATCATTATTTCCCTCCGTGCTTGGGGCCCATCGTGGCCGGGTCAAATATCAATTGATCAGTTTGCTGAGACCATTCACCGTCAATTGGAGCGCGCCAGAAATTCCGTCGCCATGTCGAAACCTGCGACACCTGAAACAAGCGGCCTAGATGCTCTAACTCTTTTTGAAACCTAAAGACCAGCTTGGTTACCGGCGGCGTCTCCCAGTACCGCCCGGCTCCTTCGGCATGGCCCTGACATACTCCATGAAGGGATTATCATCAGCATCGTTTAGCTCGCGGAGTTGTCTCTTGGCCACTCCTTTTCTTCTCTGAAATTGAAGGCGCCCTTCTGGAGATCTTCAAGAGCCAGGCGAATGATTCGGCTTTCAGGAGAAGACAGATCGCGCTTCATAAAAAGCTGCTTGGCGCAGTCCGCAACGGCACTTGGCCTTCCGGCGGCTTTCAAATGCTCAGCACTAATGATCTTACCGATCGCGGCATCCAGCTCTTCCCTTGAATAAGATTGGATTACCGCTCTGTAGTTCCAATAATCAGAGCGCTCCTCGTACACTTCGTACCGGTCCACCAGCTCATACCGGTCCACTGTCGCGCTGTCCTTCAGAATGATGTCGAAGAAGCTGCCCGGACCATCTGATGCGACTACCGCGTCTACACATGCATCATCCAAAGAATCGAAACCGCGCCGGTTGAAGTGCGATTCGATAGCTTCAGCCAGAGTTTCCTTGTCGAATTTAATGAAGTACATAGCTCAACCTCTTTGAGGCCTCCGGTCTTTTCCATGCTACTCGACGCATTGCGCAAAGTCAACGCGTGACGCGCCATCTCTTCTTGCCGACATCCCAGACACGCTTCAGTCCATCTTGCCATATCCCAAAATCTAAAGCAAGTAATTAATATTATTTAAGGAATTTCCACAGAGACAGAATGACGCCGCAAATGAAATCGTACTAAGTGCTGATTTTAATGACAAAAATAACAACCCCCAGATAGCTACTGCTACCTAGGGGTTGAGACGGGGAGGGAAATTGATTTTGTACTGACTTACGCCGGGGTCACCGCGCGGCCGATGCGGTCACAGACGCCCTGCGCGCGCGGATGCGCTACGATGAGCGTGACAGCCAACCACAAGATGTACTCGCGTGCCGTGCCAATTTGGCCCTGTGGCAACTTGAGAAGCGGCGCCAGCTGACGAACCTGGAGGATATCCGGGCGCATGTCGAGCATGAACGCCTGGGCTCCGCCGGGGAGCTTCTTGCCGTCGTCGATGAAGCTCGTCGAAGTGCCCGAACGTCGGACGTAACCGATGAACTCACGCGTGGCCGCCGCGCCGGTTTTATCCGTGCGATAGACCGCGTAATGCGTCGGCGTGCCCGAAGACGGGTCACCGATCGTGAGCGTAACACGATTGCCATCCGCGGAAACCGTGAGAGACGACGCGACCACCGTGGCAGAGCCTTCACCCTGCTCGTTGCACGAGGCAACTTCGTACACGAGGATGTCGCCATTCTTCAGGTCCGAGCTGCCTGCAGCCTGCGAAGCCGACGCCGACGCCGGAGCGCCGAGTGTACCCGGCGCCGCACGCGCGAACTTCTTCTTCTTGGGGAAGAGGAAGACATTCGGGCGGAGCGCGATATCGCCCGCCAACGAGGCGTAGGTGCGAACCACGTAGCCCGCGCGACCATCGAGGATGCCCATCGGATTCACACGCTCCTTTGGGAGGAACGTGCGAATGAAGTCAGACATCGTCTTGGTATCGCAGTCGAGGGTCTTCGGACGACCCAAGTTCTGCATGATCTTCTGGGCGAGCGCTTCGAGCGCGTCTTCGTCGAGAATCTCGCCAGCCAAGTCCTGGATGACCGACTGGTCCGCGCTGTAACCTTCGAACGATCGCGCAAGCGCCATCTCGTCCGTGTCACCGCGCCGGATTTCGGCGTCGAGGCCCGACAGGTTCAGGTTCTGGATCTTGACAGGGATAGCCGCGATGCTGCCATCGAAGGCGCCCGCGTTCGAGAACTGACCCGAGCCGAAATACAGCTCGCGTTCGAGCTTCTCAAGCAGCCAAAGCGTGCCGCTCTGCGTTTCCGCACCTTCGATGTCCGTCGGCGCATGCATGCGGAGGAACTGGCTGACCATCGGAACGCCGCGGCGCGTCGCGAGAAATACGACCTTGGCTCCCTGACGGTTGTACTCGGAATCATTCATGCGAGGAGAACCGCTCTCCGGGATGTACGCCGAACCGTTGTCGCCGTAGCCCGTAACGCGGTTGTACTGCTCGACCAGGCTGAACGCTCGCGCTTGCGCGATCGTCGGCCACAGGACGAAGTGCGATTGATCGTACGTGACGCTCTTCAGCGTCGCGTCAACCGACTCCATCTGGAAAACCGCTCCGCCCTGGTAGGACGCAGGAGCAACCGTGCCATTCGCGTGACCGAACTGCATCGTCTTCGCGAGGTCCGTGGCCACGTCGTTTTCCGGCTGGCCACCGTTCAACATGCTATAAATGTCTTCGAACATGGATACTTCTCCTTCTGAAACTTTAGTTAAAAGCCGCCATCAACTTGCCCAGGCGAACCTGGTCGGCCTGCGACATGCGGCCCGACTCGACCTTCGAAACGAAGGCGGGGGTAACGGCCTGGGGATCCTTCAGCTGGATCTTGAGCAGCCGATCAAGAACCTGACTCTTAGAGAGTTGCAGTTTCTCTTCGGACTTGCGCTCTTGACCCTTGATGAGGGGCTCCGTACCCTGGACTCCCTGACGGGGGACCGGGGTCTCGCCGATACGCTCGACTTCAGCCTTCAGCTGGTCGAAGCTCTTCTGAAGATCGCCGATCGCTTTGATCGACTTGCTAAGCTCGTCGATCTGAGCATCACGGCTCGCCAGCGCCTTCTTCAGATCGTTGACGTCGCTCTGCGCCTTCCTAAACTCTTCCTCGGACGCCGAGGACTTCTTCTCGACAGCCGGGGTTTCCTTGGTCTCTGACTTCTTCAGGCCGCGCGCGGCCATCTTCTTACAGATGGCGTCGTAGCTGCGCCTCAGATCGTCGTCCGACTCTTCCGGCTGATCGTCATCCTGCTTGTCCTTGTCTTCCTCATCCTTTTTCTCATCAGACGGGGGCTCCTCTTTCGAAGGCTCTTCAGCCGCCTTGACCACCTGGCGAGTCGGGTCCTGAACTTCTTCAGGCCTACCGCCGTTGGCCTCGTCGTCGCTCTCATCATCGACAAGAGCTTCCTCGGACTTACTCAGTGCGATCTCTTGATTGATGAGCGCCAAGGCCTCATCGCACTTCTCAAGAGCCGCGAAGATTTTGTCGTTGCCAGACATGGCTACCTCAAAAACTAGTTAAGGCCAAGCGGCGCTTACGCGCCGACAGCACCCAGCTGATCGCTATTCGGAATCTCGACGTCGACGTTCGCTTCCGTCAAAACCGATTCCGCGGGAGTAGACGTGGAATCAATGAACTTGATCGAGCTGCATCCCAGCTTCGAAGCGACTGCCATCAGGCGCGCCAAGAAAATGTTCGTCATGCCAGACGCGTCCGAGTCTTCGCAAACCCACAGCTCATGCTCCGGCAATCCTTCGCCAGCGCTAGAGCTAAGCTCAGCGACGACATTGAATCCCGAAAAACTTCGCTGCTTAACGGCCAAAAGCGCCAAAAGCACTCCGCCCGAAGACGTCACCGTAACACCCTGCTGCGCAAAACCGGCGCCGGTCAGCGCGAGGTCACCGACCGTATAGTCGGAAAGAAAGCGCTTGCACATCTGCTTCAGGCGCCGGGTCAACTGGTCCTTCTGGTTACTCTGACGAGCCATCGTGTTTCTCCTTCATCGAGACCCCTTAGGGTCATCAAAAACTTGATTCATAGACCTTCTAACACGCCATAGTTAGAGGGCCTGTAAGAAAACTGCCTCACTCCTCATCGCATATCGCGATGTGCGATTAACCAACGATGCTCAGCTTTTACGCTTAAGCACCCTCACTACGCTATCCAACACCGCAGTAACTTGGTCCACTACATCTACCTCAATGAACGCCGGTGCCTCAGTCTTCGAGAGAGCCGAGCCAGGAAGTTCGACTCCTTCCGACTTCAAAATCCCCACCACTTGTGAGTGAGTCTCCTTGTTCGCCGGAGTAATCGTAAGCGCCAGTCCGCGGATCAAGGTCTTCTTCAAGTGCCCGTCGCTGCCCGTCTCGATCTTCTTACCCTCGACAGAGGTCTTGATCGGCGGGTCCTCACCCTTCTCGATATAGAAACGCGCAATGGAGGCGATAGCGTCGGCTTCTTTATGGCCGCATCCGTCGTAGAGTTCGATAGAACCAGCGAGAAAAGGGCGCTGGAGCTTGTTCCACTGACGGCGCTGGTAGTCCGTCTGTGCATCCTCTGCCTTCATGACCTTGTTGGCGCTAATAATGCGCCCGACGAGGTTCGAGAATCCCTTGAGGTGATCCGAGTTCACATACCCGCTTTTGTCCTTAACCAGGGGCGTGATATCAGCACCGGCGATCGATAGACGCTCGCCATCCGTATCTACAGCCTCTGTAGCCATGATGGTCTCCATCACCAGGGACTTCTTCAAGCTCATGGAGGGAATCTACCACGAGGAGGCTAGTACGAATTCTTCATACCTTCGCACATCTTAGCTAATGCAGAAGCCAAGGCTGCCTTGACCTCCTCCTCAGTGCACAGGAGAAGTACAGCTATCTCTGAGACAGGGGCCTCTCTGCCTTCATTCTTGGCCATGTACTTGAAGGCGCAGTAATTAGACCCTGCGTCATTCACAAAATATGGACACCCAACATGCGGCTTCCTAGCACGTGCCGCCACTACGGCTCTGTGGCCCTCAGAGCATGGGCCGGCAGGAAAGTGCTTTAGCTTAAGTGGGCATCGCGAGTCCATCAGCCCCTCTTCCTGAGGACCAGAGAGACTAGCTGCTCAGCTAGGCGGGTCTTGCGATATTCATCCAGGGACACTACCCGGACACGGCCGACCATGCGACGGTTGGCTGCCAGGACCTTGGCTTGAAGCTCCAGCCAAGCGTTGGTGCGGTCCTTAAAGTCACGCTCAGCCTGGTTCAACATTGTGCGTGAAACCTTCACGCGCGTATTCTGACACGGCAGATGATGGCTACGCGATCAGTGGCCTAAATAATTGGAAAAGATAAGTTAATACTCGACGCCGTTTAGGATCAGACAAGAGCCAGGTAGGTGAATCGACGCCGTGGCAATAGGCTTGCGCTCTTTCCATTTAGGTCGCTAGCCTTGATTTTCATACTTCTCCTCCTGCTTATTGCTGTAAATGCCGATCTGTTCCAGGCGCTCCTTCAAGTAGGAGCCTGCAGTGTACCTCTCACTCAAGACCACCTCAGGGCGAGGGTGGGAAAACAAAGCGACCGAGGTCCGCTCCTCGCCTCGACTGACCACTCTGTGCGTCGTGGACTTAAGGGTGCCTTGCGTGTACTCCTGCAGCATGTCTCCGACGTTGATGACGACGTCACCCTTCTTGCCAGACACATCGACCCATCTGCTGCCGATACTATCGACATTGATCTCAAGTCCAGATGTCACACCAGCACATGGCAGCAGGGTCAACCAGTTGATATCCTCGTGAGCCGCCGCGGTTACCTTGCCAAGCTCAGTCTTCGGATAGTAGAGCGTACGCAGCAGCGACTGCTGACTGCCGACCAGAGGGGATGCGAGATCTATGGCCATATACTCGGATAGCGCCCCATCCAACTCGACCGCAATCAGCAACGCCAGATCAGACAGACCAGAACGCACGCTTGCCATCGTCGAGAACATCTGCTTGTAGTTAAATCCCATGAGGAGCTGAGCTGGTGTGTGGGCCTGGCTCCCATAGTAGTGGTAAAAGCCCTTCTCGTCCTTCAGGGCGCTATCCTTGGCATTCTCTGCCCCGACCTGGAACAATCCTTCTTGTGGGTTCTGGAAGCTGCCCGGCGCAAGAAAGGCCAACAGGCCCTTTTCTTCCGACTTGAACAAGTTCTCCGCGGCTAGCTTCTGAAGAAGCTCGACCTGAGATATCAACTCTGGAAGAAACTTATCCACGTCGCCCAGGACCACAAAGCCATCGGCAGCCAGGGCATTAAGCAGACTTTGTCCGATATCGGCGTCGCCGATTTTTACTCTTTTGAGCATCGATCCCCCCGATCGTGTCTATAGTATGCTTGCCGCTGCGCCACTTCCCAAAAATGGAAGAAACCAACTGACGTGCGCCATTGGCGTACAAAAGACAAGAAGTATGCATCCAGCTAGAAGGCCCCCTGTTGTAGCCCAAGTCAAACAAAGAGCTGGTGCCCACGCGCCAATTGCCGCGGTAAATCTCAGGCGTGTGCTCATGGGCGGTGATGGATTCATCGTAACTATTGGAAAAGTCTTTGATGCTACCCTTGCGCCCATTGGAGCCCAAGTGGCCGTGCGCACCCAAATAAACGCCACCGCATGAATAGTCCTCATCAAACTCCAGCCACCGCACCATCTTCTTGAGCTTTCCAGTCGTATCCCAATGCTCACACGCAGCCTTCAGAGGATTTACCCCGTCCAAAAGCGCTGAGGCCAGTTGCAGCGAAAACCGATGGTTCTGAGGCTCATTGACGTAATATGCACCCTCCAAGTACCGATCCAGCCAGTAGTCGTGGTTAGAGCGCACCACGAAAATCTCTTCGACCTTCCAGTCAATCATCTCAAGGAGGTCCGCGGCCACTCCCTTGGTCTCCAGGGAGAGGGTCAGCTGGCCCTGGTCGGCCAGCTTGGCGCGAGTCAGCTTCATATCTCTCTCATGCGGAGAAATGCTAGTGCCGTTTAAGAGATCGTGCAAGCCCAAGCGCTTTGGCCTGAGCAAGAGGCAGATGTCTCTCCACACGCGGCGCGCATTCGGATCTGTCTTCCCGCTATGCCAATCTCCCAGGATAAATGCCTCTGGACGCTCAACTTGAACTTTTCCATCCGAGAAATATCGCACGCCAAGGTCCACCACCGAGCGATCTTTCTTATCCGCCAATAGTTGCCGAAAGTGAAAGCGCGCATCGTCTTCTATCTCTACAACCACAGCCCCAAGGGTGTGATCGCTGGTGGCGATATATGCCGTACGCTCCGACATGTACACATCAGTCTTGTAGTTCGGCTTTGTAATGGCGCCAGTGGACATGGCGATATGAGGATGCTTAGCGTTGCCCGCAGCGCTCACCTTCAGTCGCATCTTAGGTGACGCAAAGATGAAACTGCCCTTCTTGCGAGAAATGTTTGTAAGACCTGTGATGGGGTCAATCTGCTTAGCTGAGAGCTTGATGCTGCACAGAAACAGGTTTCTGTTCAAAAAAACGTCGCTGAATGCCACATGCTTACCCGCAAGCTTAGAATCCACAGTCATATATGGCACAGAGGCGGCGGGGTCTGTGCACGGCAAAATGACAAGGAGGGCATTCTCCTTCTTGCAGTAATTCTCCAGCGACATTAAAAATTTCTCATCTACTTGGCAGCCAGTTACGGCAGTGGTCACCACAAAACGACTGAATCTGGATATATCCTTTGCAAGAGCCTCTGAATCGTAGGAGAACTGATCTACGATGCCGGAAAATGCCTCCGGAAACAGCTTACGGGCGTTATAGATGGCAGGACCAATGCCGTCCCTGGTGTACTTTACTCCGGCTCGTAGCATTTCCTCTCTAGATGGCACGCGCCCCAACTTGATTACTAAGTCTGCAATCGCTCGACCATCTGATAGTTGAGACCGCTGTCTACTAGACATGAACCGCGGATCGGTTTCGACTATTTCTGAAGGAGAGGCAATGGTCTTAGAGAGCTGCACCAACCATTTATAAGGAATGTGATTGCGCTTCAAAGAAAAGCGCCGCGAAACCTCTTTCTCAGAGGGGACACGGCCAAGCTTCTCGCGCAGCTGCACGAACTGCTTCAGAGTCTCAAACTTACGCAGCATTATGACTTACTCCTGCGGAGTAGGGGTCTCGATGGCCTGCGGCGCATCCTCCTGCTTAGACGACTCTGCCGTGTCGTCTGATTTCGGAAGAACGCGTACAGACAAGATCTTCGCGCTCACTTTGTGTTCGGCTACCTCGAACTTGCCGACATCCCCAACCTTGAGGCCAAGCACTGATTGCTGGAGCTTGGGGTCCACGTTCTGAGCACCATGGCAGAACCGGATGAATCGAGGCAAACGCGCGTCGCTCTCGGTCGACAGCTCCACATCCACAAAGTGACCGGCCTCGACTGGACCCTCATATACCAACAAGCCCAGCTTCTCATCTTCGGCCTGGCTGTACCTGGCGAAAGTCTCTGACTGATCTTGGTCCAACTGAGCTTGAAGCTCTTCTGTCGTGATCAGCCCCTTCTTCACTAGGAGCTTGACCAGTGCAACGGATTTGTCGTCCACCGCATTCAGCACGACCTGAGAATTGTCGTGCTTCTCTACAACGTCGTCAATGATCTGAGCCAGAGCCTGGATCTTAAGGCCCATGCCCAACAAGCTGGCATTGGCCTGCTTCAGTGCCGCCTTCTGGCCTTGCTTGCCTCCGGTTGAACTCGCCCTATCCAGAATCTGCTTAGTCTTATTCATCGACGGCTCCCTTCATGAGGTCAGCATAGGTCAAACCCGGAGTGTCTCCGGGATCTTCTTCTCGAAGAGGTACGCGCTGTATCGGCCCAGGTTGTAAAGGAATCACTCTACCAGAGCCAGACAGGACATCGGTGATCTTCTTGATCTCCGCGACGAGAGAGCGGGCAACATCGTTGTCCAGCACCACTGGCGCCTTAACGCTCGGGTCCGATGGGGCGTCGCCTAACAGCACCTTGAGATTGCTTTCCACCCACTCAACGAACTTCTCCTGGATAATCGCACTGGCGCTGCTGGCGTCAGTCTTTAGCGGCAACTTGTGAGTGCGCAGCTTCTTCAGCTGGTTGATGGCCTCGATTTTGAGGTCTAAGTCGCCGCGAATGGCCTCAAATAAAGAAACATACTTGGTCTTGGGTTCTTGGATCAGAACCGGCTTGATGGCCTTGGCGTCAGGAGTCGGCGGGTCAAACTTCTTCTTTTCGCTCATGATGAATGAGAGTACATCCCTCACTTCAAGAGATCAAGGCCTGCGCCTTCTTCTCGTCGTGATCTTTCCCTACGTACGTGATTCGACCGCTCGCGTCAAACCCATACCCAGTGCGCAATTCGTGCAGTCTATGGACACAATTTGGGTGTGTAGAATCTAGTCCAGGCCGCCACTCATGCTTCTTCTTGCCTACGTTTGAACCACCCGCCACCAACTCTGACAGCTTGTACACCCTAGGCCGACCATCCGGCAGAAACCAGAACTTCTTACATTCATCACAGGACTCGGAGTAGTTGTGTGACCCCATCTTGTAGACAAGGATGTCCTCTGGCTTCTTGCCTGGATTGTTACCTACGATAGCCTCAGCCGCGCCATAGTTCGCAGCGCGATTCAACTCGGTCTTAACAATGGTCTTCCACCGATGCTTCCAATTATCCACCACGCCCTCAAGCTCGTTCCTTAGATATTTGTGATGCTTCTTGGGGTCTTTGAGCATATTCATCACTGCCGCACCCTCAGCCGGTATCAGAGGCAGGTGGGCGTGCTCAATGCGAGCTTGAATCTCGTCCGCCACGTGTTCCATGGCCTTCCTGGTGTAGAGATCTGCCATGCGCTCTATGAAGCCCAGCATCGCCTCCTGGCCAGAAACCCTGCCCACCACACCATCACTCAGGTCTTTCTTTGCGCGAACGTAAAACTCGACGGGAGCCATGCGCGAAGAAGAGGTGGCACCTATGTAGCCAAACCTGACCAGATCCTTCAATTCCTTTTTGGACAAAACATGAGGCCCCACAAAAACGTACCTCATGTACGACACGAACCGCCGCTTAGCGGCCTGAATTTTCAATATTGTGGAATCTTTAAGGCTCACTGGGAACCTCAGTGGTCATGACCGTCGGAATCGCCCTTGTCCTCGGCGATGGCCTTGATGGCCTCATCTACCAACCTATTCGCAGCCTCGTCCAGCTCCTTCATCATGTCGTTGACGGCGCTGTCGATAGATGACGTATGGCGCTTAGCGGAGACCAGGTTATCCTTGTAGGCCTTGAATAGCTCAGGATTCGATTCAATGTAGCGTTGTGCCGCGGCGACCATGTCCTCGCTGGACGCCTGGCTCTTCTTGGTCTCTTTCTCTTCTTCTCCGTCGTCGCCCTCTTCTCCGCCACCCTGGTTGACACCTGCCAATGCCATCATCATCTGCTGGTAGTTAAACCACATCGCATCAGGAATGTATTGCAGATCGGGACGCTGAGAAGCTCCCTGTACCCCCACAAATGTCTCCATGAAGACGCCCTTCGGGAGGTTCTTCTCTAAGTAGGTCAGCAGTGGACCATTCAGCACGAGACCATTGCCAAAAGGCAGCGGCGGCAGGCCGGCTTCTTTTCGCGCCTCGCCGATCGTCTTGTGCAGCGACACTTCAGCAGTCAAACGCTGCATCTCTTCCAGCCTGGTCTCCGCGTCCACGCCAGCGAACTGAAACTTATACTTGCTGGCGAGATCCGGACTCCACAAGGGAAGGATCTCCTCGTTTATAAGCGACTCGATACGACCCAGGATGGGCATCAGCCCGCGCTCCTTGGAGGCCGTGATCTTCCACTCATTCTGACTTTCACCCAACGTCCGAGACTGGGTGCCCTTGCTCAGGTACCCGAAGCCAGTCTGCTCGGGGTCAATCATGAAACACGAATGCAGCACACGAAGGAGGTGCTCCGTGTAGAACGTAAACTCCATGTCGCGGTTGTTAATCGTGATCGGTATCCAATCTGCCTTGATGTCGGAGCCCCCAAGGACCAACGTTCTCCATGCGTTCGCAGGGCCAGTGGTGGTCTGGGTCCATTGCGCCTGCACCCGGTCAACCGCCTGCTTGTTGACGCCCGCACCATTCAGCACGAAGACACCGCGGGATGCCTGACCATGGGTGAAAAACATAGCCTGGTGATTCTCAACCTTGAGGTGGTTCGATACGGCCTCAATGGCTCTCTCTAGCGGCCCTATCGCGTACCCCTGAAGGTCTAGATCTGTCTCAACAGTGAGACGCCAGAACAAGCACTCTTCCTCGCGAAAGACAGCCGTTGTCTTGTTCTGGATCTGCTGCACATACTTAACCGGCCCCTTGAAGATAGACTTCGCCGGGTCCTTAAAGCTCCAGCCAAGGTGACCATACACGGCCGCATTTTGCGACACGTCGTTCTCAAGCTGAGTACTAGAGTACTCAGAGTCAGGTTTCGCGTGGTAGATAGACTCTCCAGCAAGCGGCCTAAACGCACGGAGGCGCTTGTTCATCTTGTAGAGTCGCTCGACAGCCATGTGGCCATATCGCTGCATGTCAACGGCCGACATGTACACAAACTGGTCAAATGTCAGTTTTTGTTCACCCGCCTGCTTGACAAGGGACTTGGTCTCTCCGCAGTTCTGAATGAACTCCGCAATCAAAGCGATCTCTTCTGGCTTTGCCTGGATATTGTCAGACCGCGGAACAATGTTCCACCCGTTGTCATACTTGTTCTGCTGACGCTTGGCTTCTGCAGCAGCCTCGGACGCCCTAGTATGGATAATGCTGCCCACAATCGCATCTCGTCGAGATGCGATCTTCAAAAGGTTGGTGGACAGGTACGTAGGCTTCAGCCTAACCGGCCCCGTTACCATCTCGTTGTTCATGAACGGATCGTAGATAAACCCCTTCTGAGGCTGATTGTCTGCAGATCCGCCAGCGGCCTTCTTGTTTAGATCCAACACCGCCTGGTTATTTTCAGCAATCCGTCGGTCGACGGTGGACTGCACCCAATCCTTGATGCTATCCAAGAAGCTCACGACGACACCTCACGAAGGATATGGTGTATGTGCCGATTCTTCTCCCAAAAACCCATCCCGAGACAAATAGCATCTGCCTGGTTATTCTCCTTCTGAAGCAACTTCAGGCCAAAATTCTCGTTCGCGTAGCGCACCGACAGATGCTTGCTGGTAATCTTACCCTTAGCCTTGCCGGCCTTTACGTCTTGATTCTTCTTCTTATCTTCCTTAGTCATACGCATAGCGATGGCAGACCGCCACTCGGATGGGTCCATATACTTGACCCTGTCCAAGCCCACTTTCTGCTTGACCACCTCAAAGACTCTCAAGTGTATCCACTCAAGGATGCGCTGGTCGTGCCGACTTTTACTCCCCGAAACGGTGTTCTCGATCACAACATTCGTCAGAGGCGGTAGTTTCTCTAACAAGCCCTCGATCAGGCTAGCGGCATGAAGGGCGCACGCGTTGAAGGTCTCCGGGTATCCAGGATCATTCTGCGGATTCTTCTTGTCGGTCTTGGGGCTGGGAACGTGTAATTCCCCACTCGACACAAGCCTTCCCTGCGCTATGTAGGCCCATCCAATGTGGGTAGACAGGTCCAAGGCGAGGATATGAAACATCATGTGTTACTCTGCGAAGAAACAGAACCCTTCCACTTCAGAGTCTGTGGGGTTGTAAACCACTAAAGTGTGCACCTTGCCACGCTTCAAGAACACACCGGGACTATTCTCTATGTCACCATTCGCCACTGGCTCCACCTCACAGGAATCATCGGAGGCTCCGTTGAGCCTAACCACCACTCGCTGCGCCGCCTGGACAAAGCACCATTTGAACAAGTCGGAGTAGATCGCAACTCCTGAGGCTGCGACCCCAGTAAGGCTGGATTCGCTCACTGCCAGGGCGTTAGTGAACTCTACGTACGAGTCCGTAACTCTTTCTATTGTGAACTGGCCGCGGTTAACTTTGGAGAACGCCGTTGACGACACATCTAGTATGTCCCCCACCTGCACCGGACCGCTGGAATAGATCTGAACCTGACCGACCACAGTCTCGCCCACGGCCAGCGGATTCTGGACCTCTACGTAGTTCGCTCCAACCTTGGAGATCGTCCAGTCTCCACGATTCGCGGAGTTGAATGCCGTATTATCCTGCTCGATCGTAAGCCCGTCACCAGCTGACATACCACCAAACGTAGGGGAGGTGCCGGTGCCGCCGTAAGTGAGGCGCATCACGGTGCCGGAAAGAGAGACCACCCACTGGGTAGTGCCATCGCCGTCTGCACGAGCCGTACGGGCTCCATAAGAGCCGGTCAGCCGCACCTTCGAGCCGCCCGACACCGGCGCTATCGAAAAGGAGGTGGACCCGTTATAGGAGATCGACCGAGCAAAGCTCATCACGGTCTTGGTCTCGCCAGGAGCAAGCGCGAAAGGCTCTGTCTTAGTAAGGTCGGTAGCCAAACCCTTCATCGACACTACGACGTCGAACAGGCGACTTGAGGGGTTGGTGTTCTGTTGGCTGGATAAATATGCAAGAAGATTAAGGTTTACGTTCAAAAGCGCCATTATAACCTCAGCGGCATCTTACCATGCACCCATCAGCTCAGGTCCAGCCCCAGCTGATACCGCCAGAAGAACCACTACTTCCATCTCCTCCAGGCTTCTTGGGCTTCTTCTCCTCCATAGGGTTACGAAAAGTGCCCGCCTGAGGCTCGTATCGCTCGGCGGTCAAGTTGTCCTCCACGGGCACGCCAGACATCATGGCGGCCTGCTGCAGCATCTCGTTTCTTACCGCTTGCTGCTCGGGCAGAGGTGCCTGCCCAGGCACATTGCCCGAGGCGCCATCGGAAATGAAGACCATCCCCGACATCAAGTGGTAGAGCATGTACCTAAAAGCAGATATGTGATCGTCATTCACATCGATCGGCTCTTCTGATACTATCGTTCCCGCCGCATCCAGCTTAAAGCTCCATTTCTCCATCTCGGAGATGAGGTCTGGGAAACCCATGCCCTGCTTGTCCAATCCCTCATGGAAGTAGACCTTGGTCATGTCGTTCGTGCCTGGCACCTTGAGCAGACTCCTGATGATGGTGATGCCCTTGAACACGGAGCCCTTGTCCTTAAGGACCGGCACGGCCGGTAGCCCAGCCGATACAAGTTCTGCTATGCCGGCCGGGTCTTCACAGTCACAGACATAAGTTTCGGGCTGGTACAGCTGATGCGGACCATTCATCAACATGATTCCAAAATCCTGATCCTGCATCTGAACAGCGGCGAACGAGTCTAGTACGTACACATTCCCGCGACGATCTACACACGCGTACACGCATGCCGTTGGATGGGCCCACCCAAAGTCAACTCCTGCCAGGAACTGACACCCTGCAGCTCTGGCCATCCTGACAAAGCCAACCCGGTCCAGGTTCTTGTGCTCTTGGCCCGTGAGTACTTTGGCTAGCTTCTCCCAAGAGCCTACATGGATCTTCCTATTGAACTGAGGCAGAACGAGTCCTTGCGCCGACGGCTTGAGAGACATCAGCTGCGAGATGATCCAATCGTGATCGTTGGTCGACCCCATGCCGGCGTTACCACGGGCTTTAATTAAGACGGTGTCAACCGACATCAGAAGGTTACTGTTCGATTTCTGCCGCTTGCTCTGTGCCTTGCACACATGCAACAGGGGACACTTCAGACAGCCATCAAAAACCCGGTGGAAGCTGTAGTCACCTTTCTCCTCTGGGCGCATGAGCGCAAACTCATCCACACTGGCATGCTTCCCTCCCAGAGTGTTGATCCACAAATCCACAGGCGTAGTGCCAGAACGCTCGTCTGGGCACCTCTTCATCGCCTCGATGATAGTCCAGGTATGGACCTCTCGGAGCTTATCGGTCTTGGCTCCGTCAAGCTCCACCTCCATTAGAGAGAAGCCAGCCTGGCGAGAGCTGATCTTGACAATCACCGGGGGCTTTCCGTCCCTTGATGGGCCTGGGATGCCGGAAGTGTCCTTGTACGCCTTCACGTTCTGGGGCTCTATCGAAGAAGCTATCTCGTCGAAGCTGACCAAGCTACCATGAGGCCCCTGCACTGCCTTGGGAGTACAGGAGATGATCTCAAAGCTTATCTCTGAAGAATCAATCAAGAACTTAGTCTCAGTGGCGTTCTGAGCAGAGATGGCACCCAACACAAGGGGAATGTTTCTCACCTCCTTATTCAGATAATCCTTGGCGCGAGAGGCCTGCTTGCCGGTCATGCCAATATGGACCACGCTGCGCTTGTCGTGGAGCATAATCGCCAATTCCACGGCAGAAAGGACGAGCGTTTTAAACGACTCTCTTCCAGCGACCGCAATCAAGATTATCGCACGACCAGACATGGCTGCGTCATACACAGCCCATGCAAAGTCCATGGGACTGCTGGTCGAATGCTCTGACACGATGCAATCAGGAAACCTAAGCCCCAGGAACTTCACGAACCATGCGCTCAGGTGTTCCTTGTCCACACAAGGAGTCATGAGCTTTACCTGATCGTCAAACTCTGGAGGAGGGGATGAGGACAGGCTCACCCCCTGAGGCACAGCGTCTACGATCAGCTCACCCTGGTTATTGCTTTTTTCCACCGCTGGCCTCAATAGTGGCTGCGTCTCTCAGAAGGGAAGCCTTTACATCTCTCGCGTTCACTGACTGAAGCGGAGAAACGGTGGAAGCCACTCCAGGCGCCGCCGAGGTCTGTGCGGGCGCTTGAGGATTATTGATATTGACGTTCAACCACATCCCCGACGCCTGCCCCGGCTGAGGCACAGCGGTCAGTTCTTTCAACAGACTAACCAGGTTACCAAGCTCCCGCGGAGACCTGGGCAAGAACTCGGGCGGCTTGTTCTTCTCTGGGTTTTCCAAATACCTCATCAGGTCCCGACGCATCTGCACACTAGACGCGTGCACCAACTCCATAATCGTCTTGACGGTAGAGAATGCTGTAGCAGACGCATCTTCTAGAACTGAGGCCGACAGTCGCTTTTTATAGTCTCTGCGTCGTTCATCCCATGAATGTTGGACCCGCGCGTAGAGGAGCAATGGCAGATCATACGCAGGAAACTCATCGTGGATGTCCTGGCACGAGTAGCCCAACAGGTAGAGGTGAAACAGATCGTCAGCCCTGGACTGGGCCACTCCCGGCTTGCCCTTGGCTATCCACCCCATCAGCAGGTTCGCCTCCTTTTCGGACAGGCCGAGGCTCAGGAGCGATTCTTTCGAGTACCTGCTCTGCTCCACCGCGTTCGTTGACCCAGACTGAGACACTGTACCTACCTGGCAAAAGACTACGAGCATAGGACTCTACCAGCTGCCCTACCAGGAATGGAGTTCCTACTAGATAGGCAAACATATACAATAGCTTACCAAGCAATGAAGATGAGTCTCTTCCCTTCAGCCCCATTCTGTACAGCCAGGGCCATCTAGTTGAGAACACCATATGAATGGCCGGCCTGGCTCCGCCCCCCGCCTGGTCTGGATCGTACAGCACTCGGATTTTCTCCGGTCGGATACCCTGAGCAATGATGAACGCGAAGATCGCGTCCATGGTGACGGTAGGCATGAAACCCATCTCAAGGAGAAACATCTCCTCAAAAACACGCCTACGAAAGAAGTCTTCGGGCTTCTCTGGCGACGAGTTCAGGCTGGGTGCGCCACTTCCTGAGGCTGACAAAAACATCGACCTTGTTCTCCTGTGACTCGTTCGTCTTCGAGATAATCGTAGCATCACACTGCCTAATAACGGTAGTGGCATCCACGATCCGAGCCGCAAGCTGCCGAAGATGCTTCACATAGTCCGAGGCCCAGAAGTCTCTCAGCTCTTGCGGAGTTCCCTGCCCAACTATCTTACAGTGGTCCCCTTTGGCGACCGCGGGAAAAGTCTCCCTGAATGAGACCTCGATGAACTTCGGCATGCTCTTGATCTCATGGAAGGTGACTCTCTTGGTGGTAGTGTCCAGGATAGATACACCCTTGACCTTGCCAGAGTCGTCGAAGCAACTGTGGTACGGAGTGCCAACGTAGACGAACTTCTTGCCTAGTGGGGACGTCAGCGCTTGGGATTCATGGATATGGCCGCTGAATACTCCAAAGAGGTGGTCGATGCACGACAAAGGTACGGCCTCTTTGTCCACCGCACCGGATGGAAAGACCGCGCCCTCAGCTGACTGATGGGCCATCAAAATGACCCCCGGAGGAAGCTTCTTGGCCTCCTCCTCAAACCTGCGGCCGTCTCTCATGAATGGGAAACCGTACACTGGTATCTGGTTCTTATCTACGAAGCTATAGGAGATCGCTCTCGGCGCATCTATTACCGTTATCAAATCGGCGAAAGCACAAAGCGCATGGGGCCCGCTGTCCGCTCCTGCCATATCGTGATTACCCACCAGAGCAACCACCCGATGCTGCGACAGCCGCCCCCTAAGCGCGTTGAATTTACCGATCAGATAGTCGAGAACCTCGACACGAAGCACCGAGAAGGTGTCGAACAAGTCGCCCATGAACACCACGAAATCGGGGCGCTCATTGCGCACTAGCTCTTCCAACTCGTTCCAGAAGGCGTCGTACTCGGACAGCCTTGAAAGCTTGGTATGCAAGTCTCCTACGAGGATATACTTCATATCTTATTGCATGCTCTCAAAAGGGCCATCTGCAAGTCAAGGTTCTCCGAGATCTCGTCCGAGGCCCTCTGGAACCCGATCCACTTCTTCGGGGCTACCGACTTATCCTCGGGATCAAATACCCACTGGGTCATGATCGGCTTGCCCTCGGGATTGAGCGGATGCTTCAGCACGTTCAAGGACGCAGCCAGCATTGCCACCTCGATGCCAATATCCACGACGCCCTTGTCGTAATCGATCTTGAACTCTGCGTCCCGAAATGGCTTGTCCAGATTGGCCTTCTCGACGCGCACGCGAATCGTATGTCCGGTCTGAAGCTGCTTGTCGTTAATCATCGCCATCTCAGGATCGAATGACTTGCTATCTTTGGAGGTAACACGCTCCACCAGAGCCATAGTCTCGTAGAAATGACGCAACGCCTGCCCGCTGGGCACCGTATACTTCTTGTTCTGGTACTTCACCTCGTCAGCGTCCATGTTCTGGTTCACCTGCTGAACGCCAATGTGCATCAGATCATACTTGCGGATCACGGGCGTAAGACTGCGGAATGCCGGGTTCAACACGCGACTCAAGTCGCCTATGGTGTAGGCCTCGACGGTCTCTTTCACTTGCTCCTTAGGAGCCTGGATGCCCTTGATAGAGTCGATGACGATAGCTCTGTAGGGCGCACCTTCCGCAAGGGCAAACTGAAGACCTGGGCCATCAGTGGTGCCGTCGCTGTTCACGAACCTCTCGTCCTTGGAGACGATCCAGTCAAACACATCCTTAGTGGTGTTGGCCTGTCGAAACAGCGTACGCGCCGGGTCTACCCCCAGATTCCTGGCGCGTTCTGGAGTAACCGGGCGCATCTCGGTGGTGATATAAGCGACCAAGGCTTCCGGGTCCATGGCCTGGATCGACCCACAGCCCATCAATGCGATGAGCGATTTGCCAGATCCCTCTGGTCCATACAGGCACAGACTGTAGCCCTTATACAGGCCGCCGCCCAGGGCCCAGTTAAGGGAAGGGCTAAGGGTAGGCACTCGAACCTTCGGCAGCACCTTCTCCCCCGAGATGTTGTGCTCGCCGCGAGACATCTTCGCAATCCAGTCAGTGGCCATTACTTTACTCCCCATCGCCGATTTGGCGATGTATCACTTAGCGATGTATCACTTAGCGATGTATCACTTAGCGATGTATCACTTAGCGATGTATCACTTAGCGATGTATCACTTAGCGATGTATCACTTAGCGATGTATCACTTATCATTGCTAGGCGCGCCAGATGACTGGCCGGCACCAGAGGGTGCCTTATCGAAAATCTTCTTGGCGTCATCGTGCGCCTTCTCGAACGAAGAAAGCTTGGAGTCGAGATAGGTCAACAGGGCCTTATAGTAACTCTCAGCCTCGCGGGCGCGAAGATAATCAGCATCCGAATCCGCCACCTTCTCGCACGCAGCCTCTGACACCTTTCGGCCGATCTTCTCCAACAGCGCGGGGGCCTTGTCCAACTGAGCAGCTGCATGGGCCTTCTTGGCTAGGTCACGGCATTTCTCATACTTTATAGCCACCGCGGCGCGAATTGCTGCAGTTTCCTCACAGGCCTGAAGGAAAAGGTACATGTACATTGGGCCAGAGATCGTGTTGATCGTAGTAAGCTCCTCGATCAACGAGCTATACTGCATGAGTTGCTGCACCTCGGCGGGGAACGCTGGTGCGGGAACGGACTGAGGGATAATAAACGCGTTATCCCCGCCGAGAGATCGCTGCGTCACCGTCACGACAGCGTCTTGCTCTGCTTCCTCTGCAGCAAACTTTTTTACCTCTTCTGACATTAAGCCTTCTTCTGAGAGTCTCGAAACTTCGCGGCCTTGGCCCGAGCCTCAGCGATCTTGTCGCTCGCCGTGACAGTCGGCGCGGCGACAGGGGTCGGCGCAGGGGCAGGCGCAGGGGCAGGCGCAGGGGCAGGCGCAGGGGTCGGCGCAGGGGTCGGCGCAGGGGTCGGCGCAGGGGTCGGCGCAGGCCCATCTCCCAAAGTAAAGGACGGCTTCCCAGGAGCCTGCTCTTCAACCTCTTGCTGCGCCCCACGAGAAGGAACCGGCGCCCCCTGCAAGATCGCCTCGAACTGGGCCGGGGTGAGCGGATCGTATAGATCATGCACATCCACCAGCGGGCCCGCCTTGGTCTCGCCCTTCAGCTGGGCGATCGCATCCTTGATGCCTTGAGGATTCTTGTCCTTCATCTCGTCCACCAGGTTGGTGAACTTAATGCGCTTCACGATGGTGCCGTCACTCTCCACGGTTGAACTCTCCTGGAAGGATACCGAGTACTTGGTATCCAACATCTTGCCGGTCCGGGTAACCACAAACCACAGACCGCGAGTGATGCTGAGCGGGTCGATCTTGTAGTCGTTCCACGCCTGAAGCATCAAGGCCTGAAGGGAGGTGGGCGGCGCCTCGTCTTTCTGGTCGTCGCTGCGGCGGGAACCCCCCTGGACAGCCCAAGGCACTTGGGCGACCACGATATCACCATTGGCCAGGATCGCATTGTAGTAGAACTTATTGTCCGCGCGGTACTTCTTCACGAAGTTGTTGGCCTCGTCTAGGGCGCATTGCTCATCCGGAGCCAAGTTGCCACCATTGGCTTTCTTGGTCTTGTACATGGCCGCAGCCGTATCCTGATGCTGCTTAACCTTCTCACAGAGCGAGCAGTCAAAGCCGTCATTCGACGGACAGTAGACCGGGCGCTGCTTGCCGCGCTCATCCGTAAAGCCGAAGTGGACCTTGTACTGCTTGAACGGACGGCGATTCGCCTTGTCCCCGTAAGGAGGAAGGAAACGAATCAGAGTCGTCCCCTCCGGGAACTTGAAGTACTTGCTCTTGCTGTTGAACGAATCGAGATCAAACGAAAGACCTTCTAGCATCTCACTCATCTGTGTTCTCCTTTATTTCTTCCTTCGGCGTCTCTGGCTCTACCTGCTTCTTGGCCTGTCTTCGCTTAGGACTCGGCCGCTTCTGCTTTGGCTTGCTGTGCGCCTTAGACTTGCTATTAAAGACATCATCCACCACGTCTGTCAATGACGTTCCTTCCTCGATGACAATCTCGCTATATGAAGGCGGCAGATCTCCTTCATACTGAAGGACCTTCTCTCCTGACGCAGCGCGCGGAATCAGCACTACGTAACGCGCGCGCGAAGCCAAATTGTAGTGGGCAAGCGTCTGCATGAACTCCTTGAGGTCCAGCCCCTCGATTGAGACCAGCACTCGCTTAACCGGCTGAGAATAGTAGAGCATGTCTACGGCATTCTGGAGCAACCACCCGTCCTTGTGTGGGCTGTACTTGCTCATTACGTTTTGCAAATGCTTAACCCCGTCCTGAACAGAAGTCTTGTTGAGGATGTTGTTCGTAGAAACCCTAGACAAATTCATGTATGCGGCGAACACGCCCAATGTACCTTTGTCTAGGGACATCTCGCCCTGCATATCCTTGTCCGAGTACAACCCCAGGCTTTCCATCGAAAGCCCAGTAGCTTTGCTAACGGCCGACAAGAACCACTGATCTGCATCTACTACCTTCACCTCCGAAGGAGCGGCTGCTGTGAGGCGCCTGACTGCCTGACGATTGCCCAGGAGTATAATCACCTGTGTATCTGATCTCAGCATTATGCCCCCTCTGAGAAACTAAGCACCCTGTGCGGCAGTACATACGGCACAGAAGTAGCTGGGTCTGGAACCCGCACCACGGTCGGAGCACTCAGCTTGCCCAACTCATAAGACCTTTCTTCGATCATCCGCACAGAATCCGTCTCAAGATCGTAAGCCAGAATCTCGTCCTTCACCGTAGAGTCAAAAGTAACTAAGTTCTCCAGCTTACGGCAGAAGATGCCCTCAGCATTCTGGATCGAGAAAAGCGGGTATGCCTCTGGCGCACCAATCACGTACCACCGGATCGCCTGGCCCTCAGGGCAGTCCTTGGTTGGCACACTCAGCAGCAGTGACGACAGAACGTAGTTCTTGTTGAACTGATGCTGGACCGCTTCTTTAACAAGAAGCGCCAACTGCTTTGATGCTATCTTATTGGGTTCGATCATATGCTCAAGGTCCTCACTCCGCGGAAAAAATCTACGTTCATGGAATACCCAGAACGACTAAACGCCGACGCTTTCACGCTGCCCACCACAAACACTATGTCAGTCTTGCTCATCTTAATCAACATCGGCTTGTATCTCTGATAAGTATCAGGCCACATTACGCACTCTAGAACTTCCCCACCGCAGTCCACCTGCAACTTACACGCAGTCTCCTGCGTGCCCTTCTTCTTGCTTTGATAAGTCCACCCCTTTACCTCGGTCAAAATGCCAACCCACCCAACCGCAGAGTGGTAATCAGCCGCTCCAGACAAATTCTCCATCACCAAAATCTCTTCCTGGCGCATCCGGAATCGAACATCCTTGTGGGTGTAAATGAAGCCCTTGGTGCTGAGCACCTCCTTGAGGGCCACCAGCGGATGAAAGTCATAGAGCGACAATCTGCGAATCTTCTCGGTGTTCAGCCATACTAGGTCGCTGATGCCTGGGTCTAAGTTAGCATCTTGAATCTCTTCAGGATGGGACTCCATCCGAGCTAATGCTGCCTCTAAAAGCTCTTCCCCCATCTTGTCTCTGCCCGCCTTAAGTCCAGACACGCGCTGCAACCAGAAGTACAACTCCAGCATGTCCTTCTTCTCCATGTCAGGATGCAGTAGGTCGAAGCAGCCGGACAGCACCAAGTCCTTGAACACTCCAGAAGAGATCCGGGTCCCCCTAGTCCTGCAGAAAAAATCCAAGATAGAAGAAATAGGACCCTTCTCGCGGATCTTTTGCAAGTCAGCGCGGGACGCCTGGCCAAAGCCAAGAACTGCGGCAAGAGGGGCATCGATGGTCTTGACGCCGTCCTGTTCCACTACCTCAAAGGTGTGGATGGGTCCATTCACGTGCGGCAGGCGCATGTGGTCCTTGGCCGCGTGAGAGTAGCCCTTCTTTTTGATATCAGACACGTCAGAAGCGGAAAGAACCGCAGCCCACCACTCAACCGGAAAGCGCTTCTTCAGGTACGCGCCGATATAGGCAGCAGAGCCGTACGCTGCGCTATGGGCACAATTATGGGCCACAGCGCCTGACTGCAGGATAAAGTTGTGAGTGCCAGGAATCTCCAGATCGTAGACTCTCTTGACGCCCAAGCTCTTAAAGGAGGTGACTTTCACTAATGTGCCATCAGCTCTTGCAACTACTGGCGCTTCCATTACTTCTTCGACATCGACAATCAATATCTCATAATTATTGGAGAGCACTTCTTTAAGCGTCTTCCAGCCATGATTAGTATAAAATCTATGGTCTTCGGTGGCCTGAATCTTATTCCCGTTTTCTAAAACAATTTCAAAGACTTCCTTCTCCCCCATAAAGGCCCCGTGGCTCGGTGTCACATAGGACACTGCGTGGGACTCGTTTAAGGTAGCCACCCTAAACTTCTCTGGCGCACTGGCCACAGTACGCATGGGCACCAGACCCTCGTCTGTCACAAGCAGCTCATCGCCATCTATGCAGTTAAAAGAGTAACGCGATGCGGCAGTGCAAGCGTCGATAAACGTCTGAACCTGTACATCGTTCCATCCACGGGCCGCCAATTTTTCTCGGATCTTGGGGAAGTGCCCCTGCACCTCCTGAGCCTTCTTCTTGGCGAGCACCTCGCGGAAGTAGTCAGCATCCTCGGGAGAATAATCAGCCAAAATACTGAAGGCTTTTTGCAGCTGCTCCTGATAGAGAATAATTCCATAAGTCTCACTAGTGAGCTGCTCCATGTCTGGATGGGGATACTTGACCGGGATCTCGCCAGCCCGGCGCTTCACGTAAGCCTCGGCCATGGTCAGCCCAGGCTCCACTTCAGCGTCAAGCGGGCCGGGTCGAACAAGAGCCACCAAGGCGCTGATGTCCGCCACAGAGCGCGGGGCAGTACGCCTACAAAAATCCGTCAGCAGGTTGCTACTGATCTGGAAAAGCGAAGCAGTGTCGCCAGCACTGATCATGTCAAAAACGTCTTTCTCTTCAGGCAGATTGTACACATCAAGTTCCAACAGAGAGCCGTCCGGCTGACGAATCGGCAAAATGGTCAAGGGGCGCTCAGATCGCAAAACGGTGAATTCCTGTCCGTTCACGGTGACCTGCTCTGACCAGGTCTTCCAACCTGCATCCTTGTGAATCAGCCAGATGCATCGTGCCACATAGGCATAGAAGGTGACCGTCAACTCGTCATACTTGATGAGTCCCGACTTCTCGACATCGTTCGCGGTGTACTGAGTGCACAAACTGCCGCTGATGTAACAAGTGGGCACCACCTCGCTCACCGGCACATCCGACACGACAATGCCCGACGCGTGGCGACCAACGCTGCGTGGTATGCCCAAAAGCTGGCGCATCATGTCGAAAACTGCAGGACGAGCTTCAAGCCACGCCTTCAGCTCCGGCATGGTGTCAACTAAACCTTCATGGACGTTCTTGTCCTTGTCTACATAGCCCAGGAGGAAGTTTTGATCCATGACACCCATGGGCGTATTGGGGATCTTGTGGATGAACTTCTCATCTTCCTTAGAAACTTGGCCCTCGAAGAAACGAAGGGCATCCTTAATGGCCATCTTGATCTTCAAGGTGCCGTGGGTGCTAATCTGAGCGTACCTATCTCCGTACTCCTCCTTCAGCTTTTCTAGCAGAAGATCGCGATCGGACCAGTCAGAGTCGATGTCAGGATACTTACCGCGTTCGATGCGGGCGCGAGACAAAAAACGCTCGAAGGGCAACTGCCACTTAATCGGATCGATATGGGTGATCTTCAGCAAGTACGACAGAAGACTGCCGCCGGCAGAGCCGCGGCCGATGCCATGAAACAAGCCCATCTCTCTAGCCCACGACCCCCACTTCTCCTTGAACAAGAAGTACGGCAAAAAGTTTAGCTTCCCATTCTCCACGATGATCTCAAGTTCCGACTGAAGCCGTTGTTCATAGACCTGATTTCCCCACGGCATGCGACCGTGCTTGTTAATCAGGTTGTAGACCAAGGTATACTGCTGCTCCTTGGGGCTAGACACAGCCGCAGTTATCTCTTGCGGGATCTCCGGTTGAACCTGATGGTAAGAAGTTTGAATCTTGATGTCCTTAGCCAGGTCGGCGATCGCGTGATTATTTTCTACAGCCTCCTGGAACATCTTGCGGTTGTCCTCGTCCTCGCCGTACCGCTCGCGCCAAAACTGCCACGCCTCATTAGTCGTGACCATGTGGTACGAGTTGTGAAAACGAAAGCCGCCCTCCTCTCCCTGCGACAGAATCGCGTCCTGCAGCCCCTTCTGTTCGGGCTTCACGAAATGACTGTCTACCGTGAGTAGCAATGGCAGCCTCTCGCGCTTCGCAGCCTCCAACACAGCCAAATTCGCCGTACGCTGAAGATCTCCATCAGGTGACAGGTCAGTACACTCGATCTCTTCGAACGAGTTGGTCTTCTTATTCCAATTGTGAGTCACGCAATGGGGCATTATCTCTAGGTACAGGCGATCCTTAAAGATGGCCCTGAGCTTGTTCACATACAGATCAAAACCCTCGCGCTCTCGATTGAGAGTAGCCTTAGCTAGCGGCCCGATGAGGCAGCCAGAGGCGCCCACCAGACCCGCGGAGTACTGAGCCAACTCATCAAAGGTAATGCGCGGCTTGGCCACGCCGAATTTCGATACCACCCTGTCTTTGGGCGTCCAGATCTTCTTCTTATCCTTGCGCGAAATGCCGAATAGCTCATCTTGCTGCCAAGAGATTGAGCCTAGCTTCATGAGATTCTTGTAGCCTTGCTCGTTGTAAGCCCAGACAGTCACGTGACAGTAGTCGTAGATATCGGCCTGAAAAGGATGGTCCTTATCGGGCACGACGTAGAACTCACAACCGGGGAGTGGAACAACCCCGGCTTCCTTGGACTTGCTGTACAATTCCAACAATCCAATCATCCACCCGTGGTCCGTGATGCCTAGTGCTGGGGCTCCATTGTCCTTACACCACGTGAGGTACTGGTCGATCGTGCTGGCGCCATCAAGCACGGAATAAACTGTGTGCGCATGAAGAGGGCACAACTGAAGGCTAGTGGGGAACTTCATTGAAGATAAAGTATCAAGGAGCGCGCTGCGTCAAGTCAACCTTAAGTTGACTCATCATTATGAGAAGCCGATGAAACACGCGGAACGTGTTGACGGCGTCGTCGAGGCCGTCATGCTTCCGACCTTCAAAGACCATGCCAAGCTTAGTCATCGACTTCGCCAGCCCAGACTGCATCTTCTGGCCGGTGGCCATCCTGTACACCTGATAGAGCTTCTTGACGTCAAAAACCGTCTGCCCAAAGGCAGGTTGCCTTATTCCGGCCTGCCGGACCAGCAAAGAGGCGTCATTGCCTCCCCAAGTGAAAAGATTGCGGATCGTGTCCTCTCTCCTGACCAACTCTGCGACAGACTCGTACGCGACTGCCAACGGCATTCCCGCGCTGTCCAGCTGATCTTGAGTGATCCCCGTCAACTTGGTGATTTCTGCGCTCACGGTTTCTTCCGGCGGCAGGCGCACGTAGTGCCGGCGCATCTCGCGGATCTCACCGGCAAGGGGATCTCCCCAACACGCGCCCACCTGAATTATGTTCCCACTGGGTTGATTCATCTCTAGATCCAAAGACACTATGAATTTCTGCTTATTCAATCGCGCTCCTTACTTGTTCCCCCACGTGGGTCAATACCTCTCGGAGTGCCCGCTTGTGGCTCGTGTGGCGGTTCAGGCCGGAAGGGTGCGGAAGTCTCAGGTGAGGCACTCCAGCCCTAGTCAGGTCTCTGCTCACCAAAGAGCCCAAAGCGACCACAACCTTGGGGCCATAGCGCCGGATCTCTCCATATAGCCTTAGGCGCTCCTCGCGCCGCAGTGCCCGCGGAGGGCCGAAGTCTCTCAGCGCGTTCGTGACCAAGAAAGGGCGACCAGACAGGCCCATCTCTTCTGTCCAGGACAAGAGCACTTCCCACGAGCGAGTTCCCACCAGGGCCCTGCCCGCGTTCTGCGAGCCCTTGGGGTTCTGAGCCACGAATACGATGTCGTAGCGCTCTGTGGGCCGAATTCTCATCCAACCCTCTGGGGCAGGGGGCCATGCATCGCCCTGCCGGCCTTGATGAGCTCGGCCAGGCTCGGGCGCGCCAGGATGGGCGCGGTGCGCTGCGTATTGCGAATACGAATGAAGCCCAAAATCTTGTGTTCCTGATTCACAAAGCCCGGGGAGTGGCACCGGCCCACTTCCTGCAAAAACAGCCCCTTCGACAGGGCGTCTTTGTGCTTCTTCCAATTGCTCTTCAGATCCTGCTTGGCGGACTCCTTGTCACGGCCGATGCCGTAGACCGTGTGTCCGGTCAACTTGCACCGCTTTTCACCTCGGTACGTAAAATCTGCTTGCTTTTTCATGTCTCGCTCTCCTCCGTTTCGACATTATCGATCGCGTACTCGGCGCCGGCCGAGTCGCACAAAGCAACAACCTTCCCCATCTTGAGCCAATCCAGCGTCACTGTCGGCTTCCCTAGGGCGCAATGAACATCGCCTGCGTCACGTTGATATCCAGAATCTTAGAAAGCTTGTTGCAGACCTTGATGCGACCGTCTGCCTTGGTCTGAATAAGAATGGTCTGCTGCATGCTTGAATAGTACCAGCGGTGACAAACTGCGTCAAGCCTCGATGAGGAATGTGCTATCCCACACCCGCTCCGCCTTCTCCAGGGCTTCCTGAGCCTCCTGATCGGTACACTCGCCCATGTCACCCCTCCCATCGGGGGGCAGCAACCTGTACACTTCGACACCAGCTTGCAAAAACCTACTACACAGCTCCTCGGCCTGCTCCGTAGCGTCTTTGTCTACGCCTATGTAGACCTGCCTAGCGACTGACAAAATCATGTTCACCTGCTCGTCCGACACGCCCTTGCCCATCGAAGCCACGGCTCCGTAGCCTGGCTGATCGGCCTTTACGCAGTCAAAGGGGCCCTCCACTAAGACAATGCGGTCATGCTTTGAGGCTCTGTCCCAGTTAAGTAGAAACCTTCCCTTATCTACCCCAGCCATAGTGAGCAACCGCATCTTCTCGTCCTTGAGCGGCGGGATGCGCCTAGCCTGCCATCCATATGTGATGCCATCTCTCACAATCGGGAATACCACAGCGTGCATGGCTGCATGATACCTCACGTCGTAGTAGACCATCTTCTCAGGAGTCATGCCACGGGACAGCAGGTAAGAAAGGGCCGCGTCACTGTTTTCTGCAGGAACGAAATCCATGCCCAGCAAGATTGGCCGAGAAGGAAGGTCATCCTCTCGCTCTCGCTTCTTGGGCCAAGGGTCCGGGATCATCTCCGCGGAAGCTTGGCCAAGCCTCTTCTCGACGTCAGATACCCGAACACCCATCAAGGCTGCTGCGAGAGAGTAGAAATTCCAAGAGGCAAGGCACTTAAAGCACTTGGCAAACCCCGACTCTTTACGAACATAGCAGTGATTGCGCTTCCCGCACTCAGGACAGTCCAGGATGAAGCTCTTCTGATTCTCGCGAGGAGAAATCTCCGCCTTCTCAAACAGGATCAGCAGGTCGTCCATCAAGCTCATCGGCCCACTCCTCTGCCGACCTGACCAGGTCGTCTATACGCCCTTCCAGCTCTGTCTGGTCCAGCCAGTGGAAGAACAACCTGACGGTAGTCTTGGCCCACTTCGCAGCAGCCAGATCTACCTTGTGAGCCACCAATGCCCTGGAGAAGGAAGGGGCCGCATAAGACCTAATCTTGCCAGACTCAGCAAGTAGCAACCCCACGCAAAACATAGCATCGGCAACTGCCACAAGAAAACCTTCCCGCTCTGGAACAGCAATAAGCTTGCGCTCTCTGTCCATGTAGGAAGACTCAGCAGAAACAGTTTTCAGAGTGAATTCTGGAGCTGCGCTAGAGACTATGCGCTTCAGCACCTGAAAGCGCTGAGTCATCTCCAGGCTCATGCGTCAAACACTCCGGCGTCCTTCAGCTCCTTCAAGAGGATCTTCTTGCGATTCTTAAAGGTCTTGATGGAGTCCTTGAACGGTCCCTGAACGTAATCCAGCTGGTTCTTGGCATTGATGATCGCGTCATTGAGCTTAACCTCCTCCGACGCGTTCTCGATTTCATTCTCCAGCTTAACGATGGCGTTCTTCTTCTGCTCGACAGTCATGCTGGCCACTTCGGACAAAAACTCCTGGGTCACTCCGAAAGGCAGCTCTTTCTCTTTCGACTTCTTGGCCATAGATTCCTCCCTTTATATCACCTCTAAGCGTCTTGCAGTCTCGGGACTGGATGCCCAATTCCTGGTTTACGCTTAGAGGCGGTCAACTACTGTACCACGGGCTCTCAGTTAATCATCACCCAAGATCTTAGCTGCGAGATCGCACAACTCATGTCCAAAAACTCGACTATACTCAGGACCTATCCCGTATCTTTCAAACCACTTCCTTGAAATCAGACCCCAGGCGTAGTGCTCTCGCCATAGCTTGACCACTCGCGCCTGTTCGATATTCATAGTGTCTAGTGCAAGATACCAAGAATTTAAATTCACAACACCCTCTTGTCGGGAATCAGGCCCTGCTCAACCGCAGCAGCTTGCCCAATGTGCTCCACCTTCTGCTCCACCTTGGCTTCACTAACTCTCCTATCTCGATCATCAAGCAGCTCTTCTGTCCTAGCCACACGAGAGCGATTCTTAGCGTAGTCGATGGTCTCCATCTCGTTCATCATGGGGGGAGACAAACGGCGAGTCATCGAGCCACCACAGTCACAGAGCTGGGATTCGTTTCGCTGCTCAAAAGCCAGCTGAAACGAAGAGCCAGTCTGGCACGCATCACACTGAAAATAGTAAAGAGGCACGCATCACCTGAGTTGAGAGGCTCCCCATACCGCAAACCCCGACAAAAGAACCCCCATGAAAACCCCCAAGTAGAGCTTCAAATTCCCCGCGTCCCGCTCCTCTTTGTACGCTGTACGAAAGTACTGAGAATCCTCAGCCCACGTCTGGATCATCTCCGACTGGGTCTTGATTCGCAGATCCTGGTTCTTAATCAGGCTGTCCTTCTGCAGGTCGATCTCCTGAAGGAGTTTATAGTCCTTCAGCTCTTTAACGACGCGCTGGTCGTAGGCCTCTGAGTACCCGATGCGATCGCAATCGGAAACTCGATCGCCCACCTTGAGCCGGATAGCGTTCGGACAGTCTCCCCAGGCAAGCAATGGCAGCATCATGAACACCACGAAGGGTCGCATCTCTACCTCTTGTTGTGGAAGTCGACGGTGTTCTCTTCCGTCTTGATCTCGGCCCGTTGTTTCTCAAGCTGGTCGATGTTCGACTTAATCGTATCGCTCTTTCCGGTCAGTCTGTCAATCTCCTTACCCAGCTCGTTCAACTTCCCGTCGTTAATCTTCTCGATCCTCGCCGCCATGAAACCTCGTAGTATCGATCGGCCGAAGCTCGTAAGGGCCAGCAACAAGATGACGGGAACGCCCACCACCAGCAAGATCTTCAAGTACCACGGAAACGAGTTCCACACTTCCTTAAGCAAGGTCGCCTCCCTGCTCCTGGTAATTGATAGCCCGGATAAGCCCCTCGCTCATAGCACGGGTGCGCTCTTCTTCTTCCGCGTTACGTCGCACAATAAAGCCGCCCAAAGTGATGAGAGTCTTGGCAACCGAGAGCGCATTACCCAATGCCGACGTAATCACCTTCGCGGGATCAGCGATGCCCACCTCATTCCACGGGCCCACTTGCTCGGTAAGCACATTAAAGACGTGCTGCACGCCGGATTTTGCCGTCTTTTCCAACACCGTCTGCTCGATACTGTCCGCATCGAAGCCCGCGTTCTGCAGGACCTGGCGGAAAGGAACTCGAAGAGCCTCGAACAGAATCTGATGATGGGGAAGCATAGGCGCTTCTGGGGCGTACAGGTTGCGGATCTGCTGTGCCAACCACAGGAAGGTGGCCCCTCCGCCTGGAACAATCCCAGAATCAATGGCCGCCCTCACCGCGGAGATCGCGTCCACAAGACGAGCCTGACGCTCCTTAGCCTCAGCTGAGGTGGCTCCGCCAGCCAGAATGACGGCAATGCCACCAGAGAGCTGGCCAATCCGGAACCGGATCTGGCTCTTCGCGTGCTCATTCTCGGTCGCAAGCTGTGCCTTCAAATCGTCGACGCGAGCTTGAAGTCGAGCAGGATCGGGAGTTTCCACGAAAAAGGCGGCGTTGTTCTGGCCGATGACCACGCGGTCTGCGCCGCCTAGATCTTCAGGCTTCGCTTGCTCCAAGCGAGTGCCGTGAGGCTCAAAAATCTTCCCGCCGACGTACGCCGCCAGGTCATGCAGAAACAGCTGCTTGCCGTGCTGCTGCATGTGCATGTGCGTCACGTACGGCACCACGTAGAAGTGCTTGCGGAAGGCTTCTGCCATGTACCTAAGCACAGGCGGGGTGAAAGAATGCGCCACGAACACCACCGGAGGAGGGGGTGAGCCTGTGCCCTGGTACAGACTCGTCAACGCCGTCATGATCGGGATAAGTTGAGCCGAATCGGTGATGTCTCCGTCATACAGAGCAATCAGGGATTCTTCCAGGATGCACTCGCCGCGAGACTGGTTGTTCAAGAACGCCACCTCCGCGGGGCCGCCAATCTCCCTAAAGCCAGTGCGGACAGGAAAACCCTTCTCCATCGTCACCGACGTAGAGTGACCGACTCCTTCCTCGGCGCGCAGCATACCGTCGAGGCCCACTTGCTCCACTGCCTGCACCACCGCGTCAGCGATCGCCTCATCGTGATTGGCGCTGACCATGGCCACAAATTTGATTAGGGCGTTCGCATCCTCAATCTTCTTGTCCTTCACCTGCGTAGCGAAGTTGGTGTTCTGCATCACGAGCAAAAAATCCTTGTAGGCTGAGGTCAGGTCTCGCGAGAGCTTCTCGGGACTGTAGCTCGGATTCGCCTGTAAAAATTCCTGACCCAATCGCACGATCGCTTCCGTCAAAACGATCGCAGTCGTAGTGCCATCTCCCACTTCGTTGCCGGTGCGTTCGCAAGCTTCCCTAACCACGCGAGCGATCACGTCCTGCACATGGCTAGTACCGGAGCCGTAGTGGCGAGCCACCGTCACGCCATCTTTCGTCACAAGCGGGTGCCCATTGGGCAACTCAATAATGACCGTCCGCCCGGCCGGGCCGAGAGTGGACTTTACGACGCCCGCCATGTCCTGAAGTGCGGCCATAGTTACTCGTGCCAGCTCTTTCTTGTCGTATCCAGTGTGCTTGCTCATGTTACTTTCTCCTCGTCGGCAAACGCGTCGCTGTCAACGCGTCCATTACGTACTTCCACCCCAACTGCTGGCACGTCTCTTTTATCGTCGGCATGCCAATCGGATCTAAGACCCGATCTCCCGGCTTCAAATCGGCCAACTGCCCGCAGTTTAGCACTAGCTGCGCCGGAAGAAAACGCCTGTCCCGCGGATCGTTGCGAATGGGCCAATGATCCCCTAGGCACGTAAGATACTCGTCCTCGTCAAACATGTCTGACTTCGACTCGCGATCTTTTTTGATCTTCATCACGGAGGCCCTGTTCATGACGTAGTCATCGGACTTGTAGACGACAAACACAGGCTCCCAGGTGTTCGTGAGCTTGTTGCCTTTGGCGGTGACGATGTGTCGATTTCGATACCAACATGCGATGGTTGCGATGCGCAATCCCTCACTAGAGAAAGCCTCGAACACTTGCTGCATGCTGCCCGGATCGTCGACCATGATGGGCACCACAAAAAAGCCCAGCGCTCGGTCTTCTGTAGAAGATTTATACAGCTCGATCGCTCGACGCAAAGCGTCTAATTTCCCGTATGGGAACCGAGCGATCAACACGTGGGATCGTTCTCGCTTCATATTGACGCACCTTGCGGCATCGGCGCTAATGGGTCGCCAATCAACGACGGCTCAAAACCATGCCGTGGATGGTTTTTAAAATCCAAAACGAAGGGCGGGGCCTTGGCGCCAGAAATTTCGCCATGTATGAACCAGATCGAGACTTGCATTTGCGACTTCACGAAATCTGACTCCTGGTGGAGACACCCACCGAACCAGATACCGAGCCAATGAAAATTACTCGGCCAGAGCACAAGAACTCACTGATCGCGACCGCGATACGCCTAGCGACTTCGCTGATGGTTACGAGCGACTGAACGCCAGAGTATACCTGGGTCAAAGCCGCAACAAAGGCAGGTTTTGCTGTGGTTAACCCGATCGCTCCTCCGCGTTTGTCCAGACCGCCGATGGTCGTGCGGTAGCTTGAGCTAGACTTAGAAGCCATCGTCTTCGTCCATGCGCGAAGGTAGTGGGCGTTTACTGCCACGGAGAATCTTCGCGCAAACTCCTCGTGGGTTCCTAGCGCGTCACCATGGTTGAAAACCTGGCACAAGTCAGACTCCAGCAAAGACACGGTTGCGCTCATCCCGGGGCCCGGAGGGCGTTGGTCAATGCCCCCGTTGCCTGGTCCGGTAAAGCCAGAAAACTTTACCAACTCAAAAGCCTCGCAGGAAACTGCGTAGCGATGCACAGCGTCGGCGATTCTTTCTGCCTGTTGTCTTGCGGAGTTAAGTTGCTTTACGTCGGAAAAAATTCTAGCTAGGTCTTGCTGCAGGATGGCACGGGCTGCTTCGGCATTCACGCAGGGAGTGTACTCTCTCTCACAGGGACAGGGTTCTGTTTATGTATATAGTTAAATTAATGGAGGAATATCATCTTCTAGGTCATTGACCTTTGTCATTTTTTGGACTTTAATTGAAGCCTTAAGTATTTGTTTTTTTATGATCTTTTTCTTAGAGGCAAGATGTACAAGACCAGCTATCTGAGCCTGGGCTTGTTGTTGAGAGAATTTTCCAGAGGGCAGTAAGTTAGGAATTAAATTAATGAATTTCCACACAGCATCGTGATGCTTGTCAAAAAGTTTTCCAACCCTGAGCCCAAGATCTCTTGGGTTGTATTTGGCTGGAGCACTTGTCGCTGCCGCCTTGACTGAAAATTTTACTTCCGGGAGTTCTTCCCAAGAAAAGATTTTCTTATGAGAGAGATCTGGTTCTTCAGGTTGAAGATGATCTTCAGATGAAGAAGTAGATCTAATACTAGATCTATTAATAGATCTTATAGATCTCTCCTGCTCCACCTCCTTCTCCTTCTCCTGGTCTGCTTTGCGGTCTGCTTTGCGGTCTGCTTTGCGGTCTGTAGTTTTCAGACCGCTTTTCAGACCGCTTTTCAGACCGCTTTTCAGACCGCTTTTCAGACCGCTACGCTCATCGAAGCTGTTAGGGTGGAGGAGCTTCATGGCGTATATTTTCTGTTCAATTACCTGCTCTTTAGACAGGCGCATCAAGGACAGGAGAGATTCGTCGACCACTTCGTAAAGGTGGGGAGACCTGCCGTTGCCCGCGTGGGCGATCTTGATGAGGCCCAGTCCCGAGGTGAGGAATGCCAGTAGGGTTTTGTACTCATTGTTATCGAAGCCGGCGGAGTGATTCTCATCCGCCTTAATGCTCCTCGCCAGCGTGCGCCGGGCTATGGTGAATACAGCTCTACGTTGTGTCAAAATCATATTCACTACGCTGACCGCATACACAGAGATTTTGCCAAATTTATCGGCCTGCGAGTATTGACGCCTCAGGTATACGGCCACCGGGTCAGTGTCGGAGTTAGACAGCTTGCGTGTCGCCTTGAGGCAGGCCAAGCTGCCAATGGCTTCTTCAAAAGCGAGGTCCTTCATAGTACTCCTTCTCATTGTTGAGTCTATGGCCCATGAGAGGCCAAGAGCAAGTTTTAAACTTGCGTTGCGCAGCTATCGCCGCGTGCGGTAATCTTACGCCACATGGAAGAGAAGTTCGGAGACAAATGGAAACAGCAGAGGGCTGAGAAGATCTTAGCCGCTATGGAGCAACTACTTGATGAGCGCGCAGTGGAAGATCGCTTATCAGCAGCTGAGGCCAGGATCCGCGGTCAATACGACGCTCTCGTCAAAAAAGAAGCACTGTTGCGTAGTGCAGCGCAAGATCACGCTCTGCTTTTACAATCTCTTCGAGCGAAGATGTCTGAGCTTGGCGACGATAAAGAGCAACTCTTGGCGCTGGAGCAAGAGGCATTGAACGCGCAACACCTTCTGCCGGCACATGACTACTCCAAGTATGGGACTCCTTGTTGCGAGTCACTATTAGCTGCGGCAGATGCCGTTCGAGAGTCTTTGTCATCTCGCTTCTCAGATATTGACTTGGCGGTGAAGGCCGCCAAAGAGTGGGTTCTCATGGATGTCGATGCCAAGCTCCACAAACTTGAAGCTATGTTGAAGCACCTTGAGACCATGGTACCCCCCTCTCGACCTGTGGGGGTTACCCTTACCAAAGATGAAGTGCAAAAAGTTATAGGTGGCACTGTGGAACAGTGGATACTGAGTTTGTCTCCGATCGCTGCAGCAGCAGTGCCCATCCAGAAATTGCTGTCCCTGTCTGAGCAGCAGAAGTCTCTTCTTAGGGATAGACTATTGCCTGATGCCGTGTACAACATGCCGACCTCGCGGCGAATTGCGTACGGTTTTCTCAGGGAGGTCGCGAAGGAAGAGTTTTTGTCCAGCCTCATGGCTCAAATGGAGCAAGGTCCCACTGAAGACCATGAGCCGATTATCCCTATTGCTGAAGACGTGGACGATTGATAAGATGCAAGATGGACGAAAGATTCTGGACATGATCACCGTTGCTGCGGCAGACGCAGCATTCCTGACCAGGCTGTCTGTCGTTGCTGTCAGCAGAGTCGCGTGCTTAATTGCCGCGGTGATACTGGATCAGCTGTCAAGACCTGTCGAGTCTTTGATGGAGATCTTGATTTTATTCTCGATGCTTGCTCTGACGATCCTGTAGCTCATTCCCCAGGAGGGGCTTTTGTCGAGGACGATCAGGCGCATATACGAGAGATATTTTTCTCCACCCAAGCAAAAGAAACTTTCGGGCCCCCGGGCCCCAAGCTCGTGGCGAAGAAATGTCAGAGTGCGATGTCTCAAGCCAGCAGACGTCGTCTGCGAAAGCTGTAAGAAGCTGCAAGCTTTCAAACCAGGCGGAATGTGCGCAGACTGCGCCTCGTTTGACAGACCAATCACAGTAACCAAGCGTCGAGCCTCTTGTTCTAATGAAGGGTGTAAGCGGCCAGTAGGCAAAGGCCTCTCCATGTTGTGTGTCATCCACTACAAGAAAGGGTAGTCAGATTGAAGGTCATAGTGCACAAGGAGTATTGTGAGGCACGCGTTAATGCCCTGGAGCAGGCGCTGGTAGTTTCTGCCTGTTCGTACACCAATAAAAGCATCAGTTACCAGCTTATGCGCGCCAGTAAAGCTCCGGACTATCCAGGGAAGGAAAAGCGCATCGAGGAACTACGGAGCAAGAAGATCGTGCACATGGCCCGCACGCAAGATGGAGTAGTGACCTTCCCTGTGGGCTTACTGAGCCACGTGCTCAGTAAGGTGCCAGCTGAGAGTGTTCAGATGGTCTTTCATCCCTATGAGGCGGTGGAGGGGAGGCGCAGGATTTTGGATGGGGTGCGGCCCAGGTACCTGCGAAAGCCCCAGCAAGAAGCATTCGATGTCTTGATGGTGACCAACCGCGAGCTGTGGGAGAAGGGCGCTTCGATAGCCCCATGGAGAGGGACGATTTGCCTCCCAACTGGAGTTGGCAAGACGCTCCTTGCAATAGAGCTTATCCGTAAGATGGGGCTCCGTGCGTTATTCCTGGTGCCATCAGTGCCCATCCTTAAGCAGTCCATCGAGAAGTTCGAGCAGGCCTTGGGAAAGAAGAACGTGGGCGTATGGGGCGGGGGAAAGAAGAGTAAGGGGTATGTTACCATCGCTACCTACCAGAGTGTCTATGCAGCAAGCGCGGAGGAGTTTTCCTCGGTAGACTTGGTTATTGGAGATGAGGTTCATCATGCGCCGGCCTCTACATTTGAAGAGGTATTTAACGAGCGCCTCAAGAATGCCACCTTCAAGTTCGGCCTAACCGCCGAGCCAGAGCGAGCGGATGGCTCTACGTTGGCAGTATTCGCAGCTGCTGGTGATGTGGTGTATGAGTATTCGGTGAAACAGGCTATCGAGGACGGCTACCTGGCGCGCCCGACCTTCATGGTGATGGACGTAGACCAGACGTATGGTGAATACAAGAAAATAGTGACCAATAAGCGGACAAAACAAGAAACCGAGCATTCCATCAAGGTCAACAGGTACGACGGCTCGGATTCGCTTGAGGCCCACTGTAATTGGCTGTCTGGGAACTTCGCACTGGACGACATGGTAGTGGGGTTAACTCAAGACGCGGTAGCGGCAGGTCAGAGTGTGCTCATAATGGTAGAACACCTACACCACGGGAAGAGACTTAACGAGAAGATCCCTGGCTCTGGCTATGTGTACGGAGGTCTTTCGACGTCGGAGGATCTGTGCAAGTCATTCAATCGTCGCGAGCTGAAAGTGTTGATCGGCACCTCTACTTTGGGCGAGGGAGCAGACTTGGTGCCGGTTGATCTGTTGATTAACCTGCAGGGCGGAGTTGCAAGGGGCGCGGTCAAGCAGTTGGTTGGCCGGGCGCTCAGGAACGACGAGGACGAAAACGGAGTCGCCCGGAAGCCAACTACTACCATATGTGACTTTAGGTTCTTGGGGTGTCAACTGCTGATAAACCAGCTGGAAAAGCGGATCAAGATCTATTCCGAGATGGGAGAGGTGGTATGAGCAAAGAAGAAAAACAAACACCCGGCCAGGGGGCTCTTTTAGAGCTGATTAAATACACCATGGGCCAGATCAAAGATATGGGGTTTAACTTGGCATTGGCATTTGGCAAGCCAGAAGATCAAAAAGTAACCATGGTATCATCTACTGCCGATCTGAATTTCTTGCAACCTGCAATTGCAACAATGATCGACGCGGCAGTTAAGGCCAATAACCCGCCTCTTCAGGCCATGATCGGCTTCTTCGAAGCGTTGAAGGAGAAGTACATGGAGCAAGTTAGCCCCAATCCGTGCGCTCAGTCAATTTTGGTCGCTTTCCCAGAGTTAGCGCGCAAGGTAGAAGAGCTGGGGCATGAGGCTAACCGTGCGAAGCTCAAGATGATGGTGCTGATCGGAGACAACATAGAGGCGGAGTATCGTCATAGCCTCTACTTCACTAAGGAAGAGGCAGCGTCGTTTTTTGGCTTTTTGGTACAAGCACTGGCTCAGTCTGCAAAAATGTCTGAAAAGGAACTCTTCGAACGAGTGAGGCCGAATAAGCCTGACGTGTTCAACTAGTCACCAAGCGTTATTTCCACGCCGGGATGTAGACGGTCGAACCGTCCGACGTCTCCACCTTCAGCCAGGTGTACGGAGCTGTAAGCGTGCTGGCGGGACAGTTAGTTCCGAGTAAAGGGGTTCCAGCGCCAGTAGACTCTGCAGAAGCTGCGGCGTTGACAAACGCCACGCCAGACTTCCACTGCATGCGCCACGCTCCAGCGGTAGACAGGCCAAGTACCGTCGACGAGATATACCCCAGACCACCGTCCGGGTGATTGTTGAAGGAATAGGACGTACGCCCAGGACCCTCACTGTTAATGTTCATGCGCAGCGGTCGGTATACGATGACCTGCCCAGAATCCGTGGCCAAGAAGCGCATCATCTCTTGGATGTTTTGAACGCCAAGATATAAGTTGGCAGACGCAGAAATATAAAGATCCTGACTCGCAGCAACCGACGTAAGACGCCGATTACTGCCAGGCCCACCGGCATCAAATTGCACTACACCAATGCCACCAGCTGAAACGCCAACCGTATCTGCTGCCGGAAAGTACATGCCGGTGTTCGTGTCGGTGTGCGATGTGAACGCGGGGTTGGCCAGCGTACCAGCCGGTCCGAAGAACCCTTCGACCGTAGAACCTAGTCCGGTCTTGCCGTTCGCGTATCCTGCCGCAAAAGCGTACTTGGCGACTACGTGGCTCGGGCGCGTGTCGGATATGGCGTTCGGGGATGAACACGAAAGACCGATTCCGCCACCACCGTCTGACGCCCAACCGAATTGGAAGTTCGAGCCGTAGAGCACCAACCCGTAGTTCGACGCATACCCCATCAGGAACCGCAGGCCGTAGCTGCTGGTATTGGTGATGGACCAGTCGTTCGAGTTAATCATGTGGATACCGGCGTTGCCGGTGCCAGGTACCTGCTGACCGATGTTTGCCGAAAGAAACCCGCCGGTACTGTCCGAAAGCGAGGAGCGACCGCCCAGGATGCGAGACTCGACCTCAGCCGACGGGTCGTATCCAAGCATCGTTTTGCTATTGAGGATGACTTCTTGTCTGTCCGTAGCGGCGCGGTAGGTCGTCTCGAAAACACGGTACCCTTGCGAGAGGGCCGCCATAAAGTCGGCGCCACCAGTCGTGTAGAACGTCAGCCCGGACTGTGCGCTGGTTGCGCCCGACCAAGATAAGCTCGTCGTGTCGGAGCCGCGGACTCCCTGGAGGAGTCCTTGCGGGAAAACCGGCTTCGCGGCGAAAGTCTTCGCGCCCGCGAAGGTCTGTGCCGCGGTACTAACCCCTCCGGGGTTGGAGGCGTCCGCAGGCTGTAGGGTCAAGGTAGAACCACTGACCAAAGCACCGGCTGAGTTGGGAGAGGAACCGAACGCACCGACCGTCGTGACACCACTCGACGAAGAACCCCACGCGACCTGACCTCCGACTATGGTCAAGACCTGTCCATCGGAACCAACGGCGAGACGAGCCAGGACACCAGAACGTCGGACCAGGAGGTCCTCGTTCGCAGTTAGGGTTAATAGCAAGTCCCGCTGCAGGGCAGTCCATGCGCTTCCGCTGTAATAGTTCAAAGCAGCGGTGATGTTGTTGAACAGAAACAGACCAGGAGCGGGAGTGTCTATAGCATCTCTCTGCGTAGTGGTCATAGAGGGCGGCAAGAAACCCTTAGTGGTAGAAGTAAACTGCGCAATGGCGGAGGAATCTAGTGCGCCAGCCCCTATCTTCAGGCTGGCCACTCCCGTCATGTTGTCAGCGTCATCGATCAGGACCCCGCTGTTTTTGATAATTTTGCCGGTAGGCCCGCTGAATCGGGCCACCGCATTGGCAGTGGCCGAGGCAGGGCCGGTAACCATATCAGTAGAGGTAATGCTTGCCCACGCGGTCCCTGTGTACTGCAGTATGCGGTCCGCATAAGTCTCACCCTCTTGGACATCTAAGACATCGCCGTCCGTGGGCGCTCCACTGCCCGCCTGACCTTCGGCTTGGACTTGCCAGGCTAATGCGGTTCCCACCCCAGACACCACATACACTCGGTTGTTGTTCGAGGAAAGGTTGGTGAAAAGTACTCGGTCGCCATTTACGACGACTACGCCGTCGATCGTGGCGCTGGTACCAGTGGGTAGCACAGAGCTAGATGCGTCCAGAAGCCTGACGGGAGGTCTCCATGAGGCTATATTTCTTACAAGGAGGTTCACGGCTTTATCATCGAATGTTCCCGACCCCTAACCAATTTGTGTCCCAAAGAACGTAGTCGAACGCGCTCATCTGCTTGGAGGCAGTGCCTGATCGTTTGATCCCGCCGCCGCCAAAGCGAAGGGCCTGCGTGTTGGGGGGGAACCCAGTGCTGGCCTCAGTAGCACTACAGGCCGTCCCAGGAATTATATCGGTCATGTTTTCGAGCATCATTGATACCGACGCCGAACCCGATCCAGTCGTAATGACAATCGTTGCTCGATACCATGTCCCAGCCGCTATCGTGATGCCAGCCGCCTGAATGGTACTCACGCCTCCATGAAGAACAACCCACCGCGCGTCGTGGTCGCCGTAAGTAAGCCGATCGTAGTCTAGGAAGATCCCAGAAGTTGCATGAGTCGAGCCGGAGAAGGACGTATTGGAAAGTCCGATTACGGTGTGGAAGTCCTGATTCAGAGCAGAGAGTTCAGGGATCCGAAAGCCGACTACGAATGTGTGGGTGACCGCTACCGCAGGGTCCAAGATCAAATTGTCGCCCGAAGAAACCCCCGCTGAGCCCGTGCTAGTTGTGCCGCTAATCTGAGTGTAAACGCCAGGACGTGCGCCCGTAGGTAAAACGGTAGTGAATGAGTTACTGGCGCCCGATCCATTCGAGGCATTTGTCACGACTTGAAGGGTCGGGCTGTCAAAGTCGAAAAACCGCTTGGTCTGGTAACGGTATCCGTAGAACGAGTTCACGGACTCGAAATTGCCGTGAAGTTTATTGATGGCAGAAAGAATTGTGTCGGACCCCGTAATGCTTCCGCGCGTGGACGAGAACCCGGTGATTGTCTTGCCCGTCACGGTAGAATTTGCAATAGATGCCGCAGCCGAACCCGGCCCGATCGCGGTGACGTCGCCCGTAAGCGCAGTGATGTAGTTTCCCGCCGCTTGTTTGGTAGCGATATTGCCATCGAGTTTATTGAACGCAGAAAGGATCGTATCGGTCGCAGCGACTGTCCCGGCGCCTGCGGAGAATCCAGTCAGCACCTTGCTGGTGACGGCGGCATCCGTAAGTGCGCTTATGTCCAGCTTCAGCCCGACGTTACCGACCAGTTTATTGAAAGCCTGAAGAATGGTGTCTGATGCAGCAACAGTTCCGGCTGAAGCCGAAAAGCCAGTGAGGACTTTTGAAATTACGTCAGCATTCGAGATGGGGTTCGTTTTGATCCAGGACGTGCCGGTATAGCCCCAGGTCAAATCTCCGCTTGCAGCTCCCTCCTGCACATAAACAAGATCGCCGTCGGCCGGGGAGCCATCGCCGTTCTTACCGTCGGTTTCAAGAGTCCAGAGCAGCGCGGTTCCCACCCCAGACACCACATACACTCGGTTGTTGTTCGAGGAAAGGTTGGTGAAAAGTACTCGGTCGCCATTTACGACGACTACGCCGTCGATCGTGGCGCTGGTACCAGTGGGTAGCACAGAGCTAGATGCGTCCAGAAGCCTGACGGGAGGTCTCCATGAGGCTATATTTCTTACAAGGAGGTTCACGGCTTCTTAGCTTTTAGTTTTGGCTTTGAATTTAGCCTTCTTGCGACGGGGCGGCTCATTAAGGGTCCGCCTGACTTCTTCTTCGCGCTTCTCCCATTGGGGGGCAAGCCTCTTCCATAGCTTGGACCACACGTCGCTACCATCAGCTTCTTCTAGATTTTCAAGCACGCTCTTCAGCTCAGCGGCTGCGACTACGCCAGAGACGATTTGAACCAGCCACGCGCTTAGCAAAAATTCTCTTTGGACGATGAATGCCACACATATCACCACCAGGTAGTGGAAAAGCTTCGTGATACTTCGCGCTATCTTGTGGCTGCGGATCTGCTCTCCGCGGGCACAGGCGGCCCGTATACCGGTAATCATGTCTACGATCACCAGCACTGCGGTGAAGAACACCACCCTATGCACGGGGGCAAAGAATGCTATGCACAGTGTCAAGGCGCTTAGCGCCTGGTCCTTACCCAGCGTCAGGAGGTCTATGGCTAAGTCCTTGATATGCTTCACGGGTTAGACGTCCTCAAAGTATGCTTCTTGTCTCGAAACGCACATACACATGTTAGCACACAGCGACCAAGAAGCCGTTGGGCCGAACTGTTAGATGGGGTCTAAGTGTTCACTTAAAATGAACAGTGGGCGAGAGCGAACAGTTAAGTAATACTTACAAGTTATAAGTATCTTTATTCTTTGATGAAAGGCTCAAGGGCCAGCAGGTCGGAGCCAGAGAGCTTGCTGCCTTCCAGCTCTTCGAGCGTGAACTGAAGAGGAGGCAGGGCCACGACCACGTCCTTGGCTTCCTCTAGCTTGGCAGTGAAGATCGCTCTGTTTTCTGGACTAAGTTTGTAGTGGGACTTGCTGTCGTCCTCGAATAGGACTTTTCCGTCTTGGTCTTTTTCTGCCAGAGACTCCAAAGTTTTGACGCGGATTTCTTCGAAAGCGCCGACTTCATCTCGCACGGCTTTGAGGAGCCGCTTGGCCTTAAAGGCCGTGGCGATCTTGAGATTCTCGCAATTGCTCAAACGCATGATGGCCTTTTGAAAGGAGAGATCCTGAATCTGGCCGATCGTAATTTTTCCCTGGGCAGATTGCGCCTTTTTGTCGACCTTTTTCGATTCTTTTTCTCTTTGCGCCATGCTTTCTCCTTATTAACGACGATAGGATATTTACAGAAGCGCGACTGATACAAGTAGGCGCGTATGCGCTTAATATGCTTGAAGTTTGACTTATCGGATCTTTTATGGTGTAATGCTGAGCGATGGCAGGGCAAGGGAAATTGAAATGAAAAGCACAAAAACTCAACTGGTTTACTCGATTAAGTACGTAGAGACTCAAGGGATCGAACCTCTACATGTCGAAACAACAGATGATTCGTCATATGCCTATCATCAGGGCCGCTACAGCCACCGACGTCAGGAGATAATTGGCCGGACTTGTTTCTTTTCTAGAGAGGAAGCGGTCAAGGCTGGGAAAAAGAAAATTGAAAAAGCGCTCCGGTCCCTAGAGAAGCGCAAGAGCAAGTTGTCTACGCTTTTGGAATCATTGGAATAGGCGCCCAAAGGGCGCAAGCACAAAGACGAGGAGAGAAGAAAGCCCTACCTGGGCGGCCATTGCGCAATGCTGGCGTAGACTTGGATGGAGGCAGGGGTGAACCGTAAAGACCTGAAGCTTCCCGCAACCCAGATGCGTTATGGGATAACGCTGCTTTTGTCCTGTGCGCTCTTACTGTTGAGCTGCGGTCGAAATAACAATGCCGGGTTCCAAGAGATCCTACCCATTTTTACCGAGCATACGCAGTATGTCTCCATGGGCAAAGTCGCCCACCCGTACTTCGTTTCCTTGGCCAAGGTGGAGGGCAGGTTGCTCGCGGCCAACTACCAGGACGTGATGGACCTAGATGGGCCGAACACCAGGAAGCTTACCCCTGAGTTGTCGGATGGAAGCAGAATTTCAGCATGGGCGCCCACCGGCCTATTTTGGCATCGCGAGACTGAGCTGCTATACGTGGCCAGCTACCCGCACAACAACGTACTGTGGTTCAAGGTTCGGGGAGATTCCCTCGTTTTGGAAGGACAAATTACCCACCGATCGCTCGTCTCGCCTGAGAGCGTGTTCGTAAAAGGCGATCGCTTAGTGATTGGGAGCTACGACAGCCATTCGGTCAGTGTCTTCAATTTGCTTGATGGGTCCTTCTTATGGTCGCAGGATACGCCCAATGCGCACAGCGGCACGATTGTGGGAGATTACGTAGTGGGAACGAGCCTCGGCGATAGGAGTATATCCGTCTGGTCGCTCGCCACTGGAGAGCTGATTAACCGGCGAGTTTCTCGCGGGTGGGAGCCAGGCTCCTTTTTGTGGCCGGTGGCCACGGTGCCTGGGCCCAGCGACGACACTGTCCTGATCTCAGATGCCCACAACGGGATGATCCAGGAATTTACGGTTCCAGACTTAGCGTTTAGATACGTGGTGGGACGAAATGGGCCCGGAAAAGAGAGATGGAATATGCCCTATGGGCTCTTGTTCGAGGGCGACACACTGTACGTAGCATCCACCTACAGCGGGCAGATTATGGAGCTTTCTTGGCCCAATCTTGAAGTCAAGAAAGTCCGCTATGCCGATGGGCTTTACAGGAATAGCTCCGTGGAAGAGCTTCGCCAGGTTTGCGGCTCTAGCCCCGCGCTGGGTGAGAACTACGATGATTACACGCTGCAGCGACCAGTCAGCGTAGCAGGGGAGGTGTTTTACCCTGGATACAAACAGCTCGTGGGCAGAGGCGGGGATTCGCTATGGATCTCTCCCTATTGGTATTTTGTGCACTCGATCGACACTATCGCTGGCCCACTATTCTTTGCGTCTACGAGTACGAAGAAAGCCAGACTTTACGAGTCCCGCTCTTCTTTTCGAGAGATTGAGTTGCCCAGCACTGATTGTTGGCCGTTGTGCGGCAACATGCTGGCGTGTCCGCAGGGCGCGGTTACTTTACAAGCTCCCTGAGCTTTTTCACTTCTTCGAGCAGATACAGCGTCAACAAATCGTATTTCACCGTGTAGGGCTTCATATCAGCGTCCAGGTGAACGATTTCGGGCAGAACTTTGTAAACTTCTTCTGCGATTAGACCCACGCATTTAGGCTGATAGGGAGCCTTCTCTTTTTCCTGGGCGCCTTTATACCAGAATCTCACAGGCTGGAGATCGTATATCCGTTCGGAGCGAATGTCCGTGTAGTCTTCGATGTCTTCTTTGAAACGTCTGGAAGAAGTAGAAATCGCTATTTCGTTACTGCCAGAGATAAAGCCGATTGCGCTTACTGACGCTGTCCTGGGGAATGGGATAGCCAAAGAGGCCTTACCCGATGCCGATGAAATGAACTCTCCTGCGATAGTCGGGGTGCCGTCCGTATCATCGATCACCATATGGATTTCACCCGAACTCTGTTCGTTCCGGAGTTCCAGGTCAGCAGTGCCCATTTGCAGGTAGCCACCGCCAGTGGTGCCCGTCGTGTTGTTTGACAGACGTACCCGACATATGCCGCTCGGGTTGTGGAAATGACCGATTTGAGAGATCTCGGAACCGGCGCTGTTGGTTCCGACTGACATAAATGCACGTACGGTGTCATGATTGAAAGTAGCCACATATGAGCCCGCATCTAGGATTCTTAGCCCAGACCCATCGACGGCGTTGATGTAACTTGAACCTGTGTTTGGGGCAACGATCGCTAGAGTGGCATTTGCGTTACCGCTCACCAGCTTAATGGCACCATCACTGCCAGACGTTGGGCGCAGCGAAAGGACGTAATTCGTATCTATAGCAGGCTGATCACCAAGGGCGGTGACTCCGTTCGAGTTCATGAGCAGTCGCGCATTAGTAAAATTCGCAGCAGCACGACGACTGGACTCAGTGGCATTTGCAGCGTAACCGATTGCGAACAAGCCTGCGGTAGTACTTTTGCCTGCATACCACGCCTCCCCTGTCGCCGAGTCATCGAAGTAAACTCCCGCTCCACAAGTAGCTGAAGTGGTCGCGATCCAGATATCAGCTCGCGTTGAATCAGAGCCGCTGGTGGCTGACGCCACTCTGAGCTGGTTGTAAGTCGCACTGGGCGGAGGGCTAAGTAGTAATGAGACGTACTGATCATAGATGACAGTGGCGGCCGTTCTGTTTACTTCTAGTCCGCGAGCAGTGAAAATGTGAAAATTATTTAGTCCAGAAGCAAAAGTATTAGTGACTCCAATAAGAACCGAGGAGCCGGACGAGCCTGAATGAGATTCAAATACAGCAGCTTTGGGAACCGTCGCGCTTTCGTTTGTAGTGTGCCAAGTGATACCGGGCATGTAGTGGCCACTGGTATACGTGGTAGCTACCAGTACGCCAGGAGTGTTAATCGAGGTAGTGGCGGTGGACGCGATGTCGGCTAAGGTTGCAGTCGAAGAGCGGTTCGCAATGTACTTTGCGGCCGAGAGCAGCATGTTGCCGCTGCCACTATCCGCATTGAATGACAAGATGTTCGTCGAGTCGTCGAAGACGATGGAATCATCCGGACCCAGCCCTTGGATCGATCCCAGTGTGGAGCCGCCGAGGTACTCAATTTGACCCGATGTGTATACCTGCTTATTGAACGGGACAAGCAGCACGCTGCCGACCCGCTTGAACAGCACGAACACGTCCTTATTAGCTTGCGTTTGCGCCGGCGTGGCCGCTCCGACCGTTACGGACGCAGTGCCAGATGACCCGCGGGTGACCGAGATGTACGCTACCTGGCCGTCAGAGAGAGCAATGGGACTCCCCGCGGTTGAGACCGTGTACGTGTTGGCGGTACCATTCTTGGTGTTAATCACATCGAGCACAATGTCAGACGAAAAAGAGACTTGTGTGCCTGACCAGGTCAAAGCAGTCGCCGATCGGAGAATGGCCGAACGATCTTCCTGGTAGTCGCCGAGAGCGTCGGTCAAGGCGCCGACACGCGCCACGATGCTTTGAGCAGCAGTGCCTCGAATATCAGACGAATAAGAAGGTGCCGCAATTTCAGATGCCAATCCAATGTTATTCAAAAGCGTGATGGGTACCGTGTCGCCAATCTCACTGGACTCATTGGCCTCAAGCTCGATACCGCCTCGGACGTACAGGCGCGCGCCTTCACGATACGCAATCCAGTAGTTCAGTTCATTCTGCGTGAAGGCGGCCCGCGTGGCGATCTTGTAGTTTGCAGCGCCCGAGCCTACTCCGCTGTAGTTCTGGTTGCCAGACGCAGGTAGTGTGATGTAGAGCACTTCACCGTCGGCAATGGCGATCGTGGACGTGCTTGCGGTGCCATCCTGGCGACGCAGATTGAGGTCTTGGCTTGTGCCCAATCTTCGAACTTTGGCGACGTTGTCGGAAGAAGAGGGAGAACCAGACGAATCAGTGATTGAAAGCGCCGATCCTGACCAGCTCCACTTGGCTCCGGAGGTGTTCCCCACCACTACGGTGTTGAGCTGTCGCAGGACTCCCGCAATCGAAGTGTCTATGTCGCTGTACCAGTAAGTACCCCCGCCAAGCTCCTTCAAGATGGACATGACAGCATCCATCCACTGCTTGAAATTCACTATGTTTTTGTCACCACCCGCGTACGGAACGTCAGCCGCGGCCGAGCTGGTGGAGGTAGAGGGATTCTCGGCACGCGCGTCGCTCGCCGTGGGGTCAGACGGCCACGTGAAGACGGCGTCTGGGTCCGGAGTGGTTCCGCCGGTTCCCAATCGGAAGAGGAGTCTGCGACAGTCGGTGATTGAGGTCGCCACTCCCGAGCTATTCGTCACGATCTTGTACAGCGGAATCTTGCCGGAGGTGAAACCAGAGGTGTTGACGGTGATCGAGAGCTTCAAGTAGATGGCGGCGTCGACCACGTCCTCATACTCTTCCCCGGCTCCGGACGAGCCCTGCGGATTCACGAAGACGCGGGCTTCAGGCGCGCCGGTCTCCGTACTGAGATCAAGCTCAAGGTAGTTGGTAGCAGAGGCGGAGAGTGCGACCTCGATGTCGTCTTCGTTGCCCGCGCTGACGTAGAAGCCACGCGCCTGCGTGGCTGCCTCTGGGTGGAAGAGCGCTGCATCGCTGGCCTTGATTTTCACCGGTGTAGAGGCGGCGAACAGATCGGAATAGTTAGAGAGCCGGAAGCCGCCCAGGATGTAGCTCGTGGGCGAGTACACGCCCCTGAGCAGGTAGTGGACGTCGGTCTGCGCGTATGCCTCGATGGATTTAAGATCCACCAGGTCAACGCGTTCGTTCTCGTACAGTGCTACTCGGGTGAGGACCAAGACTTTGACTCCTGACTACATCTTAACACTAGGACACTGAACCTATGGGGTCAGAGGCGTAAAGGCTCGGACCAACTGACCAAATACGCGACGGCTCTCTCACATCGAACCTGTAGAAGACTCCCTCGGCCTCCATGGAGACAATCCACTCTTGGAGCCTTTCCCGGGCTTTTCCAGAGCCAAAAGCATAAAAACCGCCCTCGTCTCCGGTGCTGACTGGGTAATAGGCAGTGTTCGACTGGGCGTGGCGCACTAGGGCTCCGGCCGGATGTGAGTGCGTAAATCCGCCCGGGATTTCCACCACTAGCTGTGTGGTGCCCAGTTTCGCCGTGTAGCGATATGGACCATCCTCTCGCCCTGAATTGCCCTCTACCACCAGGTAACCTTGGTCTGGCCATGCTGAGACATCAGATACCACCAGGATAGAAGCGAAATCTCCGGCCGATACTGGCGCAGTCAGCGTAGCACTAAGCTCCGTCAGCGCCCTGCGACTCGTGCGGTCGTATACGTATCCGGTCTGGGGACCCGCTGTGGTTTTTGAGGCCTGACCCGCTCTTACTTCGTAGCCAACCAAGGTAGATGGGTCAGGAAACACCCCAGTGAGCTGGTTCCCGGTCTTTCCTGTGTACTTGAAACGTTCTGAGTAGGCGACCACTTGGCCAATGTCTGTCGCCGGCATGGTCGGGGTGACGTTCTGTAGTTGGTTGCCAGACTTGCCGCTGTAGTAATACCAAGCGCGCGAGGCGCGGGACCACACTGCCCCCTTGGTTGGGAAGCCGCCTGCGTCCTGCAGTGTGATGGTGGTGGCCGTCTGCGCCGTGACGGCCGAGCTGGCTCTGATCCTAGATCCAGCCGGAACTATAGCCCCAGACGAAGGGAAGGAGGTGGCTAATTTTATAGTCGCAGTGGTTGAGGTAGCAGAGAGTACGGTAGACCACCCCCCTTTGTAGTAGTGGCGAGAACTTGGCACTCCGTCCAACTTAAGGAGTGGGTTAACCGGCAGTACCACGCGAGTCTCAAGGGGAGAGGTGGACAGCACAGCCGCGAAGGAGTCGTGCAGGAGTACATTGTCTGCGACGCTTTCATAGAAAGTCATGGCGTCCGCAGCTGAGGTCGATGCTGACTGAGGCAGCCCCACCTGATTGCGGACTATGAGCGCGGTCTCCGACAAAACCGTTGTGACTTCAAAAGTCCCACAGTTTCTGGCATGTAGGCCGCAATCAGTGCGGATAGTTACCAAGTCGCCTTCTTTAACTCCTTGAGTCACAAAGAGCGGAGAGGGTCCAGAGCTTGCGGTGTAACGCATGAGATCCGAGGTGCCTTCCCGGGCGATAGTCCACGTGACACTCCCCAGCGATATCGGCCTGGGGGAGTGAAACTTAAGGCGCGATTGAGCGTTGCCGGCCTTGACTCTGATGAAGGCGGACGACCCCTCTGTGCGGGTGTACAGAATCAACACCTTCTGTCCTGTGGACGGGACAGTATTGACCGCCCCTCTTATTTTGCCGCCAGACCTTACCGAGAACACCCGAGCAAGTTCCGCGGCAGTCGCCGCTCCAGGCGACTGGAAGTCTGCCGAGTCTAGTCGGATCTTTACGTCTTCACCGTCAACCTCAAGGATGATGGTGTCCCCATCAGTGATGACGTAGGGCTCAAAGGACGAGGTGGTTACCTTGGCCCTTACCTGATCGCTTGAGTACAGTGCGCCAAGCACCCTCTGGATGGGGTCCCGCACACTCTTGAGCCCGGGGCCTACGATCGTCGCGGCCTTGCGGTAAGCCTCATCTGAGATGCCAGAGTTGAGTCCGCGTGATACGCCCACGCGTGCGGTAGCGTCGTCTAGGTATCGGCCTTCACCATTTTCGATCGTCAAATTGTCCGCCACAGCGGCAATCAGCTCGTCTAAGTAACCATCACCCTCCGCCAGTGCGCGGAGTAGCCCCTTCATGTTCGGGTTGGACCTGGGCTTGTACCGCTTAGGGATGCGGTCTGCCAGTCCCTGGAAAGCTATCTCTTTGTAGTCAGGCATCTTAGCTCAACGTGATGTCGCTCGCACGTATGACAGCCTTAGCTCGGTCACCCACCGTGACCCGCTCACCAGTAGGTGAGGGGGACAGGAGAACGACAGCCTCGACTCCGGGAGTCTCTTGGGCAGCTCGGATAACTTCTCCTAACACCACGTCGTCGCCCAGCCCCAAGGACTGGACGTAGGAGATGACGCGGCTTTTTAAGTCGTCTGACACCGTTGAAAGGGACACCCCTTCCTTGGTTTTGACTTGGAACGACAGTCTAACGCGCTGCGTTTGAGGCTCTCTCACTTCTACGAACACTCCCTCTGCGCTGTAACCCTCAAACTGGGCTGAGTCAGGGGCATAACCGCTGACCACGCGTTGGGCCAAACGTTTCAAGCCAGTCCAGTATTCGTAACCATTCGTCCCGTTCACCGGCGTGGTGGAGAACCCAAGCTTGCCCTTCATGGTGAGGCGCGAGCCGTACTGTTCACCGTGCAGCGATAGGTCGTAGCCTGGGGAGACTGTTACCAAGACTCGATTGAGCGGGTCCTCGGGTTTAGGCGCAAGCGCCACCACCTGACGGTACGAAGAGTACCCCTGATCGTTCACGCCTAATGCTGCGGCTCCCGCGGTCGTCAGGACGATGGGCCCTTCCACCACCAGCGAGGGGTTCACGTAATCCACGGAGGTAGTGGAGTTCACGTTCGTGATAACAAACGTGCCGCGGTTCTTATCGGAAACCGGCACTTCTTTCCCGATCACGATTTTGTCACCCGGCCGAGCTGAGTGGTACGAAGTGAATAAGAACGGAGCGGAGGCCGTGGTGATAATTTCTTCTACGCTTTCCTCAAGCTCCACATCGAAGTAGGTCGAGTTGTCGGTGTTTCTCACCTGGAACCAGCCACGGTTGCCGGCCGAGAAGGCGCTGGCTGGAGTACTGCCAGCATAGGCCGTTCCATTACCCACCAACACCCAGTCATTCTCAAGTAGTCCGGCCGGAATTGAGGAGGTCCCAGACAGCACCTGAAAGCGCGTGAGGCCCGAAGACAAGCGACGCACGAGCCACACCACGGAGCCTGAGTGCGTAAAGGCGTAGTTCGACACCAGTACAGCGGTACCCAAGGTCAGCCTGGCCGTAGAGCCAGACGGATTAGAGATGGTCACCGTATCGCTGCCAGTGGGCGCCGTAGACGGCCAGGATTTTCTGACCGGCGCTGTCTGCGAGATCTTTACTTTCTGGTCGATCGCCAACATTGTGAGCGCCGATGCATCAAGTTCAAGTTCTCCACGCGAGGCAGATAAAGCGCGCGGGTTGTTGTATACCGGAAGAGTCGAGTCGCCGTTTGCGCGGCCCCCCAAACAGTAGACCTGGCCCGCACCGCCAATCGCGGCCGTGCTGATCTGCACCTTGCGACCTGCACCGACTACCTTGGTGGAGGCGACGATCGGTAGCCCGCTAAAATTCTTTGAGGACAGCAGAGATTCTGCGTTCTTGGGAGTAGCAGGCACCAATTTCACCAAGTCGCCAGCGATCGGCGCCGTACCAAGCGCTTCTTTCAAGGTGAACTCAGGGCTCGACCCGCTTTTACTGCGTACGTAGGATTCGCCACCAAGCAGTGACTGGTAAGCCGTTCCGCTCCCAAGCTCGTCCTCGGTGGACGAGAGGATGGTGCCGGCTCCGCTACTGCCTGAAGCATTGCTCGCTGTGAGTAGCAAGCCTACCCCTGCCGAGTTGTTTATCGCGGCGATAACTGAAGATGCGGTGTCACTATTGAGGGGGAAGATGTCGACCGAGGTTCCGCTAGCCAACGCCACCGCTTCGGTGCTTCCGGTAGAGTACTTGGTTGCTGTCACGTAGATACGGGACACCACGCCAGAGTTAAGTCCAGAGAAAGTGAATTCGCTGTCAACATTGTAGACAGTCGTAGAGACCACTGCACTGACTCTGAGAAACTGGCCGGCCACCTGGATGATGTCGTTTACTGCCACCGTGAAGGACGGAGCAGCGCTGGCCGTGACGGCCTTGTGGATGAGCTGAATGATGTAGCCAGTGTCGTTCGTGTAGGAACTATTCAAGGTCGCAGTGCTGGCCCCAATGTCACCCGCGACCGTGCGCTCGACCGGCGACGACAAGTACTGTTCAGCGAAGTCGCCGACGAGCACGCCTGAGATTGCAGGGTCCGGGCTTACGCCAGCGAAGACGCCAGTACCGGTCGTGTACGAAGTGTATGTGTAGGGATTGCTGTTGATGAAGATTACGCCACCGCCGGCCGCAAACTGCTGACCGGTGCCGGTAGTGATGGTGTTAGTCCCCACCGCGGTGATCTGCTTTTTGAAACCCATGATGCGGATCTTGTCTCCGACCTGCATCGACTGGGTTACTGCGCCGTCGGTGAAGGTTAGGCTGGTGCCGGTTGCGATCGTGGCCACCTTGTCCTCTTGCAAGTGCTGAAAGCTCTTAGACACATCCCTGAGATTAGACTTGGTGGCAATCTTCATCGGCTTACGGTTATTGGCCGCAAACTCGGTACCGCTCGCCGCGGAAATGATATCGCCAACAGCCACCGACGTCAGGTCTACTGGGTCTGAAAACTGGAACTTCCAAGTGCCGGGGCCCGAACCAGAGAAATCTACCCACACCTTTTGCGCCGCGGCCGTGCCGATATTCCTGGACACGCCGGAGCCAAGGGTGATGGCGATAGACACGATACTATTCCCCGAATCGAGAGAGTGAGCGACAGCCAACGAGGTGTCGGCCACGGACGGGTAGTAATAGCCAGCCTGGATTTTCTCCCCGATTCTGCCGTACAGGCGAGCTTTCAGGGCGACGTCGTTATTGGCGCCGGTAGCCGTCAGAGTTGCCCGAGCCTGCATGAGGAGGCGGAAGTCTTCCCATCGGAAACCAGACCATCTGGACGAGGAGGCAAGTTTGTTGCCGGCCGAATCCTCAAGATCCATCTGTGTAGTGGTCGCCACGTAGGACGAGGAGACCACGGCATCTTGATAAAAGGGCACGTTGAAGTTCTTCTTGGTGGAGTCATCGTCAAGCCTAAGCAGCAGCGTGTCCTGTTCGCCCAACATCAAGCCCAGAGGCGAAAATAGCCTGGTCTCAGTTCCGAAACCCACCCACTGCGCTGGGGCGTCTCCGCGAAGCGTGAGGGATGAGGTGGAGTTGCGATTCTCCGGCACCCGCACCGCGGCCTGCGAGGAACCGTAATACGGCACTTCAGGCCGATTCGCGTGTTGCGCAGTGAAGGGCGCGCCTGAGTCGACTAGTGTGTCGTATGGAGCCGAAATGTCGGCAGAAGTCACACTGATCTTGCCCAGCGGATAGCCCAGTAAGTCTCCAGACTCAAGAGCTGCGGTGTGCGGCGAGTCATTCTCCTCTGACGAAATGGTAAAGCCCAACGCTACACGAGCCGTCCCGCCGACCGCAGCCAGGGTAAGGCCTTTTCCTTCCGCATACCTGAGAGAGTAGATCCGGATCTTGCCAGCGTCCGTTTCTGCGGCGAGCATGCTCTCTACCTGAGAGTTGATTGAAGCCACCACGGCAGCTCGCGTGACCGCGCTGCCAGAAGGGAGAGTGACCAACTGTGGCCTGCCCACGGTCTTGAACCCCGCCATCACGCGGTCGGCAGTCCATGCGCTCGACGCCGCTGTCTGTGGGTTAGGGTCGAATAGCTCCACCGAGTCGTTGGTGAGAGAGGTCGTAAATACACGATATACCTTGTAGAGCCCCACCTGAGCCCACCCAAACAGGTATACCCAGTCCCCTGCCTGTAGGCCTGAGAAATGTCCGGATACGTTGGACACGATCCGCTGAAGGTTGCCGCCAGGGGCCGAGAAGGTCAAGTTACCAGACTGAGCAATCGTACGGATTGTAGACACATCATCCGGCACCAGCACCAACTGTGACGCGGCTCCGCTTACCAGGGACAGGTCGTAGGTCGCAGACGCCGTGCTTTCAAGAAAGCCTCGCGTCATGTCAGTCCCGGAGGCGAGAGAGTCGCCAGATGTCAATTTTTCAGACAGCCTTCCAAGCCCGGTAAGTCTGTTGACCTTGAAGTCAGATGTGCGCCCAGAGGCTGCGCTTCCTGCCTCAAAGATAGTCCCAGCCAGACTCGGGCTGCCAGAAGTAGAGAGCACCTCTATCGCCGCCTGAGAGTCTTTGCCCTTATTTGACGTGAGCCTGACGCGCGAGTCATCGCCTGCCTTGGCCGTCACCCCGATGAATTTCGCATTGAGCACTTTGGCCCAGTCGCTGGGGCTCGCACCGACCAACGTCGTCGAACTGCTGTAGAGCGCGAAGTCGGCGTCTGCGATCGTCACCTCGGGGCCTACGATGCCGTCGATCTTGAATTTGCCGTACATGGTCGACGCAAGCCCACTCCATTGGTTTTGGGGCTTCGAGTAGATGGAGGCCGCCTGCCCGTTTTGGTACAACCTGTCATCGTTGCGGTACAGGTTGAGGGTGTAGATTTTGTTTGAGGGGAACTTCACCGCATCGTTAGCATTGGTCCCGGTGGAGGGAACCAAGCACCGAAGGTAGCCCGGATCGTCCTTGAGGGGAGTTACGTACAGCTTCCCGCCCTTAGATCTCGCCTCCACCAGAGTGGAGGAGCGGTTAATGGTCTCCGCTAGCTCTTGAGCCGTGACTCGGCCTAGAACCTCGATGTCGGCATCATCTACAGTGACCAGCTCGTTCTCGGCGTCGACCTCAAAGGAGAACACTTCTCCGCCTGACAGGTCGAATGGTTCGCTTTCGACTGACACCAGCTGAGCCTTGGTGATGTCGTCTTGCTGGAGCTGAAAGTCTTCCTCGGTACCAGCAGCCTTGGTAACTACACTCTCTATGCCCACTCCTGAGAATTCAGGCTCGAACCCGGTCCCATCGTCTATGTACGCTACGGAATACTCGCCAGGCGTTGTTGGCTTCCTGATGAATACCGAGATGATCCGCTTGCTAGAAGTAGGGTCGGTCAGCCCTATCAGGGCGCGCTCGATAGAAGTTCCAGTACCACGGGCGAGAGTGTGGAATCTGTCTCTCACGCGCTCGCGAAGGTCTTCATCGCTCTCCTCGTCTCGCCCGCCCGCGGAGGGCTCGGGGTTAGTAACCACGGCCGTGGGCCACGGTAGAGACGCGAACTCAACCACCCTACCTACAGACACCAAACCAGACGCCCCGGGCAGCGATGCAGTCGCCCGCACATTGGTCAGAGACTGTTCACCGTCGAGCAGCGTGTAGGTGTCGTCCAGGATGAAGTTCACTACCGGAGAGCCGCCAGTGGACGGCGCACGCACGGTGTCGGTAGAGGAGACGGTTCGGTCCCCTCCCTGCGCCATAACCACCTCTTCTCCCTGAAGGTGGTCTTTGGTGAGCGGAGCCGAAAGGGTCAAAGTCCAATACCCGGCGCCAGAGTTAACGATAGCGCTGTATGCGACTGACTCGTAGGATGCCAGACCTCGGCCTACGTGCACGGTCCCTGAGGAGGCAAAACCGGTTCCTGACAGGATGCGCATCGACGTTGCGCCGGCAAGCGGGGCAGCAGAACCTGCGTAAATCGTAGACGACACCTTGGAGAAGGAGCTGTCTGATAGCGTCAGAGATACCTTGGCCGGCTCTGCGCCATAGCGATCTGGTCGCACTCCAAGGTCCCGCGCAAGCCTGGTGAGGTCAGCGCCAGTGACCTTGTCCAGGTTGTTCAAGATCATCACACGCAAGATCTTGGCTTCGATTGCAAGATCGCTCATCGACGCCGCCTCAATGACGGTGAGCAGCGATGCGCCAGCGTGTAAGTCGTTGACGTCGGTATCCGCTTCTATCTTGGCGATTTTGTCGCGTATGAGCTGCTGGATGGTCTTGAGAGTGATGGCGGCCATAAAATCGAAAGCACCTCTGGTAAAGGGTAGCTGTTACCCTCAGAACCTGAACACTACCGGTATAAGCCCAGTGTTTCCGGCACCTTGAGCTTGAACCTTCACGTTCACATAATTTGGTCCCACCTCTACGTCCACGTCTACCCCTGAGAATCTGCGGTCCGCCAGGATCTGAGCCTTAATGCGCTCCCTAAGCTGCGCTGACACTAGGTCACTGCGCCTGATGCCCACCTTGAAAGGGACGCCATACCCTGGATGAAGCTCAAGCTCCCCGCGCTCTGTCTCTATGATACCCCGCAAAGCCTGAAGGGCATTGTCATAGCCCGAGCAGAGGGTGAAGTTGCCGAACTGGTCGTACATGAGGTCGTTTTCGGGCGTGAGCTTGACGTCTACCCCGAAGATGCGCTCGGCCATCGCCACCCTGCGGTAATAGGAGGTCTCTCGAAAGTCTGGTTGGTCGGTGGGCTCACTGGAGGGGATGAGGATTGTGTCTCCTGACCCAACTGTTCCAGGCTTCCTGAACGAGATCGAAGGGTTAGTTGCTGGCGTGAAGGTAGACAGGTTCTCGCTGCCATCCACCACGACGAGATAGGAGCTGTCTGACACCTCCTCGATCGACAGGATGCGCCGTCGCGACGAGGGCAAGCCACTAGCCAAGATCGTGACGTACTGCCCCACCTCAAGATCCTCGTCACTCTCGACCACGAACCTGCGGCCCGTGGCGGCGTAGATCGAACGAGTTTGCCCCGCCTCATCCACAAACGGAGCCCTGAGGTTATTGAGAAGGATAATTTCCTTCGCCCTCAAGGCCGAGCCAAGGTACCGGCGCGCCATGTCTTCTATGGAAGCGCCGCGGTCCATCCCCACCACGTAGGCTGAGGGCGGAGCCGGGATGAACTCCTGACTTGTTACACTGGCTTCGGGGAAGGGACTTAACTGCTTGTTCCCGAAGAACTGCCCGGAGGCCAGTGTCCCATTCAGGGCTGCGATCGCCTCGAAGGTGGAGGCCTGCAGCAGGATGTCGTCCGGCGTCAGTTGTCGGGTCTCCTCGTGTGGGCTCGCTTCTCTTAGGCTGTAAGCTTTTATGTATTCATCCGGCATACTGCCGGTGGCGTAGGCCAGCTGGTCAGATAGGAGCGTGAGCCTCACCACAAGCGCACGCACGTCGGCCTGACTTAGCTGTCGCGAATTTTCCAGGTCCTTATCCATCAACTGTCTGACCCCGGGGTCCACATCTAGGGCGTCTAGATCGATGCGCTCTCCGACCTCGGGATCGGTGAGGGCCAGTTCAACCGCACTCTGAGAAGCCTGGAGCAGTGAGGGGGCTTGTTTGCCGGCCGAATCCGAGGTGACAGACTCACCCCGCGGGGTCACCCCGCGCTGTGCTGATTGTTGACTTCGCACCAGCGAGAGGAGGTTGTCCCTCTGGTCTGCCAGTCCCGTCGCCAGTGCGCGTTTCGCATTCACAGAGCCACCGCTTGCCGCCGCCTGCAGCGCATCAATCGCAGCAGCCGCCACTGGAGAGGTAGCTAGTGTCTTGACGCTTGGACGGAGCGTGGTAGTGAAGTCGTTTAGGTCTTTCGAGACGCCGCCCAACTCTTTCAGAGCCAGAACGCTCTGGTTGTACACCTGAAGCAGTGCGTTGACGTCAGTTCCGAATGACCGAACCACGTTATCTTTCTGCATGATGAGGGAGCGAAACTGCTGAAGCGAGTCAACCATGCTGCGCACCAGGCTCTGGTTGCGCGGCGAATACTGTTCTCGTTTTACTTCCTCTACTTGCGCTTCCGTCAGATCTACTTGGTCCCAGGCGACCATCGAGATGGAGTAGTTGCGCGCGAGTGGCGAGTCAGCCGATTTCTCGTCTGAGAACGAGATGGGCGTAACCACGTAGCCGACGTTGTCCTTGGGACACTCGAACACCAGGCGCAGATTCGGATTCTTGGCCTTGTGCTCCGAGTAGGATACCAGGAACTGATACAGCTGTGCGAACTGGTAGTGGCCCGTGTTTACCAGGTCGTCTTCAAATTCGGGGTACTCGGGTCGTTCGGCTGAACCTAGGATCGTCTGTTTGACGGCTTTGGCCTGCTCGAAGAAGGAACGCACCGCGGATGCGGCAGCTGGAGCAATGATGTTGGCGGTGTTGAGAATCTTATCACCAATCGTAGAGGCTGCGTTGGCTGAGGTGCGACGTGCAGGGAAGACTCCAGTTGTGCCGCTGATTGTGATCTGCTTGATGGCCGTGCCTGAGGCGTACTCTACTACACCTCTCGTGGTGGGGACGACCGACATGGCAAAGGGCGTAGTGATGCGGATCGCCCGCGGCGGTATGTTCAGCTGTACCCGGTTCGAGGTCCATCGCATCGTAGCCAGGGGCGCGGCACCCATGGCGCCGGACTCGTCTACTTCGTAGACAATAAAGGAGTAGTGGAACAGTTTGTTCCAGTTCTCGGCCCTGATGAAAGTGAGGGTCTTATCGGAGTCTCCTGGCAGCTGGAAAGGGACCGCATCGTCTACCTTGTTCAGGCTCGATGGATCAAACGGGAGTGTGGTCTTGGAGAACGCTTCAAGACTCGTGTCCACTCCCAGGTTTATAGGTCTGGCCATGCTCTTACTTCTCTACCCAATGGTGGTCGGAGAGCGCCTCCTTGAGGCGCTTCCGTAAGGCGAGGAACTTGGGGTTATTATACGGCACCCCTGACGGACCTACGCCAGTAGGGTGGATGATCCGCATGATCTCGTCGATGAGATCCTCCATTATTTTCTTCCACTTGTACCCAGTCACCATTGGCTCCAGATTGGCGTCACCTACTTCTACCCTGTCTGCCTTGACCTGAATGAGGTCACTCTTCCCCTTCATGACGCATGATGTCGGACCACAAGTCACAGTTACCTCTTGTGCATCGCGGTCTATGACGATCTTCTGCTGATTATTAGTCTCGACCACCACACTGCCTGTCTTGTCCAAGGTCACGCTGGTCGGGCCCTTGTCCGAGGTGGTATTGCCCGAAGCATCGCGCGGCCCATTGAAAGTGACCTTCAACTCACCGTCTTTGTTCACCGAGAAGGAGAGTCCGCGAAGCTCTCCTACGAGCACAGCGCCGTCGGCTTTCTTGGGGCGTCGCCTGGCCGCGACCGAGGATCTGTGGCCGAGAGAGCCCAGGATCACGCCACTTTCGCGCTTCCCGGCTAGGAAGGCGACCACTACGTAATGGCCCTTGCGTAGAGATCTATTGGGCTGGTTGCCCGGGGCCGGGTCTTCATAGGTGAATTCCAGTGAATCATTGGCACCGCCGGCCCACGCAGGGCCCATCGCCACGCAGCGCGGGATGAGTTCGCTTTCGCCGTTGGGGCCCAATACTTCTACGTCGTACCGAACCTGCTTAAGCTTGTCATTCGAGTTGTAGTTGTCTTTGTCGTCCACTGCGTAGACAGCGGTCACTTGACCCACGGCGATCGAGTGATCCGCGAACATGCGCTGACTTGCCTGGTCAGCAACCGGCGCGAGCATGTAGCTAATCGCATCTCCGTACTCGTTGTAACTCATTTGTCTCTCCGTGAAGCCTGGGCCTTGTAGTCGGGGTGGTCTATGGGATAGCCCTTAATGCCGGTCAGAGGGTCATAACGTTTGCCGTGGACCACTCGGTAAGTCACTTCGTATGTCCGCTCGCCTCGGTCGTCCACAGAGTAGTCGTGACTTGCGCCTTCTATATGGAAGACCATGGCCCTATGAACCAAGTACACATTCGTGCCCAGCGGTACGTGTGTTGAGCGCCCAGCACATCGGATGGTCCCGTTCTCAAGCAGGTAGGCATCCTCAAGGGCCGAGCGCATTTGGTCGGTGAGGACCAAGAGTGGCGAAGAGTCCTTAGTGGTGTAGCCAGGCAGGGAGTACATTGAGCTATCCACTATGGGCCTGAGGCCGTGCCTCTGCATGGAAGCGCGGTCCATGAGCACCTTATTGTTTTTGAGTGCGTCGGCGATGATGACGTTCTCCATCTCAGAGCTTGAGCCAGCGACCGAGGGTGAGCACAAAAAGAAGTTGAACCGCTCTTGGTCTGAGAGGCCCAAGTCCTGGTCATAAACCTCTTCACCATGGATGATCCTAGAGACATAGCAGTGCTCCATCTGCTCTTGCCCCTTGGAGGGGTCCTTCTCTTCGAGGTTTGCCGACAGGTCTCTGCGTATCGAAGTATCGTATGAGGAATCTCCCTGAGAGGTCTGGTTGGTGCCGACTTTCAGAGCGGTGGTGTTGGAGAATGGGTTCATGCGATGAACGATGGTCGGCAATAGCCGCTGCTTTCCGTCGATGGTGGTAGGAAGCATGGTGGCGTAAAGCTCATTAAACGGCAGGTTGGCGTACGCCTGCATGATCCCCCACACTGACGAGTTGGACCCAATGCCCAGGGAGTTTGAAATCACTCCAGGCAGTTTCTGCTTAACGTAATGCGTCAGAGCGGTGAACTGACGGCTCTCGGGCGAGGTTCCACGCATGAAGCGGTACACCTCGGGCGGAACCAAGAGCGGGACGCCGACGAGGCCCGCTGACTCCTGATTCTTCTTGATTTTGCGGTCATCACCGATTGTAAAATTCACCTGACCCATGAAGAAATTGTAGAAACGGTAGACAAGTTCATCCGGTGTCGCCCTGGGCGCATCGAGCTTCTTCTTGTGCTCTTGCTTGTCCATGAGCTGAAGGATGATTCGACCCTCAACGCTCCCGCGGAGCGCCGCGAGCGCAGCGTTGGAATAGAAGGATGCGCGGGTGATGACAGAACTGTAGTCCTGGCCAGATACCACGTAGCGGCGTACCACGGCGCCGTTGCCCATGACGACCTCGCGGTACCTGACTGACCTCACCACTCCTACGCAGCGCAGGCCGTTACCTACGACTGCGGCATCATCCATGCTGTTTATCTTTTGGTCATTGATAACTATAGCGCACCAGGCTCCGACTTGTATCTTGCAGCGCCAGTCCTCGCTTGCTTCCAGCACAACACTGAAGGTTGCTGGCGCACCTTTGGTCTCGGATACGTTGATACTCTTAATAGGGGCCTGTACCAGAAGAGGGGTGACCTTGGTGATCTCAGCATCTGACTGGATCTTCCTGGTGTTCTGGGAGTCATAATTCCACGCCAGGATCGCTGCGTCTGCGGATGAGGAATGAGATTTGACCATCACTTCCTCGGGTGTAGGGTGTAGCCGCCCGTCATGGAGCTAAGCGAGAGCTTCTCAAATGCTCTTTTTAGCTGGTCAGCAGCTATGAGAAGTGGGCCTATGATTTTGTTCAAGGCAGCAAACCCCGCTTCCAGCTCCACCATCTGCTTCTCCAAGGCGGCGGTTATCTGGCCCACAGCCACTCGATCCGGATTCTGGCGCAAGGTAGGAGGAGAAACGCCGGGACCTCCTATAGTCTGACCTAGCGCCTCGCGGGCGCCCATACCCATCACCGCCGCGGCCTCAGATGGCATGTCGGGTGCCATCTGCTGTAGAATTAGGGTTTTCGCCTCGTCACCTATGAAGCCGCCCAGGTCGTCGAACCCGCCGGCCAGGGCATCCCGCACTTTCGAGGAGGTGAGCCCTGAGCCTGGGAACATTTTGCGAAGCGTCGCGTCGTCTACTTGGAAGCCTCGGCGCTGCAGGAACCTGAGCTGCGGGAGGGACATCTCGACGCCCAGGCCCATAAGGCCCATGAACGCTCCTATCTGTCCAACTCCGGTGCCAGTGATCGTATCGCGGTACATTCCTGCCGTGCGTCCGCCTTGGGCAAGCTCCGCGGCAGTAACTCCGCCCGATCCATACATCCGGCGCGCGAGGCCTGCGTCGGCTCTGAAATTCGCTACGGCAGAGTCTGCCCCGCCCACGAAAGAACCAGCTTGCTGGGCCATGCCGGCCAATGCCGGTCCAATGGCGGTCGGGTCGAATCCGGCGCCGTATAGTTGACCTTGAAGAGAGCTCACGAGCCCGCCTACTGCCCCAGCGCCCACTCCACCCTGGTATAGGCCGGCCATGATCTCGGGCGCGCCTAAAAGCCCAGTTTCAGCCAACCCCGTCATCTGGCGCATGATGTCTTCGGTAGAGAGAGCAGCTCCACCGCCCGCAAGGCGGGCTCTAAGCTGAAGCTGCACCGCCAGAGGGAGGGCGTTGGAGCCCCCTTTGGACATATCGAGGACGTGCATGGCGCCCACGTTGCCAATGTTCAGTGCGTTTCCATATGCGCTCATGCGAGTGTTGTAGGCGGACTGAATCGCGGCTATGGCCTCTTTTTCTTGCTCCATGCGGTAGCCGACGGCTTGAGCCATGCGCTCGCGAGTCTGCTGGGGAAGAGAAATGAGATCCATCACTGCGCCGCCGAACATCTGAGCCCCTTGAGCACCCAACATGAAGCCAGGTAGCCCAGTGAATCCTAGCGCGCTGCCCGCCAGTATCTGCGCGCCGCCACCGACCACTCTGGCCAATGAGGAGTTCATGGCCTCTCTGCCTGCCGCATGACGCACAGCATCTTCCCCGCCCATCTGCTCCATGGCGTAGATGGAGCCTACATCGCCAGCCATGAAGGCTCGCGATCCAAAAGCGTCTACCCCAGCCATCCCGGCCGCGCGAGCGCGCATGGCCATCGGCAGCTGAGTTGCGAAGCCTCCCGTTGTGATTGCGGCCCCCAGACCGGTCATGAAGTACGGAGAGAACATTGGCCCCTGGCCCGGCAGCATGCCTTCGATGTCGCGCACGCGGCTGCTGGTTGCTCGCTGCATTGCGGCTTCCGACTGTAGTTGTCCTACTAGTTCCGCTCGCTTCTCTGGAGACAGCGAAGAGTCGGCCAGTTGGCGATTAATCTCAGTGATGCGCTGCGTCGCTTCCCGCATCGCGCCGGTCATATTCTCCAGCATCTGCTTGAGCTGGTTAGGTGCCGATCGCGTGAGGTCGGTGTCTAGGCCTGCGTCCTTCTGGGCCTTGATGATGTCGACCATTGCCATGTCAGCGCGGGTCGCATCGTACAAGCCCTGGTAGACGGAGTTCGACACTCCCCCTGTCCCACCCGTGAAGAATATGCGTGAGATCTGTCCCGCCTCACCCAGACCGATGGGACCAGAAGTGCCGGAGCGTACGCCCGTGAATGCGTTTGGGCTTTGGCCTGGCACTCCACCTTCATTGGTCGTCTGCGACCCGCCTGCGCCAACCGGGTTGCCGTGTTGGTCCACTAGGGTCTTCCTGGCGTCCTGAGCTATACCCTGAACGGTCTGCGAGATATTCCTGGCAGCCTGCTCGAAGGCACGAGTCATTACGTCCTGGATCTGTTTGCCTAGATCCTCGAACGAGCGGATGGTAGACGAAGGATCGTCTACTCGCGCCTTGAATAGTAATTCTATATTATTATCCACCAGTTACCATTTACTGAAGGCCCGTTGGTAGCAAATCGTTGAGCCTAGATCGTACCAGCAGCCTATCAGAACACCTTCTTGACATCTGGAATAGCCGCGGCCATCTGCGTTAACCTCTTCTTGTCGTCCTCCGCCTTAGATTCCCCCTCTGGCGCTTTTGCTGCCTTAAGCTTCTGCTGGTACGCCTCGAACTGAGCCCGCGCTTCTGCTATTGCCCACTCCTCATCTTCCTTGTTTTTCTTCTCTTGCGCTTGTTTCTTGACTGTCTCGGGGTCAGACATTTTCTTCAGGAAAAATTCGTAAGCCAACTCCTCAAGGGTGTATTTCTCCAGTATCGGGTCCTTGAGCGGACGATTGTAGTATTCGCTCCACCACGAACAAAGCGCCAGCCACAGCTCGTCCCTGGTCCTAGGGCCAAGACGAGTAGACCGGGCATGCTCGGAAGCCAGCGATCGCAGAACTTCGAGCAGTTCATCAAGCTCCAGCGGCTTCGACCGGTTCAGGCTTTTTGTCATTGGACTCTTCCGCCTTCTTGGCTTTCACACCGACGTCTTCCTGCCAGGCAAGTTTCGCCTTACGAAGTTCGAGCCGCAGGTGGGCGATGAGGTCCGGATCGTAGACTTTTTCGCCGTCGGCGAGCTGCTTGGGGTCCGACCACCAGTCAGGCGACTTCAAGATAGATACTTGCAGAGTAGCAAGCGAGCGGGCGAACTCCTGGTAGCCAGCACCTGCTTGGCCTATTTGGCCCAGGAGTTTCATGGTCGCCAGCCCCTCCATGCGCAATTCTTCCTGCGCGTCGAGGATTACCTTGAACTCGAAGGTGCCTTGATATCGAGTGCCGGTAGTCTGTCCCGTGTAGTCGATCGTGACGGAACGGTTGAACGATGGGAGCATCTTAAGCATGAGCTATCTCCTTGAAGTAACTATCCGGCATTTCCGGATAGTTCAGATGGTAGTGAAAAGACTATTCTGTTCATAGCTGTTGAAAAACGACAGTAACGAACAAGGCTTAAGGCAGGGCGCCCGCGATCGTTGGCAAGATACCGGCCCTTTGGCCCTCGGGCCCCTTATAGCCGATGGAGGTCACGGACCACACTTCGGTCACAAGGTCCTCACTTTGAGACTCTATCGTCCGCGCGGTAATGACGCACTTGGGCAAAAATAGGATAGTCCGATCGGTAAGGCGCTCCCTTACTTCGATGGACACATACCTGGTCTGATGGTCACGGCCATCGTATTGTGGGTCAGCCTTAGGGGCGATCCCCATGTTAGAGGGGTCGTTCGCCACCGAGCGGTAGATTTTGAGCATGAAGCGCACCCGGACCGGACCGGGCACCAATTCAAATGGGATGGTGGAATCGACCCCGAATTCTTCGGAGTGTGGAGTAAGAATGTTGGCCGACATGACGAAACCCGCGGAGATGTTCCTGCCGTCGAACTCGACCACGATTCGCTGGCCCGATATGAGCTGTGGCTGCATGGTGGACTCTTATTATGCATCCTAGTTAACCCGAAGGTTAATTGTGATGCGTATTTCTTACTTGGAATAATCCTTACAGACACCCTTGGACTTTGCTTTCTCCCGCTTACGCAGCGAGGAGTAGCTCTCGCCCTCTTTCAGCACCGGGCGCTCGGATTTCTCCACCTTCGGCTGGTACGGCTCAAATTTAGGCTCGTACTTCACTGTCAGCAACTTGCCACCCTCACTGACATGACTGCGATAAAGGGCGCCCAGAGGCTGCTGTTTGTCCGACACACCAATCGACCGGTAAGTCTTCTCAGCCGCTCTTTGGTGAGCTTCCTTGGCGGTCTCGTGTGCCCGCTTCTCGGCCGTGACCTTGTGACCACTCATCTGGTCGCCCTTGCGGTAGAGAGTCTCAGCCGCTATCTCCAGAAGCTTAGCCATATTGTCATGAGACGCGGCGCGATGAAGGTGGTAGTGAAGCTCGTTCTCAAGTTCAACCAGCGGAATGTGTTCCTCAGCCGGAGGCGTGTAGAGGGTGGGGAGCTTGATGATCTTGGCCCCTTCTCCTTGGTCTTCAGACTTTTTGACGTCTTCCTTCTTAGGCTGCTGGAAGTCCGGGTGCGAGTAAAAGTCCTTGCTTGCGAGGTGATAGTTGCCATGGTCAGACACGCGCCAAACATTGGGCCAGAAATTAGACCGATTGGTCCATTCACGTGCGGCAGCCTCTGCCTCATCATTAGAGCTGAATTCGCCCAGGTGCTTGCCGCCAGCTGACACGGAAGTCTTAAAGCCAAGCGGCCCTGACGGGTGAAAGTAGATGTCCTCGTCTTCCGGGCTGTGCTCTTCATCCGACTTGCTAAGCAAGGCCTGGATGGCCTCGTGCTTGACAAGTTTCAGCGTGGGCTTGTCCTCGGGAGGCGGAGCGTCCAGATCTTCGCCAGTCGCAATTTTGTAGTGCGCGCCCAGCGCCCGGACGTTCTGCTCTAGCAGCTTGCGCTCGCCGAACGACAGATCCTTGAAGTTAGCTAGGGACTTAAGTTGCCGGATGGCTTTTACTTGCTGCATGGGTTCGTTGCCATGCGTCATCTCCATGAGATCGCGATAGCGCCTGTTCCAAGTCATCTCGGGTGAATGATCGTCCAAGGTAAGTGGCGCATGATACGCCTCCTTAACCTTGGCTGCCTCTTCCTTGGACATGGGAGGGCGAAGTCTCTCGACTCCAGTGAACACCTTCTTAGGGGCCCCACCGTCTTCGATTTCTAGCACATGGAACCGCTGCCCGTTGACCTCTTTGTGTTCGATCACCTTGCCGATGCCATGGCTTTGATGCAGGGCGTAACTGCCTACCTTGAAGTCCTTTTTACTCTTCTCCAGGGAATCGTAGCTCCATGCCTGACTCTTGGATAGGGGGGCAACGCGCTGGCCGGTCGCGTTCTCATACTCGCGAGCGATCATCGTGTGTGCCTGGTTCAAGATTGCATGCTCGCCCAGCGTCAGTCCAAGATGGGCCTTCTTAGCCCGCAGCTGGCGGACAGCCACCACAACGCGTTCGGGGTCATTGGAGTGGACATCTTCCATGAAGTGGGCCACGGCGCGGTGCGCGCCTTGACGCAAGTCGTCATGGGTAAGCGGAGCGTCAAGCTTTTGCTTGATGATCTCGGCCTTGGCAGCATCAAGTACCGGGCGCAGGTTCTTCGACTTAGCCCAGGGCATCTTTACCTTCTGCTTGCCGTCGGACAGTTCGTAATGAGGATGCTCGGCATCGGAATTGACTCCGACCACGCTGACCATACCCATCGCCGGGTGAGATAACTTCTCGCCGATCTTGTAGGGCGAATAGTTCTTCAGGAGCTGCGACCGGATCTTGTCGAGCGTGTCTTTGATCTTTTTGTGGCTCACCGGTAACTGACCCTTCCCTGGTTGGAGTGACTGAAAGCTTCCCAGCCCACATCTGCAGGCTTGTTGGGGAGCTTGCTCCAGTCATAGGGCTTACCGCCGTGGTTTACGCGCTGCTGCGCGAACGACGGGTAGGTCAGGCCGTTGTTCTCGGTAGGAATGGGATCATCCCCACACATAGCGAACTCTTCATTCTTGAAGAACGCACCAGGAGCCCGCCCACACTGCTGGGCCTGGCGAGAGAAGTCGCCCAGATCCGTGAAGATCGGACCCGACTGTTCGCCGTACTGCACGTGTTGCGGCCTGGGTCCCGGATGGCGCGAACGCTGCTGCTGGCTCATCTTCTGAAGCTCGTAGCCCGCGGCGATAGCATCTCCATCTTCGGAGGCCATGGCTTTCAACCGCTCTTGCGCCATCTTGATGGCCTTGATGAGGTTGTTTTTCTCGGCCTTGTTCACCTTGGTGAGGGCTTCCTGAGGGGACAGGATTCCCTTCATCATGGCATTGAACGCGTCACTCGCTGAGATCATAAGTTACTTCCTTCCGCCTTAGGCGTTGCTGGAGTCATATCCCAGCAGAACCGCCACGTTTTCCGAACCGTCATATCCTGCGTCCCAGATACCCTCGAAACGAATCGACTCACCCGCCAGGTCGCCTGCGCTGTCTCCCATGTCGCGGCCTGCGAACCGGGCCTCTTTGAGTGCGCCGACCGTCTTGCCTGTGACGCGGTCCTGCACCTCGATGATCAGCGTCTCCTTCTCAAGCGACTCGAAGATCTTCTCTTCCAGCTTGAGATCGATCGCCGTCACCTTGGACTGGTCGGCAGATGAGCTGGTCGGCTGATTCACCGGGATGACCCGGCCAATCGTCGCCCGCGCGGTGATGCTGACTGGATCGGAGTTGATCGGGTTTTTAGAGCCGATCACGAACGTCTGGCGCACACCAATAGAAGTAGAGATCGAGACGGACGTCACGACGTACAACGGCTCATAGGAGCCATCGGAAGACTTGCGTTTGATGAGGCCGCGCGCTCCGCTCAGAAGGTTTGGTTGAGACATAGAACCTCTTGACGGTTCGATTGTCTCACAGCACAGCTAAGGGATGGTCGTCAGTAGCCTTCGTGTGTAGTTACCGAGCTTTGAGAGAAAACGGCTTATGTAAACTGCGCGGGTTAGAGTCGCCGATCTTAGTTTAACTACTCTTAATCTTTGATCTATTGCCTTTCGAGTAGACCTCGGAGGAATCGTCAATAGGGGCTGGGTCAAGATCGACATCAAAGACCAGTTGGGATTCGCGCGCAGCCTACGGAAGAACTCCTCCGTTTGCTTTGGCACATTCACGAAGCGTGACGCGTGTTTCTCGGCCAGCTTGAGCAGCGTCTCTTCGTCACTATCTTTGAGACACGACTTGGCAATGAGCGCCGCCTTTTTGATAGAGAGGCCCTTATATCTGAGCCACAGATAAACTGCGGTGGGAGACCGATAAGCACCAGCGTGACAATGAACATAGGTCATGGTCCGCTGCTTATGGAGTTGGTCCAGTATTTTCACCAGCCAGAACAAGTATCCGTAGCCCCAGCTGCCGACTTCATTGAGCGGGTACCAGTAGGTTCGCTGCTCAGCGTGGGGCGGATCAAAGGTCGTACCGATAGTGTCTGACGCATTGACGATCGCGTCGAATTGACGGACCCGCGTCTGGGGTCATCATCACGCGGGTCCGTGCCCACGAAGATGTGGTCGTAAGGAGGGGCAGGCGGCAGCAATTGACCCCGTTCTTGGGGTGCGAGAGCCACTTCATTGGGATCACAAAAAGGGCGAGACGCTTCATAGCGCGCTCGCGCGAGATTTTGATGATACAGAGGCTTAAAAGCCTAATTTATCAGGAGAATTGTCGCCCGCAGAATCGTAAATTCCGACGAAGGTGAGGTTTTGAGTGCCAATGGCCGCTCCGGCCATGGACAGGGTGTGCCCAGTGGGGCGGCAGTTGCGAACCGAGGCCAGGACTGCGCCGGTTACCTTGTCGATCATCTCGATCGTCATATCCTCGGCGGTGATCATGTCTTGGATCGTAGGAACCAGGCCTTCTTGGTGGACACCAGCATTGACCGGCGTGCCATCGGCGTTGTTCAGTGGGATTACTCGGCCGATGCGAACCGAGCACGACGTGCTGAGAGGCTCGATCGAACGGGCTGCAGGCGAGCCAAATGTAATCACCTGTCTAACGTTTTCCTGAACGGACACCGAGAAGTCCGTGATATATGCGCGCGGGACGCCGTTAATCACTACTCTGGTGCGGGCGGCTGAGGCTAGTTGGGGACGCATTCTTAGAGTTCTCCCAGAAGAGGAGATCCTAACATCGAACAGGTAAGCCTTACTTTTTGCCGCCCTTCACTAGGCGCAGGCCCAGATTGTTGGTCCTGGTCGGGCGTAGTTTGGGCTTAGGGGCAGGCGCCGGAGGAACCTTCTCTTCCCAGCTCTGCATAGCGCTCTCAAATAGCCTGTTAGCCAAGTAATCCGTAATCCACAGGAATGACACTACTAAAAAGATGCACACCAACAGTAGCTCTGGGCCTTCGACGGCGTGCATGCTCAATAAGGATGCGGACAAGCAGAGTCCCGAGACTAAAGCCAGAAGTTTGAGTGCGCAGGTGCCTGTCATGGCTCCCTCACGTCTTTCTCGTCCAGTACCACTTCGGTGGTGGCCGGGTCGTACATCAAGTCAAGCAGCGAAGCCTCCATGATGGTGCGCAGCGATCGAGCGCCGCCCTTGCTCTTGAGTGCCAGGCGCGCAACCTTGGTCACGAATCCCGGGGTGAATGTCAAGCTCACCCCCTCCGCGGCCATCAACTCTGCGTACTGAGACAGGAGGTTGTTCTTGACCACCGAGAGAATCATCTCCATTTGCGCTTGCCCGAGCGGGTAAAGCTCAGCTACGATGGGGACGCGCCCCACCAACTCCGGAATCATGCCGTAAGAGACAAGCTCGTCAGAGGTAGGAGGGCCCTTTGTCTTGGTCTTGTGGGGATTCTGACCTATGCCCATGCCCTTGCGGGTGCGAACGTTATCTAGCCCCACGAAGGCTCCGCCCAAGATGAACAACATGTCCTTCGTGTTGATGGTTTCCACAGTTTCCCCTGACGACTTCTTTCGGCCCGACGGGTTGAAAGTAACGTCACAGCCCTCGATCATCTTCAGAAGCGACTGCTGTACGCCCCTGCCGCGAACGTCCCTGGTCGTGTCGTTCTTGCTGGCTACCAGCTTATCAACCTCGTCCAAGAACACCAGTCCCTTTGATGCTAAAGCGTGGTCCTGCTTAGCTGCATTGAAGAGCCTGGCCACGATCATTTCGGGGTCGTCGCCCACGTATCCCGCCTCCGTAATGGTGGTGCAGTCGATGCTCACCATGGGTACGTCCACGTACTTGGCCACCAACTCGGCCATCAGGGTCTTGCCTGTACCAGACGGGCCGATGAGCCAGATATTGCTCTTGCCAGTTGTCAACTTCTTAGACAGACGCTTGTGATGGTTGTAAACTGCGACTGAAAGGATCTTCTTTGCGTGTTCCTGTCCAACTACGTGCTGATCCAGGTAGGAAGCGACATCGCGAGGCTTGAAGTCCAGCTTCACCTCAGCATCGGTCTCTTTCTTGTCGAAGGCTTCCTTGGCGACGGCGGCGCAGTAAGAGCAGATGGAGCCAGAGATCCCGTGTATGAGCGCCGCGTCCTTCTCGTCTTTGCCGCAAAAGGCACAGGCCGCGGTGGTGGAGGGTCTGCCTCTCATTCTAACAGGATAGCCTACAAGGCGTAAACCCTGGGTCTCAGAATCTAAAACTAAGAATGTCGGCACTTTAGGTACAAACTAGCCATCCCGCCTCGTGTGTTCTGAGTGTAGGTGCGCATTCGGCGGGGCAGTGCGTTATTTCCTTCTTGACGCACCACATATAAGCCCGCTATTCTCATGGCTGAGACAAACTGACGGAGAGGGAAAGATGGAACAAAAGAACAACAATAATACCAGCAAGTTTCAAAAACTCGCGGAGGAGCTGAATGCTCGCTTCCCCGAGCGCGAGCAGGCGATCTCGGCGATCGTGGCCGCGCTGGTGGCCAGCGAGAACGTCTTTCTGTTGGGCCCCCCGGGCACCGCCAAGTCATCGCTCTGCGGCGCTCTCGCCCAGGCGATCAGTGGCCGGTACTTCTCGTGGCTCCTGACCAAGCACACCTCGCCCGAAGAGCTGTTCGGACCGCTCTCGTTTCCCCTCCTGAAAGAGGGGCGTTATGAGCGGGTTACCGCGCACAAGCTCCCGGAGGCCGATGTAGCCTTCCTGGACGAGATCTTCAAGGGCAGTTCGGCGATCCTGAACACTCTGCTTCCCATTCTGAACGAGAAGGTCTTCTTCGATGGGACCACGCCCAAGCGCATCCCGCTGCGCATGGTGCTGGGCGCCTCGAACGAGATCCCGACCAGCCCGGAACTCGCAGCGCTATATGACCGCTTCGCGGTGCGCATCCATGTCGAGCCGATCACCAAAGCCTCTTCCTTCGAGCAGATTCTGTCGGGCGCCTCCTTGAAGGCCGTGGAGACGGTCATCACCGATAGCGACCTGTCCGCGGCTCGCGAAGAGGCCCTCACGATTCCGCTGTCGGATGACGTGGTCCAGGCCATGTTCAGCCTGCGCCAGGAGTTTTCCGGTGGAGACATCTACGTGTCAGATCGCCGATGGGTTCAGGCGGCCCGCCTCTTGAAGGCGGTTGCGTATTTGAACGGTGACAATCAGGTCGGGATTGGCCACCTGAACATCCTGTCGGACGTTCTGTGGACGGACCCGGACCAGCGGCCGGCGATCGCGGTGGCGATCGGCAAGGTGGTGCAGTCCGGTAAGGAGACTCTCCTGATGGCTCAGCAGGCGATGGGCCAGATCCGAGAGGATTTCAAGGCCATCATGGGCATGCCGTCGAAGGACCTGGGCCCAGACAACATATTCAAGATATCCACGGCCATTCGCAACGCCAGAGGCACCATCGAACCTTTCACCACGCAGGGCTTGAAGAGCAATCGCGAGCAGTGCGTGAAGTTGGTCGAAGAGCTGGACGACATCCAGAAGCAGCTCCAGAAGAAAGTGTCTCAGCCGTGATTCAGCGCATTGTCAAATTCCTGACCCGTCGGGGACCCACGCTTCTCACCAAACCACTGGTGCCGCGTGGGTCCTTTCTCCACAAGAAGACGAAGGAGATTGCCGCCGATCTCTCCATTATGGCTTACGAAGCAGAAGAACTCGGGTACTTGCACGCGTCGGCCGTCATGTACGAAGCCCGCGAGATGCTGCTTGACATAGTGCGTCAAAAAGAGTAGCCTGAACAGGAAGAACAAGGAGGAATCATGAGCACGAAAATCACTATCGCTAAGTCGGCCGAGGGCTTTCCGCTTCTGGGGTGGGTGGTCTATTGGACCATCCGAAGCTTCCGGGTCACCATCGAGGAAGCCGAGGCCAAGTTTGCTGCGGCGGGAGTCCCGACGGACTACTTGGCCAAGATCTTGACAAAGTCCGCCCTGAGCAAGGCGGTGCGTTCGGCGGCCAAGGGCCGAGAGGGTGTGTTTTCCCGCAAGGTGCTCGACGACGCCTCGGCAGCGGGATACCTCATCGTCCAGTCTGAGAGCGACAGCATCAACAAGGACCAGTTGGGAGCCAAGTTTTTCACCGAGACTAGGGCCGTGTATGACAAGGATACGAAGACGGCCAAGGTCGAGGGTCTCGATCGCGAGCAGATTGTGCAAGAGTTCGAGAGTCTGAAGTCGAGCTTCACCTCGGACATGCTCCGCACGTCGGTCCTGCGCGCCCTGCGCCTGTGGCTGAAGGGCGTCGCCATCCGAGACAATGGCGGGGTCTACTTCGTGCCGTCCGCGCACGAAGTAGAGTTCCGGGCTTTCCAGGAGCTTTTCAAGCAATTCGGCTGCGAGGTGAGTACGGTGCCGGTGGTCAACACCGAGCAGGCGCGCGTCGCGGCGTGGAAGAGCTTCTCGGCTTCGGTGGAGGCCGAATTGGGAGACATTCTCAAGGCCGTCAAGGATAAGGGCACGAGCGCCAGTGAGCGCTACGTCACCTCTCGGGTCGACGACCTCAACGACGTCAAGGAGCGCGTGCTGCTGTACTCAGAGTTGCTCCAGTTCAAATCCGACGATCTTAAGCTCAAGCTCAAAGAAGTCGAGGTAGCGGTCGGCGTACTCAGCAAGAATGCGCAGGATTTGGGCCTGGCCGGAGGAATGCTCAGCGCTCAATAAGTCAGTTCTTGACATGACGCGTCAAGAACGATAGAGTAAAGCTCATGGAAGACAAAAGTCAAAACCTATCTCCTCTCGAAGTGCTGGTTGGACGGTCTACGGCCCTGGTGTTGAGTCGCCAGATCGAGCGCCGCGGCCCTGAGCGGGTCTTTGTTGGCGCCAACTTGAAGGGCGACCAGCAACAGACCACCAAGGAAGCGGTGACGACCCTTACTCGGGTGGGTCAGGGCATTGCGGCCGTCCTGAGCGTGGGGAAAACCGAGGAGGTGCTGTCGAATCCTTCTCGCGTAACAGACTTCGAGTTCGCGGACGAGCATGCTCAGGCCACTCAGAAGGTTACTGAGGAGCTGGCGAAGACCGATAGCTGGGCGCACCTGATGGAGTGCGCGCTGATGGACCCGATGGTGGCTGCGATGTCAGTCCTGTCGCTTGCGAAGCAGATCGTTAAGATCCTGACGCAGAAGCCGCCCAAGGATGAACAGGAGCAGCGGTCGCGTTCCGAGGGCCTGAATCAGGCAGTGCGAGGTGCCCTGGAGCAAGCAGCGGGCCTGCAGGCTGGTATGTCTGCCGCGCGCGAGCTTGAGCAGCTGGACCAGAGCCCCAATGAACAAGGAAAATCTATTCCTGGCGGCCGGCAGGCTGGCAAGCACTACACTGTTCCTCAGTTTGCGGCCAAAGAGCCGTCCGTTTGCTTGGATCGCAATCTGCTGGAGCTGTTTGATCTGATGGGCCGTGCACGAGCTGCATCTAAGCTTGAGTGCTTATTCACCAACTCCTACAGCTCGGGCGAGATGGTAGACATCTCCTTCGGCTCAGACCTATCGAAGATCCTACCCAGCGCGCTGTTCAAGCTTGAAATGAACGAAGATCTCTTCCTTCTGGAGATGGCCGAGGGCCGCCTGCCGATTCAGACCGTCGAGGCCTCCGAGTCGGCCATGGGGCCTGTTGTGATGGCGCTTGATTGCTCAAGCTCTATGGACCAGCAGCGCCTGCTGTGGGCTAAGTCGATGGCCGCGGGCCTGGCGGTTGCCTGCGCTCAGCAGCGTCGCCCTTTTGAGGTGGTGGCGTTCAACGACGCCGCCTGGACCATCAAGCCCAGTGATGTGCTGTCGCTTCACGCAAGCGGAGGAACAAGCTTCGATCGGGCTATCGAGCATTGCCTGAGCCGCATGGTGAAGAACGCCAAGGTCCATCACAAGGTAGCAGATCTCGTGGTGCTTACTGATGGCGAAGATCGAGTCAGCCCTTACACTATGCAAAAGCTAGACGCGTTTCGCTCGCGCGGGATGCGCACCTTTGGCCTGCAGGTGGATCAGTCAAGGACTTCGTCGCTCACAGAGTGGTGTGACGTGGTGGCGCCGGTGGACCTCCATGGGGACAAACTCACGGTCATGCGCCAGGTGTATCGGACGATCGCCAAGGCTAAACCCATACACAAGGCTGCGAGATGAAAGCCAACGCACTATTCAGCAATTTTCGACCAGGCGACCCACCTCATGCTGCGCTCGCGTTGCTGCAAAAGGCCGCCCTAGAACAGCCGGAGCGAGTCGGCTCCCTGTCTGCAGTGCGTAAATTTTATCCCAGGTTCTATGGGCGCCTTTGGTACTTGGATCTCCTTAAGCAGGCTGAGGATGTGATTTCGAAGAGCCTGCGCTCTCTTGGGGTGCAGGCTAAAGTTTCGCTGACGAGGCATGGGACGCCATACGGAAGATGGAGCAAACTGACTACGGATGAACTTGTGGCCGAAATTCAAAAACTAGGGATCGTTTCCCCTGGCGACTGCATGAAGCGGTACCCGGGCCTGTATCGAGTCATTCGGGCAGATTCAACCATCAAGGCTAGGGTTTACTCGCGCCTTAAATGGTGCGGAAATAAGATGGACAATCAGGGGCGGACTCGCGGCTATAAAGCCAGAAAGATCCCGCCTTGCTCGAACATGAGCGTCCATCATGAGGCCCTGAAAGAAGTCACTCGTGATACTAAGCGACAGTGTGCGTTTGCGCGGCGCATGCAGTTAGCGGATGAGATCTCTCAGAAGCTGAGCCCCATTGCTAAAAAGCTTCTAACGGTAGAGGACTGGAGCAGATTGAGTCCGGACACCTATGCGCTGGCAGAGCGCCATAAGGTAGTTCGAAGAGTTTGCAGAAAGCTCACCATTCAACCGCGGAGTCGTGGTCCTAGCATCCTTAAGGGCAGGCTGGGGGACACACTCAAAAACCAAGTGGCCTTTCTGGCGGAGGACTAATGAGCAAGAAGTTTTTCGAGCTGCCGCCCCTTTACAAATTGGCCAAGACCGGGGCCGTGTCTGTGTGGCGCGTGTCGGTGGAAGAAGAGCATGTTCCTATCAATGAGTGGCCAGCTCAGCTCGTGCTGACTTATGTGGTGACGACTCATGGAACGCTTAATGGTCAACTGCAGGTAGATCGCGTGCAAGTGAAGAGCGGAAAAAACGTCGGTCGCTCCAACGAGACCTCCGTGCGCGACCAAGCCGAAGCATTGGTTAAGCAGAAGTGGCAAAAGAAATTCAAGGCCGGCTATACGACTGACCTGGAAAAGGCTCAGCGCGGGGAGGATGAGGTCGGAGGGTACAAGCCCGTGCTGGCCGAGAAGTACGAGGACTTCTCCCACAAGATCGCCTGGCCATGTGTTGCCCAGCCCAAACTTGACGGGATGCGCTGTCTGGCCGTCTATGATGGAGGCAAGGTTACGCTGCTGTCGCGCTCTCGGAAGGCCATCACCTCCTGTCCACACGTCGAGGATGGGGTAAAGAGCATCGTAGAGAACACCCTGAACCCGCTGCGAAAGCCCGAATTCAAGGTCGTGCTGGACGGAGAGCTTTATCGTCACGGAATGCTTTTCGAGCACATGATGAGCGCACTGCGTCGGAAGGAGCCCAATCCGGAGGCTGTTTCGATCCCGCTTCACATCTTTGACGGATTCTTCCCTGGCAAGGAAAGGATGACATACGATCTTAGGCGCAGTGAGATCGTGGATGAGCTGATACATTATGCTCTACCCGTCTCCCACCTGGTACAGATCGTCCCCGATCGGTACGTTCTTTCTCATGAAGGCGCACAAGAGTTCTTGGCAGAGATGCTCGAAGCCGGCTTCGAGGGAGCAATTCTGCGCGATCGATTTGCGCCTTACGTGGGCGCTCGCACGCACAGCTTGCTCAAGCTCAAGACCATGCACGATGAGGAGTTCACCGTGGTGGGCGTCGTAGAAGGCGAGGGGCGCATGGCCGGCAAGGCCGTGTTTAAGTGCATCACAAAAGACGGCAAGGATTTTACTTGCAACATGCGCGGCCTGCGCTCATCGCTGGCCGACATGCTGCGGGACAAAGGTCTTTACATAGGGCGTCAATTGACGGTACAGTTCCAAGGGTGGACAGAGCACGGCAAGCCGCGCTTTCCGGTGGGGTTGAGGTTTCGAAAAGAGGAGTAAATCATGGAAGAAGCGAACCTTAAGACCCCTGAAGCCCCGCTGAAGTTCAAGCGGTACGAGAACCGCAAGCTGTACTGCAGTCGCACGGCGCAGTATGTGACCACCGAGGACGTGCTCAAGGCATTTGAGCTAGACCCGCGCGTCAGTGTCGTCGACTTCAACGGACTCGACGTAACCGTCTCAACCCTACTGTCGGCGATGTACAAGATCGCCGCCTCGGAGGAGAAAGCCGACAACTCTGCCGCTTCTTCATTTCTCACCAGGGTGCCCGGCCTCGCTAGCCGGCTCCGCGGGCTCAGCAGTCAGATCCTGCGCTTTTTGCCGAAGGAGAAGTGATGTCGTTCCTGGGCTCAGACCATGTCGCCTACGAGGCGTGCATGTGGCTTGCGCGCACGACCCCCATGTGGCTGTTCGACCTGCGAATGCTGGCTGTCTGCTTAGTCATCGTGACCGGCCTTGCCGTCTTGGCGGACTACATAGTTGAAGCCGTGCGCCAGACCCGGCATCAGCCTTCCATCAAAGTAACTGATGCCGAGCATCTGCGCTTCTTGTTCCAGTCTGCGCGTAACATGCAAGACGGCGACGAGGTCATCGTGGATCGGCACGTGGTCCGCTTGAGAGATGGGGAATTCATTGTGAGGGAGTTATGAGCCGTACAGCATTCAACCAAGCCCGGCCATCCAATTTGCCTTTCTGTCAGCAGAAGAGCGACAGTGCGGCATGTGGCCCTTGCTGCCTCAAAATGGTACTGGATTTATTCGGCAAGAAGCGCCGCGGTAAGCCATACACCAAGATGGGCCTCGTGAAGCTCGCCAAGACCAGCGCAACCTACGGAACTTCGTTTCGTGACATGAAGCGAGTTCTAAAGGAGGCTAACCTTGCTTTCAAGCACATCAGGCGTCCTGAGCAGCTCCTGGTGAAGGGCCTCTTCATGCCGATGATTGCCCTGATCCGAGACCCGGGCCACAAGCGAGGAGAGGAGCTGGAGTGGCACTATGTGGTAGTGCACGTGCTGCTCGATACCTGGAAGACCAAGTGCGTACTGGTTCAGGACCCTTATTACGGATCAGAACTCTACTACCCCGTTGAGGATCTATTTTCTCGCATGGGCTCGCGACCGTGGCTAATCGAGATTAGCGACAAAAGTGTCAGCGTCCCGGCTCAGTACTGCGTGCCGCCCGTCGACGTTTTCGGCACAGAAGCAGTCTCGCTTGATGGGGAGCCGCTTGAGCCGACCCCGCAAGGCACTTTCTGGAAGCGAACGAAGCTTTGGGCGAAAAATCTTCTCCAACGTGCCTTTTTGGCCACCACCATACGCTCTCAGCCGTGACCCACCTGTGCTTCGCATACCTGGCCTGGTTGCCTTTCCTGGTACCAGTTATCAGCCCGCAGCCGGTGCAGCAGACTTACCCGATTTTCATCACCGTTGATGCCGGGCTGCTCTACGTGGGTGGGCTGTGTCACGCCCATCTAGAGCGGCTGCGCCTCCCTCGCAAGTGTAAAGAAGGGGTAAAGATGCCGCAAAAATGTCAATAACTTGACAGTTGATGCATAATGTCAATCATGGCACGATCTCTCTAGGGCGGAGGGAGGGCCATGAATCGAATCCTCAGAAAGAAGCATGGCAGCATCCTCAAACAGCTGCGTCTAAAAAAGAAGCAGTGCTGCGTATGTAAGGGCTCAGGAAAGATTTGGCTTTCGTGCGATTGGCACATCTCATGTGACGTGTGTGGCGGTTCGGGGCGGGTAGCCATACAGGAGGAAGCATGAGGGTCAGGAATTCACAGAGGTCTCGGGTGTACGAGGCTGAGAGGGTGACTCACCGCACGATGCTTGCCCAGAACGAGAAGGGCGGGGAAGATTTCATCAGGGCTACGATCGCCACTGTTCTCGACAGCGCCTGGCACCAAAAGAACTTTCCTCATGATCACGATCAACATCAAAGCTCGCCTTCAGCGCACTCAAGCGATGCGCTGCCTGCACGTGGTCGAGTTCCCCATGGGCGCGGTCAGCAAGTGGGTAGTGCTCCATGAGCTGGTGCATTTGATGACGCCAGATCCGTTCGCCCCGCACGGCAAGGAGTTCTGCGGCGTGTACTTAGAGCTGGTGAAGAGGTTCATAGGTCGGGGCCATTGGCTGACTCTCAAGGCTGCCTTCAAGCCAGAGAGAGTGCGGTACCGCGGCCTAGCTCATGCGCTCATCTGGAGTCGGATGCGGAAAGCAAAACAAGAAACGGAGATGGCAGCATGAAGCTGAAGGAGATCTGGGCGAATGATCGGCGTGTTTTGATGACCACCTACTATGTGGATATGGTGGTTTTTATTATCTTGTTTCCTTTAACGGAGAGCAAGATTTACTTCTTACCCTTATTCTTGGGCGCCTTGTGTCGCATATTGGCGTCGGTAGTTCGGCCACTAGACACTCAGGCAGATAAGGTGTACGCCGCCGAGGACCAGCTGAAGGTAGATGCTCACCTGGATAGCTTGGAATCAATCGGATTTTTCATGCAAGATGTGTTGCAGGCAGCCCATGTGACGCAGAACTACGGGGTTCACGAGGTTAGGGTTGAGTGGGGGCCAGATGACGTTGAGTATGACGCGGCGATCGGACGACGACCGCCCTCTCGCGCCCCGATCTTACTCATCCGGCGAGCAAGCTTTCTGGATGCCAATGACGAAGTAAAGGTGCCACACTGGCTGATCCTGCACGAGCTGGCACACGTATTCACGTCCAAAAGGTTCCCGGCGCATGGGAAAGAGTTCTGTGGCGTCTATTTAGACCTGGTCGCGCATTTTTGCGGTCAGAAGATCGCAGATGTACTGGAGTTTCAGTTCGCCTTGTGGGGAGTAGAGTTCTTGAGAATCAAAACTCACAAAGAGTCCAGCATCAAGGCGCTCAAGCGTAAGGTAAAAGGTTTTTACCTTCCTGCGTTAATGGAAAATACTTTTTACACTAAGCTACTTTAGTGGCAAATGTATTTGCTCTTACGACGCCCGGACAACCGTAAGGTCAGCCAGCACGAACTCGACCGCCTCCACCAGGGTCAGGGTGACCGACACGCGGTAGACGTTACCTTCGAGCCTGGCCGATATGGCCGTGTAGCCCCTGCCCTTGTTGGCCGCCGTGGCCACTAGGATGCCCGAAGCGCGTAGGCTATCGCACACCGTCGAGAGGAAGTTCTCAACCGACGTGGGCGACACATCCGAGTTGCGCTTGCCGATAAAGGCTTCGAGGTTCAGTCGGATCGAGCGCGACGCCACAAACGAGGCGTACACCACCGCGGGACGCGACCAGTACCAGTTCCGGTCCGTGCGGCCGTAGGTAGACGCGAAGTTGCCCACGCGGAAGCCTCCGTTCGGGTCCTTCTCCAGGAACATGAGGTTCGCCTTGATCGCGGATTCGCCGTCCGCATCCGGGTCGAAGTCCGAAGCCGCCGTGGAAATGCCAGAGATGTTGACCGACTTGTAAAGCGGGGAGAGCCCGACCACACTACCGGCCATCATGCCGGCAATCATGGCCGCCGTGGTGTGCGGTTTCTGAGTGGCCAAAGAGCCCGAGGCCCCGACTGCGTCAACGCGCTGGAAGTTCAAGGCGATGAGGCCAGAGGCGATCGCAGCCGCTTTGATCTTGGCATTCGCGAAGGTGCCATCGAAGCCCACGAAGCCCTGGCGCTCTTTGCGGCCTTTGATGTTGCCCATTTCGATGAGGTGGGACCGAAGTGCTGCCGTGATCGAATCGAAGGTATAGGTGGAACTCGCGTCCGTCAAGCCATCGGTGATGTCTGACGTCGCGTCGCGACTAAAGAGCGGAACCACGAAATTCGCGTTCGTCTTCTTCAGGAAGTCGAGAGCCGTCTGCACATGGGCATTGGTCGTAGCACCCTTGGCGCCGCCCGACATGAACGTCTTGGCGACCGCCGCGGGGAGGCCCGCGTAGGTAGTCTGCGTGAAGGTGACGAGCTGGCTCTCGGCGAAGAACTGGGCCACGTCGTACGCATCGCGCTTGACCGTATAGGCCGCGGTCTTGATATCCACGCCGGTGACGCGGTCGAGCACATCGGGCGAAGACTGAGCTTCGGCGGCCGTGGCGACCGAAGCCGTGTAGTTCGTGAAGGTGTTGATATAGTTGACAACATCCTGGATCGTCGCGAAGTCCGCCTTGCGAAGCGACAGGTTCGAGGAACTGCCACCAGTGATCGTGGTCGTGATGTGGGTCGCCGTAATCGACATGACTCCGGCCGAGGAGCCCGCGTCCGTATTCTGGATCGTGAGCACCGCGACGTTGCCAACCGTACCGACTTCCGTGATGCCCAGGTCCGCACGCTCTAGCGTAATGACGCGGGTCGTCGAGGCGCCAGTGATCGTTACCGAGGTCAGGTTGCCGGGCGCACCGTACTTCTTGGCGTAGACGGTCCCGTAGGACGACGCCAGCGCCAGGCTGGCGCGTGTGGAAGCATTGGTTTTGAGGCAGATGATGGTCTGGGCGCCACCGAAGATGTCGGCATCGTTGGAAGGATTTATAGCGAGTTTGGCATTGTCAACCAGATAGCCAGATCCGAACTTCTCGACGATGGAGCCAAACTGGTCCGGAGTGAAGGTGACCGCATCCACCGAAGTAGTCGCAGCGATCTGCTCGCCCTCTTCCGCCTCACCAATGAGGGCTACAACCCCGAGTTGGGCTAAGCTGGTGGCCGAGTCAGAAACTCGGGTAAGCGAGTACGCGCCTGCACGATAAATGGTCTGGCCTTGAAACGTGATAGAGAGAGCCATGGTCCAATCACCTCATCTAGTCAGAGGTGATTATCCCGCACAACTGTCAGGCCCGACTGGCCCTCCATCTCTTCTTCCCAGCATCCCAGATTTTAAAGAGCCCATCTTGAGTAGCGCGCTTTGACTCCGCCATCTCAGGCGACGATTCGGCCATGCATGTACTTAATAGTACAGCACATTGACCATAAAATCTATGGTTTATAAACCATATCGCTTGAGCGCAGCCTCGTAGGTCTCGGCCGTCTCCTTGTCGGAGATATTTTCCGCATGGAACGCAGCCTGGATGCCGGCCATGTGACCGGGCTTAACACGCCCGTCGCGAGAGAGGAGCTGCTCGAACCACTCGTAGAAGTGCACCTTCTCGGGTGGTCTGGTCTCTTGCGGTTGCCCCTGTGATTGCTCCTGCAGCTTCGAGGCCAAGGGCTCATGGGGTTGAGGATCGTTGGGAGTTCTTCGTCCTGCCATAGGTTCTCCTAAGGCTCGGATCTTACCACCATTACTGCGGCTGGTCCAGAAGGACAGTGGGCGATTGATGTTTCGCCTGCTGCCCGACGCCAACTTCGGCGCGAACGAGTGCGTCGCGTTCCTCCGCCAGCTCAAGCAGAACACGAAGGGGCCGGTCATTCTCATCTGGGACAGACTCCTCGCGCACCGGTCGAAGAAGGTCGAGCGCTTTCTCGCCGGACAATCACGGCTCCAGATCGAGCTGCTCCCGCCGTACGCGCCCGGGCAATGGGTTAGCGTTGCCGGTTTCTAAATATCAGCAAATGAGCATGCCTCACCAAAACAGTGAGGTACGATTATTTTGTGAGGTATGGCCAAGTCGAAAACCACAAGGATCTTGTTCCTGGCCCAACGTCTGGAAGAGTTGGTCCTCGTCGTCCACATTCGACGAGCGATCGCCAACTCGCCGTGGCTCGGCGAGGGCCATCGCAAGGCCTGGGCGATGCTCCGGCTCCATGCCCTAAGCTCGATCTGCGTCAACCTCAAGCAGCATGGCTACGATGTCGGTATTCTGGGCTTCTTTCCACGTGAAAAGGCACGTAGAGGTCAGCGTCTGGCTGCGTTGCCATACGAGGTCTCCCCACGTCTCGTCTCGGACCAGGTCGCTAATCATGGGAGCCGATAGCTGGCCCATGCCGAACGCCTGCTCCATCACGATGCGGTAGCGCAATAAGATCCAGGTGACGACATGGCTGATCCATGTCGTCTCGTTGCGATCTCTACCGAGGGAGATAACATCGACCCTGCAGTTGTAGACGGCGCTGCCGGACTGGTAAGAGGACGTTACGAACGAGGTGACCAGCTCAAGCTTAGTCCCGTCGAGCTGCAGTATCGGGGTCGAAGCCTTTGTGATGAGGGTTTTTGCCGCAGCCTCGTCCCACGAGACATTGAACAGCTGACCTTTGGCATCCCTGATCTGGACGTTCGAGGAGAGTGTGAATAGGGATTGGTCGTCATCCGACATCGAGTCAGGAAGAGTCAAAAGCCATCCGGTGCTGTCCGAGTTCAATACAAGAGCTGCGGGATTGAACGCAGCCACCACCACCTGTCGTTCGTAAGGTTTCAACTCCTCGTAGGTATTCTCACCGCGGTCGCCGATGAACAACTGCTTGGGCGTGCAAGAGCCCAGTGAGACAGTGGTCGATGGTACCTTGGGTGGTTGGTCGGTGGTCTCGAAGCCCAAGTAAACCGGGAAATCGGTCTTTTTCACCCAAGCTACAATCTTTTCAATAAACGGGTCACCCAAGGATGGGGCCAGCTCTGTTGAGGCGTATTGGCAGAAGATCTCGCGCACCAGGCGATCGGGGTCCTTCTTGAGCTGTCGGAAACCTGCTTTAAGTACGTACTGCGTGTTTACGTCGGGGGTGTGGATCATCTTCGCTCCTCATTCAAAAACAAGAGCAGGCCAGGCTTGATACTGGCTAGGGCGCTTGGTCTAGGCCATACCCGGATACGAGCCGGGGTTGCCGTCGCCCAGACGGCTGGCCATAGCGTGTCCTCACTGGTTACTTAAACGAAAATCGCCCTAGAGCGCGAAACAAAGGGCGCCTCTGGTAACCAACTTCGGCCTGCCGCGTACAGGCCTCCACGCCGCTGCTCTTGCCGGTAGATCTTACTACATCGGGATGTGCAAAGTAAGAACTATCGACCGAGTAGCTCATCCAGCACCCGGTAGGCATTCGCTAGGGCCCAGCGCTGCACCTCTGGCAGTAAGCCAGCACCTCGGAAGCCTGGGTGAAGCCATTTCATTGCATAGCGCGGATCACCAGACACGGTCCGGAAGGTCGTGAATTCAGACCGCACGCGGAAGCCGCCCTTACGGAGCGGCTGCTTCCATTGAGTCTTCTGCAGGCCGTCTAGGTGGCGCGTGGGCTGTGGATCGGTCAAGAAGGCTCGTTGGGCCTGCTCTCCGCTCCCGCGGCCCGGGGTAAGCTTCCAGGCGCCCATTGGGTCACGCCGGAGAGACCAAGCCTTACCCACCATGGGGGAGCCGGACGGGCTAAGCGTGTTGCCCCGGTCTCCGAAGGCGCCGCGCAGGCGCTTTAGGTCCTGGCCGAAGTCCCCAGTAGTCTTGTGGGTGAACGGGATGGCACGGTAGGGGTAGCCGCGCTTGGAGAACTTTTTAGCATTCTTGAGCAGCCCCGGTTTCATGTCGAAGGAACTGTATCCTGATTCCAAGTACTTAAGGTCTTTATCGAGACTGACGCGGTAAACCGCGTTGCCCAGGTCTTCGACCGCTATGCCATCGGCGTACTGGGTAGCGGTGTCCTTGAGTCTCTCGTAGGCCAGCCTGCGCCATTCCTCGGCAGCCATGTAGGCTAGGTCTCGGGCAGCCTGATTGGCCGCGGCCTCCAGTGCCTCCTTGGCGGCGCCAGCCACCTCTGCCATCTTGTACCGAAAGGATTCACTTAGGGTAAGGGTGAACACCCTTACATCCTATCAGGGATAAGATGGCTGTCTAAATGCCGAACATTCTGGCGATGGTGGCCTCTACGGCAGTGGCGCTATGCCGGTCCGCAAGGCGACCAGCCTACTCGCCTCTCCAGGCTGGGCTTTTGGTCTGGAAGAAGTTCCGCGGGCATCGAGGCAGGCCCAATCTTTGGCCACATCGCCTTCGCACGGCTCTACTTGCTGGGTTTGCGTTTACGGTTCATAAACTGCCACACTTGATTTCCTAGAAGAATCTTGCCCTTGAGAGGCGCAGCGGCCACTCATCTGCCTTGTGCCAGGCGCCACAGGCGCAGGCGCCGACCATCATATCGCAGGGTGTGCCACCATTGCGGATTGCGCCTATGTATATAGGCAATCCGCGCCACCGACCAAGGACGTCGCGCAATTCGTCCCTTAGTTCAGCCAAGGCGCCTAGGACTTTTTCGAAAGGATCACTCATCGTCCGATGTCCTTGAAGCGATGCGGGGTATCCGTGACGATGCTTTTAGGCTTAAAGCCTATTCCGGCTGAATCTACAATCAGGCTATAACATCCGGGCTTAAGGGCCTTTACGGTCGGCCCCACGGGGCGGAATATACCGCCTGCGTCGGCATACTGAGTGGTAGTCTCGATTCGGATTTTAGGATCGTCGGTGATTTCTCTTTTCTAACCCACGACGTGGCCCATGGCGTCACTGAGGGCCTCTTCGAAAGCTTTAACATCGAAATTTTCATCATTCACTATCCGCCTCTGTGGGAAAAGTCTGCATGGCTACTAGGCAAATTTCAACTAGATTTTATCGCCCAATGCGTGCTCTAATGATGAAGAGTGGAGGGAAAACTATGAAAATGCTACTGCTGATGCTCGCTCTGGCGTCCAGCTGTGCGCTCGGGGCCTACAGGTACCATCGGATCATTCCGGACGGGGGTAGGTTCTACTTTCGTCAGACCAGCAAGGTTCGGATGCAGGTGTTTATCAATACCGAACCCAGTTGGTGTTTTGGCTGCAAGCTCTACGAGCCGAGCCTCAAAGAGGCAGAGCCGCTGTTGGCGCCGATCGCTGATCTCATTTACTTGGAGGATTTCAAACTACTCGAAGCTCCGGGTGTCATCCCTTGGACCTACATTCGCGGCAATCATCCAGCGTGTGAGCTGAATTTTGTGGGCCCCATGACCGCGGATGAGCTAATTATCCGAGTCATGGCGGTTCAGCGCTGTGAGCGCGAGCTTCAATGAGTCATGAATGCGCTGGCGCACTGAGCGGCCTCCGGTTGCGGGCGACAGGCGCATCGTGCACGAGTTCGCGCTGTTGCCCGTGCGGCTGAACGATGGTTACACGATCTGGCTGGAAAAGTATAAGGAAGTACAGGAGTATCGTGAGTAAACGGACCACGACGGCATGCACCACTCCTGGTGGGAGACCATCGAAAGATATCAAGGATGAGGAGACTGCTGATGGGAAAGATCCGACAAATGAAAGCAAAGATTGAGGACGATGAGCTTGTGATACGTGTGCCATTGGCCCTCATGAAGCACGCCTTCGAAAATAATCCGGAATACATTGACTGCGATGTGGTGGACATCAAGAAAATGGGCCGATATGTGGCTAAGCACATTCTGAAGCACAGCTCTCAATACGAGGCACCGCCTGATATCACTGATATCCTAGACCGGCTCTTCTATCAGGCAGTCGACGACGCGGAGCCATGGGTCAAGGTCACCTGGAGGACAGGTGGTCATGATTGACACGGACGAGAAATCAGCCGTTCTAAGCCCATGTCTGCGGTTTCGTTACCTGCTCAAGGGGGCATGGCTAAGCGACGCCGCCGCACCGGGAACCGTGTGCTTCATAGGGCTTAATCCGTCGACAGCAGATGCCGAGGTAGATGGCTCCACCATCAGGCGCATGTGCGGCTTCGCATCTCATCTTGGCTTTGCTTCAATCGCGGTGGTCAATCTATGCCCCATCCGAGCGACGAATCCTAAACGCATGCTGAAAATGGCGGCAAGCAAAGATCCGCGCTATCTAAAGGCATTTGCTAAGAACGACGAGGTTGTCAAGCAGGCCTGCCGAGAGGTTGTGATGGTAATCCCGCGCTGGGGGAATCACGACCATGCTTAGCGGTTATCGAGAGCTTGTGTATCATAAGGCATAAAAGGAGGGGTAGATGTACATCCAAACGTACAGGGACGATACGTACAAGTACAAGCGCACTCCCGATTCGGAAGGCTTTCTTCTCTTTCTGCCAGAGGTCAAAAGAGCCCTGCTCTCCGGGCGCTCAGTGTTCTGCGTTGCATGGGGTCGAAAGTGTTGGACCATCAGGGTCATCCCAGCTCGCCAAGAAGTATTCCAGGCGTCCTGCCAAGACTGGCAAGGTCAATGGGTGACTGAGGCCTTGGTGCAGTTCAGGAATCAGTTGATGTTCTACCAAAATATTCATGATGCAGACCAGATCTACGAGGACAAGCCGGGCGGATACGTAGCCATGCTAAGGGGCTGTACCGATTCAGGAGTGTCTGGCTACATGCGTGCGCTAAAAATTGCCCGCGAGAGGGTTGTAGAGTGGGGATACGAACCGGTGATTTACGCACAGATAGAATATAAGAGCGCCATCCTGCCCTTCGTGTCTGTGTCGTTCGTGAGCAAAGAAGCTGAAGAAAACCATCGAGCCTTCGAGCAGTTCATGGAAAATGCCATGAAATTTAAGAAGCACCCCCTACGCTCGGCAATGGACGTCGTCAAGCGGGCGAGAAGAAACAAGGCGCACCCCAAATTCATCGAGCGCCTAGAGGAGAGGGCCGCTGCAGCAGGGGGAGTGGAGGCTGGGGTCAGTCTGGCCCCGCTAATGTGCGAAATCGACCGGGGTGAATGCAAAGTGTATAACCTAAAGCGCAAGCATAAAGAGCGAGAAAATAATTGAAATAGTGAGCATGGCAATATCAGGTCTTCTGGCGTCTCTAATATGGGCGACCCATGCGATTCGCCGGTCCTGGATTCCCGCCTTCGATCTTTTGCCTTTGGTGGCTCTGGCGCACTGAGTAATTTGGGTGTATTACAGCTTTCAATTGAGTCGCTGGCTACTCAAGGGCTACCGTCGGCTATCTGCAATCTATCTGCAATCTATGGATGCCGACACAAGTTCGGCAAATGGAAAACGGCTGGGTCCATAGAGGATTCTTGGAAGCACAGAAGCTGCAAGAAATGCGGAGTGGGACAATTCCGCATGTTAAGCTCTAGTCACGTTAAATGGAGTCGCTTCAGCTCGTTTGGCATGAAGGATCATTGGTCTGACAGCTGACGCTCAGTCCTCTTCTTGTGCGTATCCCTCGATAGGGATCAGGGCATCGTCTTCATCCAGCAGCGCCTCTCGTTCCTGTTCCCTCAGAGCTTTCTCGACCGCGCTCTCCTGAGCGCCCATGGCCCCTCGGACCTTGGCGCCTTCATCTTGCTCGTACACTAGCATGCGAGCTTCGTACTCTCGGTTGACCTCAGGAGTCCATTCCACGACCATGTTCTTGCCGCGGAGCTTGCCGACCATTCTGGCCCGGATGCTCTGACGCACGTCTCGTCCAACTCCAACAGTGAGGGTAGCGCCGACCGTATCTAGATATTCCTGGCGCACATTCTCGATCGAGTCCAAGGCCATCTCCGGCACCAGCAGCATGCCCTCGTCGCCGCCGGCCTCCACCACTTCTCCATTCTGGGCGAGAGCCCACTGCTTGAGTCTGGATTGACCCTGGTCGATGCGGTTAGAGATCTCTTTGAGCTTCTCTGGGTCGTTCTCTTCCTCGGCGCGTGCCACGGCATTGCCGATGTCGTCGCCGTCATAAGACACGTACACTCGGCCATCACGCGGGTCTACCTCTTCGTAGCCCTGCTCTTCTTCGCGCTTAGCCTCCTCCATCTCGTACTTCTCTTGGAGGCGCGCCTGAACGCGATCTACCAGGTCGGCAAGCTTCTGGGCGAGCGGGTTGATCTCACGGTTCATGTGCTAACTCCTATAAGGCTTGATGATACCACTACGGATGAAGGCATTAGCATCATGGGCATGATGCTTCCCCTCAAGGCCGGCTTTTTGGTATTCAGGCCCCCTTCCGGCACGATCTTCGTGATCCTTGATCGGAGTAAATGAGCCATCGGGGTGAATCCATCCGCGGTGAGGATTGGCCCCTTCGGACTTGCTGATCTCTTCTCCAAGGAGCCCTAGCTCTTCCAGAACCAAGTTGTTGGGGCTGTGCAGATTCTCTTTGATATCTTGTGGAAGTCCATCGCGCACGTCTATGAACTTCCACTCATAGCACTCATTGTCCGGGTCGTTCTTGGTGTGTGGTTCCTCGCCCCGATGCTCGTACAAGAAAGCGTGTACGCACTTCTGCTTACCAGTGAAAGTGGTGACGTGTTTACTGGCTAAATGCTTCAAGTCCCTGCGCCGGGCCTTGATGCCGGCTTCCTCCCACAACTCGCGGGCAGCAGCATCGTGCTTGTCCTCGCCATGGTCAGCATGGCCGCCAGGCAAAGTCCAACGATTGGAGTCCTTGCGTCGCCCCATCAAGAGGCAACCATCTCGCATTACGGCAATGGAAGCAACTTCCTTGCCTTCATTCTTGACGAGACGCTCCAGATCCTTGCCAGACACCTCGGCGAAGTAGTGGTCATTAGCGCTAGGAGCATCGATCTTCCCACGCTGGCTTAGATGTTTGTGCGCCTGCTCTACTGAAAGGAACTTCATCGCCTGGGTGGAATCGTGCGTGTAACCTTTACCGGGGCCCGCATAGAAAGCGTCCCAGTCATGATTAAGCCGCCCATCCGAGTGCGCAGGATGGGCAAGGTGGTTAGCAGGGACGTACGCCGCGTAACGCTTACCACGGTCTCCAGGCAGAGGGGGTGGTTCCTTGTTAGGCCGAAAGCTAGAGCCAGGTAGGGCAGGAGGAGTAGCGCCAGAATCCGTGCGCTCGGGATCTTCGGACTTCTTTACAAACTTGTCGCTGTAAAAGCCGCTGTAGTAGTTGTCCCATGCGTTCTTGGGATGCCCCAGCACGGGGTGAGACATGTTCGAGGTTTGAAAGAACTTCTCGTGCACCTGATAAGTGCCAGGCGATACGATGACCTCTGCTTCCGGGTCATGGCCCCGGTAAAGAAAAGAGTAAGACACCTTACTCTCGGGCACCCAAGCGCTATGGATGTATCCACCATCCATGACCTCATGAACGCGGCCCTTTGGTAGCGCACTATAAGAAGTTGGCTTGTCATGCGTAATAGCGCTTTCAGTCAGTCGCGAGTGCCTACGATGCAGTAGGAAATGACGCTCTCCGTTCATATCCTTAGTGGGCACTAGGGTAGATAGATGATCGCGCATCTGACGCGCCAGTGCATGGTTCTCTGGCTTCGCCATCTCAGCGTGCAGCGCCTCTCTGTCATCGGGTATGCCATCTGCTGACCACGAATCCGCTAGGCGATGGGCTTCTTCAGACTGCTTCAGCTCTGACTTGCGTAGTTTCTTGGGCTGCGGCTTTTTATATTCAAGATAGTGTCCCTGCTCTTTCCCCCATGGCCGCAACTTGGCCTTGTATCCAGGCCGCTCAGCGAGCTTGCGGTAAATCGCATCCGACGCCCCCGAAAGAGCAAAATCAGAGCTTAGGCTGCCGTGATGTTTGGCTGCCAGATCGTACAGCTTGGCACCAAGGCCCATCCCGCGATAACGCCTGTCTGTATTGCTGGCATACACCTGCAGGGTACCTTTGTAGGTTTCTCCGCTAATGTGCGAGATGCCGCGCTTCGACGGATCTGCGTGATGAGATAAAAAATGCTGCACGGTCGCGTCGTCTTTTTTGTGTGCCACCGGATCAGAAATGACATGATGATAAAGAGCTTTTCCGCGAAACATCCCTACCTTCGTAGTTTTAACAGTGTGGTAGCCCGGCCTATAGATTGACCGGGGCTGATTATGCGCGTCCCAGTCGTCTGCTTGTTCGATTGAATCGAAGGCCGCAACGGGCGGAGACTTTGCCAAGTCATACTTCTTCAGCTTCTTGGACTCTTCCGGAAGAGCGGAGGCGTAGCCCATTTCCTTGGCCACATCCATCGCTTTCGGACCGTGCATAATGAAGGTGCGAAATCCCTGACCTGCTGCTCCCTCAAGTTGTCGCATCGCATTGTGGGCATCTTCAGCATAGTGATGGTGGCCGATGAGATTGTCATGATCTGGATGGGTGGCGATCATGACGTGCATATCGCCAACCCGTCCTAAATAGTGAGGCTTCACCTTCTGCTTTTTGTAGTTCTCCTCTACGATCTGCTCGTAGAACGAGCGCTTCTTCTGGCGCTTAGTCTCTGCTGGTTTGTCTTCGGACTTCTTCAGGGCCGGCGAGTAAAGAGGCTCGCCCTCTTCCGGGTACGGGATAACAAGAGCCTTGACGTGATGGCCACCGGCAAGAGCCGCCCCGATTCGAGTACGGCCGCCGAGATTGATGTACCGGTGATGGTATGTGGAAGTCGGATCTTGGGTCTGGAAAACCACCGGCATCGGCAGTTCAGCACCGGAATCCATTGCTTCTTTTAGTTTGCCAACGCGCTCGCCCATGTATTCGTCTTCGATAGAATGGTGATCATCGAATTTAGACTTGATATCCTTGTACTCGATCGTTTCGATGCGGCCGTGCTTTAACGCGCCAGCGGCGAAGGATTCAGCTGACGGCACATCGACGTGGTTTTCTTCAGGCCAGCATTCGAAAAAACCACGCTCGGTCTTATACTCTTCGTGCAGGTCTTCTACGGTCGGCATGCGCCAGTTCGGACCCTTGGTCTCGGATTTTTTCAGCTTCTCGGGCTGGACCTTGGACTTTTTCAGCTCCTCCTCGTGATGGACCTCTACCGGATGCAGCATGGCCACTACATGTGGCAGGCGAGATTGCGAATTATACACGCCCTTATAGCCAGCTGCGCGAATTTTCGAGTACACCCGGTCCGGATTCCAAACGCCGGCATTCTCTTTTACCGCGGAGGCCACGTGGCCGCATTTATCCTCGCCCATGTCGTACAAGCTCGCCGAGTCAACAGATGTTCGGTACACAACCTTAGATGCGTCTCGCACCACAGGCTCAGCTTCATGCCCATCCCTATAAAAGTACGCACGCCCGACCTCGGGCAGGCCCCGCTTGTACTCCTCGGCCTTTACGCCTGACGTGCCCATGCGGTCGGGATGAATTGTTTTCAGCCCGGCAACCGTACTTAGATGGTAGAGGCCGATGTGATCGGGCTCCTTCTTGTTTAGCGACTGGTATTCTGATTTTGCGATTGGCAGCTTGTAAAAATAGCTTTCACCCCTACCGCCCATAATGGTAATGCCATGCTTGCGCGCTATCGACTCATGAACCCTCTGAGCCTCTTTGGTGTGTAGGCCGCCAGCCACATGGTGGACGCCGTTCTTCACTAGATGGTGGTACAGCGCCTCGTACATCGCGCGCCCAAGGCCCTTGCCGCGGTGTTCCTTATCCAAGGAAGCGGTGTCGTGGATCGTAAACAAGTTGCCCGTCTTGCTGCCGTGGACTGCAGTCAGCCAGCCATGAATGCTCCGATCGGAAGGATGATGTATGCGCGCTTGGAAGTAAGACCTTTCGCGGTCCGGGTCAATGCCGGAAGAGTCGACCACGGTGATCGTGTAACCCTCCTGGCGGGCTTTTTCGGGCAGGACAGAGGTGTAGTCGTGATAGCGAGTACGACTCGTAGAGGGCAGAGTCTTACTTGGCGCATCTCCAAAAGGGGACTTAGCGAGAACGGATTTATTAAGATGGCTAAACCGGCGCATCTTACCAGTCTTCACGTAATGATGGGCGTCAACGTAGTCGGGTGTGCCGTACGAAGGCTTCTCTGGCGGATCGATCTTGAATCGATAACCCTGTTTAGCCCATTGGGGAAGTTTTGAGTGACCACGCGTCTTAGAAAGGTCCTTTTTCAGCTCACTATGGGCCGCCTGGAGCGTATCGTGCTCATGGCGCAGGCCCAGTTTATCAGCTTGTGCCTTAAGGGCCGACATCGCATGGGAGATAGGTACCATCTTGTCGTGTGGCTCAAAGCCCAAGTCGGCGGGGTCGGTGAATTTTCCAGTGATAGCCCGATGAACCGCATCGCCAATTACCGTGTTGTACTCACGGGCGAAGTCTCGATCTGACATGGTGTAGCCCATTTGCTTTGCCAGGTCGCGCTGGCGATGGGCTGCTAGGTGCTCCCAGTAGACCGCACGCTGCATCTCGTTGAGGGTGCGATTCCCCAGCTTTCCCAGACGGCGCCCTTCACCGAACTGCCGATTGACCTCGCCGTAAGTGTCGGCGTGGGCTTTCTCGTGGAGCTTTCTCCAGGTTCGAGTGAAGGCCTCATCGCCAAAGTCACCGCCTGACTCGGGCGTCGGGTCATAGATCATCAGGTGCTTGGTGTTGTAATTTTTAGAGGCCAGTTCGGGCTTACCATGCTTACCGCCCGCGTAATAGACAGAGTAGCCGGCGTCCTTTAGGTGCTGGTCCACCTTATGCTCTATGCTTTCCAATCCGCCGTAAAACTTCAGATTGGTCTTCTTACCTGGCGAGAGCGCTCCATAGTGCTCAAGGATCTCGTGGGCCAGGCCCGATTCGTTCCCGCCGGCCTGGTCATTCACTGGACCATGGGCGCTAACATGCGGGTGCTCCTCGCCCTTGGCGAGCTGATAGTGCGTCGTGTGCCCATCATGCCACGGATAGATATGCGGGTGAGAGTTCATTCTTCTATGCTGCCCAGTTCGTTTTCGGCGTAATAGAGCAAGCTCTTCCTTAGCTCTTCATCTGGAGCGTTGGACACGTAGGACAATACTCGGTAGCCGTCGTCGGTCTTCTCAAGCTCAACCAAGGCTTGAGGGCCCGAATCAGATTTCGCCACCACATTGACCCGATTTTCTTTGGGATGCGACTCAACACTGAAGATAAATTCTTGGTCCGAAGGGGCCTTGGCCTTGTGAAGGATGTCCGCTCCGCCAGTCAGCTGAGCGGCGCGCTCGCGCATTCTCTGAACCGCCAGCGCCTTTTTGTCGCGGAGTTTCGGGTGGGTGAAGACGTGTCGCTCCTCGAACAGACCTGAGGGTACTTTGTGATAAGAGGCCATGCCGACTATTTCGCCATCGCGATCGTGGAGCTTCACTCGATAGGCCGTCCCGGCCCAACCATCTTCAAACTCGTAATGGCGAGTCTTGTGGCCTTGCAGCGGATCTATCGCGGCAGCGGCCGGCACCCATCGGTGACGGATGCGGTCGATAAGGCTCTTGGCGATCTTCTCCGAATCATATATGTCATTGAGATGAAAACGCACTCGCTTGTTCCCCACCTTTAGGTGATCCTCTCCATCCTTGGCCTCTACCCAGCCTGCTCCTTCAGCCGGCAGCACGCCGCCGGTAAGAGGAGAGAGGTAGGAGCGCCCATGGGAGTGGTGCAGCACGGCCTCCTGGCCGAAATTCTGAGCCACGTTCTCTATGTCGGACATGTTCTGTATGCTACCAGAGTGCGGAACCACCGCAACCCTCTCGGTTATCCCCTGCCAAGAACCTTGGGTGTCGATGGGAGAGTAGCCGGCGTCCTTAAGGACCTGCAGTAGTTCGTCGTGTCTGTCACCTTTGCCGGGTATGTGAGAAGAGACCATAGAGAAGTGGTTGGGAAGATTCAGATTATTAGGATCGTCAGGCATAACTCAAGTATACCACGCCGCGCACAAAAGAAAGAAGCCGGCCCACCAGTAAGGCGGAACCGGCTTCCGGGTTGGGGGTAGTGAAAGTCTACGATATCACCCTTTGACCTGGCGCACAACACCGTACTCGGTCCGAGAGACGATCTTGTCAAATTCTTCCTTGAAAATCTCGTAGCCCTTCTCCAGGGACACGCTGCGGCGAGACTGGACATCCATGCGGAGCACCAGCGCTCCCTGCTGGTCCTGGAAGCCCTCACAACCCTCAAGGTGAGCTTTCACCTGCCTGTCGAGCTGTCTATAAGCCTCTTCCGCGACGCTCAGCGCCGCCTTGGCTGCCATCCAGTCCTTGAAAAGCTGTTCCTTGTCCATGTCCCCTCCGTAAAGATAGCTTCTCATGGATGGCGCAATGTGTCAAGGAGGAATGTGTATGTTCTTCAATAGCCGCTCTAAAGCCTCACGAATGGCTTTGTCCTGGATTCTTTTAATCTGGCTCTCGACTCTCTCCAGCTGGAGGGGCACTAGGGCATTTTGACCTGGAAGAAGTGATGGGCAGCCTTTGCTATCTGTTGCGCGGCAGAGGGACTGAGAGGCTTACCAATCAAGCACTTAGCCTCAAAGCTTTGGGATGAATGGCCTTACCAAATAAATAGACAGCAAGCACAGAAGAGAGAACAGGCGCATCTTGATGTAGGCCGGGTATAGGATCGGTCACTCTTGGTGGGGAATTTGTTCAGCACCCGTCTACATCGAGAAAGATGTACCTCGTCATCGATGTGCCTCGACGGTCTCAGGCAAGATGGCCGGCGACCGGCTGGGCGGGATCATCTTGACAGCGATCAGTGCGGCCATAAGCAGCACTCCGATCGTAAGCCTCACAATGAATGGCAGTTCTTTACGCATCTTTCCCCTCCTTTAAGGACAGAACGCCCGCGGCCTGTGCGCCTTTAGTCTTCTCCTCTAGCTCAGTGCGGAATCGATGCAGTAGCTCAGCGCGGAGTCGGTGTAGTTCGAAGCTGGATGCGCACTGAGCGTCATAATCTGCATCAGTCCACGCGCATTCCGGCTTGGACGTCAGGCCCTCGAATTCCTCAGCTACCTAGATGAGCTTCACTGCAATTTCCCTCAGCCTCTTTACTTCGTCGATTCCAATTCCTTTCTTGCCTTTATGGTTCTGCTCCAGGGACCACCTCTACCACTGGCCCGGGGGCCTCATCATCCTCCACGTGGGAAAGATGAACCTTCATGGTGAGCAATATCCCAAAGGCCAGGATCACGGCCAAAGTCCACAGTACGTCTGATAGGTATCGCATGCGATGCATAATAACGCCCCTTCCCCTATGGGTCCACTTCTTCTTGCTAGTCGATCCCAACTCCTCTGCCAGGACTGCGTGCAGCTTGCTGTGTAGCTCTTGCAGCCTGTCAAGGTTGCTCTTGATCTTCAAAATGGCAGCGTCACTCTCCCTTTCCGCGCGTCGCCCCTCGTCTTCAGGCGAGTCTGAGACCGCCTCGGCGCGAGCGGCCTCGAACGCGTCGGTGCCAATAGCTGGCGCGCTATCTTTCGGCGACTTCTTATGCTCAGCCGGAGCAGGCAAATTAACCACGTGGTCCCCTGGGCGAGGAATCACCGGGCCCTGAGGCGCGCCACGGCGCAGAAGCTCGCTGATATCGCCGTACACGAACCCTATCCCCTGACTTCGATCGCGAGTAGCCGACATGTTTTTACCGCCGCTTCCGGTGGCGCATGCTGCGCTCCAGCTGTCGAACCTGAGGCTCCGCCAGTTCCTGCACTGCATTATTGACTTTCCATCCGTCGTACTCGTTGAACTGGTTGCGCTCCAATTGCTCGGAACTCTCCATGAGCCTGGTGCGAACCAGGCGGGTGTTCTGGTGCACTTGATGGAGGCTTCCATCCGACGGATCGTAGAAGGTGTGAACTAGACTTTCCTGATCGTAAAGTCCATTGCCGCCGGTCAGGATAGCGGAAGTAACGTAGAAGAGTTCAGTCATTGGTTTCTCCTTGAGGGGATCGTACCTGCTTCAACGAGGTGCGTCAATACGCCTCTTCTCTTCAACACCACCTCGGCTAGCATCCTGATACGACTTTCATCAGGCGCTGTGTGGTCTACAGGCTTGCCTGGGTCTAGAATGCCGCGGGACTGAGCTGACTTAAGGCCGTTAACCTCCACCATGAGTGGGTCCGTGCCAGTATCTGCCACCAAGAAAATCCCAGTCACCTCATCCTTTTGGCCATCGCGATCGAGGCGTCCCAAAATCTGATCGTGTACAGCCGGACTCCAGTCTAGCTCCCCCACCACCACGAGAGAGGCCGCCTTCTGTAGGCCGTCTAGGCCTACGCCAGAGCGTAATGAAATGATCATGAGCTGGCTCTTGCCGGAAACGAAGTCTTCCTTGCTCTTCTTCTTCTGGGCCGGCGATTCACTACCGGTGTACATCACTGGACTAAAATCCTTCAACTCCTCTAGCCACGTTTCGTACACCGATCTGTGCCATCCCGCCAGGAGTACCTTCTCGCCAGACTCAAGCAACACCTTGACGTACTCGGCGACGTACTTGGCCTTGGCCTGCCCAGTTGCCTGACGCAACATCACATCCAGCTCGCGCGCGGCCTGCCCTCTCTCTACAAAGGAGCCGGACATTACGGTAGTGGCGAGCTGCCTGGCTACGCCGTCGACATCTTCCAGCACTTTCTGATCGTGCGGCACGCGGTGGACTATCCGATTAGGGGCCGCACGATTGCGAGTCCTTCGCAGCATCAGGTGCTGCTCCCTAAGGTAGGAGCCTAAAGCTTCAGGGTTCTTGACCTTCTTCTCCCAAGCAAGCCACTCGCGCGAAAAATCGGACCACTCACCCAAACACCCCGGCTTGATTAGGTTCAAGATGTTGAAGATCTCGTTGCCGTAGTTGTAGACCGGGGTCCCCGACAGGCCCAGAACGTACTCGGCATTTTCCTGCAGAATGTTGGCCGCCTTGTATTTCTCAGTATTGTCGTGGCGAAGATCTTGACACTCATCCCACACGGCGCTTTTGAAGAAGCCAGACGAAAATAGCTCCGTCCACCCGGCGAGCTTCGAATAGGTGGTTACGTACACATCGGCCTTGGGCAGCTGGTACTGAATGCCCTTCTTGATAATGTGGACCTGAAGGTCCGTGAACTGTGCTAGCTGCTCCTGCCACTGGAGCGTTAAGTGGGCCGGGACCACCACCAGCATGGGGAGCGTGCCAGGCGTCACCGCAAGGCCTATACCCACCAGGGTCTTACCCATGCCCACCTGGTCAGCCACAAGGAGGCGCTTGGTCTTGAGCAGGAGATCTACCGCTTGTGCCTGATAGTGCCGCAACTCCCCCTTCATGGCAACCGGGCGCGGCACGTAGGCCTCGGTCAGGATGCGCTCCAACTCAAGCTGGGCCTGGTCAAATTCACCAGCCAAGTTGTTCACCTTCTGCTTGGTCGCCGCGGACATCTCAAGGGGATAGCGGCTCATGAACCAGGCAAGATCGCGTGCGATGGCCGGCGTGAGAGGAAGCTTGTAGCCTTCGCTTGATGCGGTCCACTTGGGGATGAACGGGAACAACTGCTTCATGCGGATGGCGACGTGCGGCTCTACGTCACGCGCTAAGAAGATGTCCTCGCCGTCACGCTTAGAGACTGCCAAGGTGCCAAAAGTCCGCATCGAAACTCCAAAAAAGCCGAGACAAAACAAGAAGGAATTGAACCTTCCAGCGCGCCAGCCAGCAAGGCTGCAGGTGGGAGTAAAGCTCCACCGCCCGCAGCTATGCGGCTCTCGAATCGAACGAGAGTCCAGGGTATCCCTGAGGTCACCAGACCAATTGCTTCTGTCCCGGCTCGACATAAGATGATAGCAGACAAGTTTCGTAGATGACAGCGACATCATAAAGGGAGATACTTTCTGAGCTGCAATGCCTTAGCCCCTATCCTGTACATAGCGCTCTCCAACCAGTAAAAGTCACATAGAGCGGCTTCCCCTTAAGAGAGGCTGGCATCTTAGTCAGATTCGCCTTAGAGGTCACAAGACACAGCACCTTGACGTCGGGGTGAGTCGCGTAACGATTAAGCTGACGCAAGACACTGGCCCTACTGCCCTGGGTCTTAAGTTCTACAGCAATCCCCTCGGACGGTGCGAAGAAGTCGGGCCTGTCTTTGTCTGTGAGTCTGTGCTCTCGCAGGACCATCCAGGAAGCTCTCTTTCGTAGACGTCGGCCAGGGCGGCCTGTTGTTGCGCCTCCGAGCTGTAGGTAGGCATAGTTCCGTGTGCGGCCATCATCTTGCTGAGCAACGGAGACATTTGCATCTAAGCAGGGTACACCAAAGTGCGATGGACTCATACTGAGCTACTCATACTGAGCTATTAACATCAAGGTTGACGCATAGCAGTAAAGCCAGTACACTTTCTCCATGAGAGTCCCTCCAGCAACGTGCCCGGTTAAGGGCTGTGGCTCCACTAGAGTATACGTATCCGGGCGACAAGTCGAATGCGCCCAGTGCAACACCATCTCCATCAAGGAGAAAGACGACAAGTTCACCCACGTGAAAGGCAAGAACTACGAGATAAGCTTCGTAAAGCGCCGCAACTATCCAGAGGGCCACTTCGATGGACAGTGAGCCTAAGTTCACGATAGGGCCGCTGGGGTCAATTTTGAAATCCATAGGGATCGACCCCAAATATGCTTATCAAACGGCGCACTTTCCGTTGTTTCGGTTCTTCAAAATAAAAAGTCCCCACGCGTTTGACTACATTGACGACCATTTTCATGCGTTGTCAAACCAGGCGAAAAATCAGGGACTGCTTCCCTCATCATGCGCCGCCGACTTTCGCGCCGCGTTCACTGTTGACGTATCCAAGCTCTCCACATGGGAAGAGGCCATCATTATTAATGAAGTCTCGCGGCTCAAAAGCCTCAACTCGGAATGCATTTCATATACATATACAAGTACAGCGGAAACGCACATGCATTTTATGACTCACAGCATCTTTACTTTCAAAAAGTGCGAGTTGCTACTGGCTGCCTTTGGCTATAGGATGGATAACTATGCTCACTGCATGGTGAAATTCTCCGGCAGCATGGGCATCTTCTATCATTTTTTTTCTTACAAGGCTTGAGCATGTTCTTGTCCAGTTACATCCTCGACAATTACCCAAGGACAATAAAAGCAACGATGACCATCTGTGTCCCAGCCAGTTGCATGACTAAGTCTCAAGCCTTGATGTTAGAAGATGCCATCATGGCATCGGCTGCCACGGCGACCATGCATATCGAATACGAAATCACTGGCGGCAAAAAGTTTACATTAGATGTGAAAGGTCGCGAAACAATCAGGGCGGTGGAACTGACACTCGCCAGCTTTGGGTTCACTGGTAGATATGTCAAAAATATAACGCCCTTCGATGACGCAGCGGAAGTGCTCTATCTGGTCCAATACGAGCTTGCAGATGAGGCTTAGGGGTAGAAAATGTTTTTATTCTCAGCCGACGATGTGCGACACAGAAACGACAGGCGCCGCTATTACCTGTACCTGATAAACCCCACAAGTGAGTTGGCGGCCGCCCTGGAGCGCTTCTTGCTTACCCCCCCCCAGGACCGTGGGATTCGATACCAGACAGCAATGTGTAGCCCCAAAACTCTCGACGAGATTCGCACAGCCGAACTGATCCTGGCGGCTCACTTATTTTACGGAACCTACTTGAAACATATGGATAGTGAGATTTTTACCATCATACACTACCGACAGAGTCGGTAGCCATGTTCTTCACCGAGAGCAGCAAACCACAGGAGTGCGACCACTGGCGCTTTGACATATATGTAGACGATCCGTCTGAAGAGTTGCGATGCCGCCTTAAGGCGCCTCGTGCCTGGAGTCTGATTTGTAGAGATAGGCGATGGGCGGCGGGTAAACTACGGCACATTTAGCGGATGGCTCTTGCTTCGTAAGATTGAGACGATTTTAGCCACTCATGCGTTCGATATGCACAACAGTCACGCCTTAAAGGCGGGCGCTTCTTTGTACTACCGCCTGATGGAACCACGATCGAAATCAGCGCTAAGTGTCTCTTCGGAGTAGTAGGACTTACTTTCGGGAATGAAGTCCTTCCTCACCACCACTAGCTGAGGATGAAACTGTTGGTCATTCGTCGTGCCAGGCCCCCGCTGCGACTGAACTTGGGTAGACCGGATCTGGTGCGGTATCTGGATGATGGTGAATACCGGCCGCATGTAGTAGGAGACGGAGTAAATCCCTCCCTGCTCTTGGATCGGGTCCCACTTGGGGCGCCGCTGGCCGGTCCATACGATCCTGCCCGCATCGTCCAGATTAAAGTCCACGCCCTGCTTGTAGACATTCTCTTCGCGGTCAACTAAGATCTCTACCTTGATGGCCGGAAATGACAGTAGGTCTATCCCGGTCTGAGAGTGCTCCACCCTCTGCCAGTAGCGAACCGAGTGATTCGGAAGCGTGATTCTGTCAAAGACTTGTACATCCATCGTGCCACCATTGATGTCCCTGAGAGGCATGATGATGGCCGCGGTGTCCACCTGTAGCGCCCCGTATTGCTGCGTCCGCAGGCCCATGGTGTTCTGCTGCATCACGCCCACGAACTCGACAGGCTGGTAGAAACGAAAGCCCTGATTGCACAGACTACAACTGGGGGTGGAGTCGCCTCCGCGCAGGTCCCGCACGCAAGGGCAGGGGATGGGGCGCGCATGCACCATGCGTATGCCGTGTGACTGCACCAGCGTGTGGAATGCCTCGGGGTTGAGTGTGGGACTCACCTTAGGCGGAGTCATGGTGCCCAGGGAGATGCCTGGCATCTTAAAGCCGTGGGGGACGGTGGGGGAAGGTCTGTTCTTGCGTCCCATGAATAAATTATACCACGCGCCGAGCGCTAGTCCCTGGAGGGGCGATCTGGGCCGTACCACGATGCCTTAGGCACCAGCCTAATCTCGCACATCCCCTTATCGGGAGACTTACTGAATGGATTCCCGTGGCGAGGCTCTTCGCTGCAGGTAACTTGCGTCCTATATGCATCTCGATAGTCACCAACGTACACGTGGCCGCATGCGGCCACAGTCATCGTCAGGAGTAGTAGGGTTAGGACCCGGCTTGCGAGTAAGTTTCGCATTTTTAGATGGTACACCATCTAACGCACGTTATCAAGGGCCACCTCCCAACTATTGACCCTTAGGAACCTTGCCAGATCCTTTGCAGTGTGGGCAGGTAACCAGCCCCGCGTCTCGCTGGGCCTTGTCCAACTTGCGCTTAATGGCCTATGCCACCCTGCGCCCGTCACCTATATATACTCGCAATTGCGGCAATAGACGCCATCCTCTTCGTGAAGCAGTGTGTGGTCCGACGCAGCCGGTCTCTATGGTAAACACCCCATGGTCCATGCCGCACTTAGGGCGGCGCCACTCTTCCATGGATGGCTGAAACTTCGTATGCTTAAAAGGATAGTCCATTTTATCCTCCCGTCCTATCAAGGACCGCAGAAGTCAAAGATAGGGCGATCGTTACGTGTTCCCATTTCCGCTCCCGCTCCTTCCAAAACTCCCGATGTTCATCCACTTTACACGGCTTCATCTCAAAAGCGGCCAAACTACACAGCAACCGGTTAAGGTCCTGCTTAAAAGTAGCTCTATTCAGAGATAAGCGCCAGTCGGTTCGGCGATATCTGCCCCCGGCGCCAAGAGCGGCGTGCTGAACAAAATTGTACAGGACAGAGTAGACGTCAGAAGATGGCCGTACATAAATGGCATCAAGCGCCGAGTATGTAGATGCCGCGGGAAACTGGAGATCTCTAGCAGCGCACGTGGCACACTGGCACACATCCATTTTTAACATCACATCGAAATTACGCTGGAACAGTCTCTCTATGTATGCGTTGAGTTCCAGCTGGCTGCCAGGGTGCCAACCAAAAGATAGGGGTGTCATCGAGCAACCTCCTTGAGGAGTGCCTCAGCGTAGTTGCGCACGTAGGGAGAAGCGCACACCTGCTCGTCAGTCTTCTCGGGGTCCCAGGCTGGGCCGTAGTACCAGGCTGCCGCGGAGCGCAGCGCGGGCCTCGTCTGCCTAAGCTTCGACCACAACACTTTTGCCACATGATGGTCCAGCACCGAGTCCTGGGTCAAAGCTTGAGCGATAGCCAGGTCGCTGTGGCAGGCGGGGTGCTGCGGGCACATCACAGGGCGGGCGGTCTTGGGCATGATTCCGTATCGCCCTCCGGCTGCGGTGCCGGCGTGGATGCCGGTCAGGATGAGGGCGTGGTTCATGTTCGACCCGAAGGCAGACTCCACCGACGAGAGCGCCCTAAGCTCTTGCGCCTGCGTCGTGTAGAGGGTGACCAGGCCTGTCGCTATGGCACACACCAGGTCGTGCATTACTTACGCTCTCTTTGTTTGCGCACGCGACGCAGCGCTTTATTGAACCATTCATCAAATTTGTTCAGCGCTTCGACCGGCGTTTCAGAGTCAGCGTAATTATTGCCAGCCACCACTAGCGATTTTGGCATGTTGCCGACTTCAGCCTTCAATATGGCGCTCTGATACGTACCCCCGCCCCACGGCTCGGTGCAGCTAAATCCAGGAAGACCACCAAAGATCGCGATCAGCTGATCGCTAAACCGCAATGAAAACTGCGGCCCCATATGAGTACGCCCCAACTCATCCACTGGATGTGGCCCACTTAGCAACACGTTCACCCACATGAACTGCTCATCCTTAGCTGCAATCTTGATGGTCAAGCGTTTGTATGAGGCTGACACACCAAACTGAGACACCGCCCCATCTTTGGGCCATCCAGGCTGGCGCAACGCTTCGACCATGTCATTGAGCAATTGAGAAAACTCTCCTAACTCCTTTTTTGACAAGCCAAAGCGCATGCGCTCATGCTGAGCATCAATGCGGCAGCTCAACTTGTCCAGGGCGACGCCAAGCTTCCTATGAAGAGACATCGCCCTTTTGGGCGTCATCTTAGGCAAACCCTGGACTTTGATGTATGAGTCACTCACTTGGGGGCCTTCTTTCTCAAGGATCTGCATGGTCTTTTCACACAGACCTCCGCGTTTGTAACAGCGCGCGTAGTGAGATGAATAATTCCACCCATAGCTTTCACCCATTCCATATACTTGTCTGTGGCCAACTCCGCCGACACAAGGCTCGACCGACCGAACTCTGCCATTCCCCAGCGCTCGGCGTCTTGCTGGCTTATCGCGCGGACGACTGTCTCGCCCTGACTCAGCTTAACCTTGTAGTAATTGATTTTCATGATCCCTCCCCTGTCGTCTCCAGTCGACAGCCCACATGAAGGTGGTGACGGCCGATCCTTCATCACTCCTCCTGTTAAGAGTAAATCGTCTCAGTTTTTACGCTTTGTGTCAAGACGGACCCGATCGTAATGGGCCGAGAGGTCGCGCACCCCCAGCCTGTGAGCGGTGGCTGCGAATACCGCAAGAATGCGAGCCTCAAGGGCCAGGTGAGCGGCGTCGTGGTCCTTATGTGTCATGTGGGATAGTTCGTGCGCCAAAAAGCCCAGAATTGTACTGGCTCTACACGGCCGATGATACCACCTGCGTCGCCCGGTGGAGGGTATCTTCACGTGGGTGCGGAGATTTACGTAAAACCACGGTCCTTCCCAGGCGCACGAACCGTACTGAGACTCCTCCCTGCCAAGGGAGGTGCGATAGCCGCGGACCCGCACCAGCCTGTGAGCTGGGAAGAGTCGCTTTTTGGCTGCCGCCTCTACAAACGGGCGAAGCCACTCAAGGTTCTTGCAGTACCTGGGCATAGGTAGATCATACCCAGCCAAAGTCGTCCGTCGAGGTAGGTTGTAAGTGGTTGATCAGTGAGGCTTCTTGGGCCGTTTGCCTTTTAGGGCTATAACATGTTGATCTTCATCGCCTATCAAGCCCATTTTGGCGCGCACCCCTGACTTGCGGGCGAAACGTTCCCGCTGCCTCTGGGAGTCAAGGGTCAAGGACGTATCACTGGTCAGTACGTTGTGGCCCTTCAAGGTCAGGGAGCGAATGGCTGTGTTCATCCCCTTGCCCCGGTGCTTCTCTGACGTGAATAAGTAAGCGACAGTCGGCCGAGACGATCGGTGTAATTCTCTGGGTCGTGGTAAATAATGGACATAACAGAGGGCTGCTTTGGGCCTGTCGTCGTGAGTAATGGCGTAATGAGTCCAATGGTTGCCATCAATTTTCTCCATAGCGATGGATCGTATATCCTTATCCTTTGTGTTTCACGGTTGCCTTGTGCTCTCCCAGCTCCTCGACGTGAAATTCCGAATCGTACGCATAACTCACGAATGGAGACTTGGCCAGGTCCTCACCCTTTCTTGACTCGTTGGCTGATCTTAGTGTCGAGGGTCTCGCGCGCCACAACTTTGCCGCGCTTGAAGGTCTTCAAACCCTCGTCGAACTGCCGCGCTATGCGGGAGGCTTCTTCAGAGATGCGCCGGTGGTAGTCCTCAGAGCCTTCATCGGGACCCATCAGCGATTCTACTCCACCCGCCCCATCGGCGGGCATCTGTTGAGCTGAGGTATCGAAATGTTTCTTGTCGTCAATAGCTGAGCGACTGCGGAACGCATTGGGCTTTCTAACGCCAGCACGTCGGTCAATCTTGTCTTCCAATACCCGAGCAATGTTTTCTGCGTCAACCGCCCTGACATGAGAATGGCCATGCTCACCCAGCGTCCTGTAATCTTTCTCATCATCATAAGAGGCATTGTCAGTTAAGAACTTCTGGTGCTGACGAACGGTCCGCCCCTCAGGCGTCATCATCGCATGTGCCAATTCGTGGTCGACCCCGAAGAGGCCGCCAACTCTAAGCTTACTGCCGTGCGCCCTTGGGTACTTGTTTCCTTTTAAATCTTCATCATAATGAGCGGGATTATTCCAATACATCTGCTCCACCTTCAGGCCTAGTTTGTTAGCATACTGCTCGCGACGAGCGTCGGCTTGTGCGTGCGTGATATTGCGAGTCTTCTCGCGGACGTTTTTGGATTTCACGAAGTCACTCAGCTCGCCAGCCATGGCTCGGGAAAGAGCTGACTTCGCGCGCAGCAAGTTGAGTATCTTCTTGCTCATTTCGATTCATTACCAGGTATTCGCCCAGGTTGCTTATAACCAGGGTTCCCATTCTCCGCATACAGCCTTTCAGAGTGCCCACTAGTCTCATATGGCTCAAGGCCCAAAATGTCCCTATGGGAAAGCTTGCCCATTCTGTAGATAGAGTTGTCCAAAAGCCTTCGCTGATGCTCAGAGACATCGTGACCCTTGCCCGCCTCAAGATCCGATTTGATGTTAGTCAAAAGCTGCTTATGGGCCTCGTTGATGTCATAGTGCTCGGCCTTGTGATACAGCGCCTTGCCAGATTTGCGATCAATCGACACAGCCCCGATTGTCCAGTGCGGAGCGGAGTGTGGATGAAACAATAGATGGATGTCGTGTGTCTGGACTGGAGCGCCATGAGCCCTCAACCAATTTTGGGCCCCCACAAGAAGCATGCTGCCCTTGCGGGCGGGATGACCATGAGGAAGCTCTCTAGCGGTACTCAGATGTCACAGATCGGACTCATCGAGGTCTTTGTCGATTCGTTTGCCGGAGGTCATAGAATAGACGGCCTTGCGCAATGGTTGCGCGCACTTCGCACACGTCTGACTATCTCCTACCACCTCGACGCTGCCGCCGCAATTTTCACAGAGCGGCTGATTGTCATCTTTTTTCTCGACGTCGCCATCCCCCTGCTTGGTTCTATTGGGCTTGGTGGGCTTGAATTTCTCTTTCACGTAAGTCTTGGTCTCGATCTCTTTCTTGCCGTCGCGCACTACAGGAACCCCTTCTTTGGGAGTCTGCGTGGAGGGCAGATCGGCCAGCTTCTCCTTGGTCTTTAGGTCGTAGATCTTGGCCTTCAAAAGGTCGGACTTGGCCTGCAAGATCGCCTTCACGAGCCTGGGGCCATGGGACTGCGGGAATGCCTCATCAATCGTTCCGCCAAGCGCCCTTTTGATTCGGGCTTTGCCTTTGGCGGTAGTTTTGACCTGGTTCACTTCACGCTTAAATTCGCCAAATTCCTCGTTGTGTTTGCCAACGAGAAGATCCGCTGACGGATGTCCATGGATGCCTTCGACTTGGTCGTGCACGATCGTGACGTCATGGCCAGCATCGCGAAGTTTCTTTGCCGCAGCCATGCGGCGCGCGACGCTTGGAGCACCGGGCTCCAGCTGACGAGACAGGCGGTCGTTGTCGGCCATAACGTGCATCTTGATTTTGTGTTTACCCGGGGTGAGATGCTTCATGTAGTCATCGTGAGCAATGAGGTCTGAGCGCGTGTGGATCGTCAGATCCTTGTCTTTGTTGTCTTTCAGAATCTGCTTGCTGACGCCATACTTCAGGTCTATCCACGGGAACGGTTCGCCGCCGCCCGTGGCAACGCGCTTGCCGAGAGTCCCGCCGTGATTCACTTTGTCGGGATGCACCGGGAAAGGATGGGGTTCGTTCCAGCGCGGCTTATGGCCGGTCTTTGGATTTGAGTCGCCTTCGTGTTTGCGCCACATAATGTTTGTTGCGTCACCGCCGACATACGGCTCATCGTGGCCGTGCCACTGGTGCGTGTCAATAAAAGACAGCGCATCATGTCCTTTGAATCGCAAACGCAAAAAATCTATCGCCTCCTTGGGGGAGCGCTCCTGGGGTACGAAGTTAACCGGCCGATCTGTTTTGGTGCCGATGCCTCTCTTAGGGGTCTCAACTGAAGGCAGATCTGCAACCAGCCTCTTCGATTGGAAATCGTAAATTTTGGCCTTGGCCAGATCCTGGTAGGACATCCCCGGCTCAAGCGACTTTTTCATCTTCTGGGGCAGGTGTTTATCCATCTCGTGCATGCCTTGGTGGCCGGCGTACCAGGCGGCGTGGTGGAGGGCCGCATCGACGTGAGCCCGTTTTTTGTCATCCGGATCGCTCAGGTCGCGGGTCGGCAATTCGGCTTTGGGAGCTTGGTGCTGGGGCATCTGAGACTCGTTCTCACTTTGGTGAGAATCGGATTTCAAAAGCCCCCTAGACTTGAGCTGCCGTTTAGCTGCCTCCGCTGTGTTTGCGTGCGAGTCCTGCGCCAGCGCGTGTAGGTATTTTTCGTGTAAGGATGTGTTCCAGGCAAGGTTCCGGCGGACATCAGGGTCTGTGTCTTTCGCTAAAGTGCCTTGGTGTTTTTCGTGTAGAGACGTGTTCCGGGCAAGGTACCGGCGGACATCAGGGTCTGTGTCTTTCGCTAAAGTGCCTTGGTGTTTTTCGTGTAGAGACGTGTTCCGGGCAAGGTACCGGCGGACATTAGGGTCTGTGTCTTTCGCTAAAGTGCCTTGGTG